ATTGATTTTTTCCTGAGCATCAAGAATTGAAATCTCCGTAGACAGCATCACCATGGCACAGCGAATCCCGTGCGGATTTCCACCGCGACCTCGCCACTTCTTCCAGAACTCAGCCAAGTCAGCCAGTTCGTCCAGCCGCTCCCCAATCTGGTCTTTAACCACATCAAGTGCTTTTGGGGGGAGACAGTTCTGCGCCTGAGCAAAATCGGCTTCGGTCATGTTTTTCAAGTTTCTTTCAATCATATACGCCTTTGTAGAGCATGAAATGGTGTTTGGTGCTACACAAGCAGGTTTGTAGCGCATGCACGCTACGCAAGTGTATCAGTCACCTTGGTTAGTTCAGCAGGAATCGCCCTGATAGCGTCACTCAGCGCTTGCATCTGCTCGTGCACGTGTGGTGAGTTGAAAAGGAAGGTCTTGTCCCCCTGTTTAAACGCGGGGGGATAAAGCAGATTGTGAATCCTCGTTAGAACCTTGACAGTAAAATCGTACTGCGCCTGTGCTTGATTACGCTCAAAGGCGATGCGGTTAGCCGCCTCTTTGTATTGGTTGACAAGCGCATGAAGGTCGGATATTTCTTGATAAAGCTGGTTTTCTTCGGTAAGCGTCATGCTGCCATCCTTTCAGGAATGTTCCAGTACATACGCCGGTCGTCGCCAGAAGACTCGACCATGTTGTTATCACGCATGTAAATCAATAGCTTGTAGGTATAATCCCGCTCAAATTGCATGGCACGGGCAATGACTGCCGTGGATACAAGGTCATCCTCTTGCTGCAAATAGGCTAGGACGTTTTCAATCGCCTTGTTCCGGTTAACAATAAACTGACGCTTACGTTCTCTTGACGCCGCAGTCGACTTTTTACTGTGCCGCACACGCTCTTTTTCAGCCGCAGCCGCATCAGCCAAGCTGGCTTTTGCACACAGTTCAATTTGTTGAAGCATACTCAGCATAGCGCCCTCAGATACACATTGAAGTTTCGGCGTTCTCTGCACGCACCTTTTCAAGATTGAAGTTGTCATTACGCCAGCAGAACTCGTACAGGCTCAGTCGATGAACTGTTTCGCTTTGCGTTCCCTTATAGGCAACAATCGTGACTGCCTTCTGCGTGATCTTGGTAATCTCACCGATGTACTTCAGGTTGTAGGAGTCGTACTCCGCAGTGTCGCCCACACGAAACGTGGTCTTCTGCATCCGGTCACGGTAGATCGTGATACTGTCATCGTCGTTGAAACTAATTGCAAATCGGGTTTCTTCGGCGGGGAACTTAACCCCACCGCGAGTGCGTGCTTTGGTCATCACAGGAACAAACATGATTTACACTCCGTTGTTATTCAATGACTGTAGTATTACACAGGGAAAGTAGTTTGTCAATAGTCTCGTGAAAAAAGGTCTTCTTCAGGAACAACAAACACATGAAAGACCAAAGACCCCCCAAGCATCTGGAAAGAAGAAACATAATCACCCGCATCATCAGAAACTGTGTGCCCTGTACCGTGGATGTTGATCGTTCGGGGGACTAAAGGTGCACTAGGCTCACATAGCGCCCACAGGCATACAACACCATGCTGCTCCTGCGCTGTCAACACCTTAGCCCCTGCGGGAAGCAGGACATCCTGTGTGTCGGCAACAGTCAACGGGTATTTAAAAACTTTCCTAGTCATAGTTAACTTCCTTTTCCAATAAATTCATCGCACTCGCTTTCTGAGCACCATAGCGTGATAATAAACATGAACAGAAACACCCATACCGCAGCCAGAACAAACCCCGATGGGTTGTGTAGCCACATCAGCAAGCACTACCAAAGGGCAATCATCTAACGTGTAATGGTCAAGACTGCACTGCCCCGCCTTGCTATGAAACTCCACCTTGCAGCCACACTCAGGACACGGCACATACAGCGAGTCGAACATCCCCATGTCAGTCCCTTACGCTGATAAGCAAGCCGAGGTTTGGTTTGCCTTTGGCTATCTCAAGCCACTCGTCGTAGCCAGCGCAATAGTCAGCAAAAATGCTTGCGCCGGTATACGCCAACCAATGTGCCAGTTCTTCGGGCGTAGCAAACGCGGGGCTTTTTGGTGTCCCTTCTGATGTAGTTTCGTACATCATATAGTGTGTCTTCTCAGACTCAGGCCATTCGGGCATGTAGTTTTCTGGCTTCGGGCGAGGGCCATCGTATTCTTCGTAGGGCATCTTTCGACCTTCTTCGCTGACATACTCAGGAAACTCCCCGCGTGCCCATGCCGCCGCATCACGATCCCATTCTTCAACACGATCCGTATAGCCCTCAAGCAAGGGTTGATACCTGATTTTTCCATCAGGGTAAAAACCGTTTGTCGGATGCTTCCAGTCTGCTGGTACACGTCTTACTTCTCGGCCCATGTTACCTCCTAGTTTAAGTTTTCCAAAGCGCCTTTTGCCTTGTGGTAGATGAAGTGCTCATTGGTGTTACCCACAGAAACTCGGGGATTATCAGACAGCACCAATCTAATAGAAGCCAAAATCTCCACAGCATCAAGTAGCAGCTTGTATATTTCGTAATGGTCTTCGCTAATAACACCGTCTTGTTCCAGTGCACGCATCTTTCGATTCAATAGTTCAAGCTTAGTCATGCCATGATCCTCTTTATCCAGTGTATAGATCGGCCTATATCGGAATTATCTTCAAGACCTTCGAAATTCCATTTACCCGAGTACTTGTTAAGGGGGGCACCGACAGGTTCTATGGGTGGGACTACATCGAAGCAGGTTCGAATAGCGCCATCACAAGGACTGATCCATAATTTTCCTAGTAGTGTATCAAGACTGTAGGGGTACATCTGGCGAGCCGTCGTCTGAAGTTCGGGGATAGCTTCGATCAACGATTCAGCAATGAACGCGCTAGTCTTAGTAATTTTTCGTTTCACAGTTTCTTTCCTTTCAACCACCGTGTTGACACGCTTTCGCCTGTCCTGTAAATATGCCCTGCTTCTTCCATAGGAAGCAGCCTTCGATATGCCGTAGTCCGTGAACAACCCATCGCATTGCCTAGACCCGATGTAGTAACTCCATCATCAGTTAGGGCGTCCAGAACCTGAGCCAACCACACATCACGTGCCGCCTGTTCTTCCCGCTGTATATCCTCTTTGGGGCGATGTTTCTTGCGATAGACTATCTTTTTTCGTTCCGCTTCTTTGGCGTATTCCTCTTTTTCCTGCTGAAGCCGTGCCAAATGGGCTTGTATTGCGTCAGGTATGCTCAGCACCAAAGACGCCAACAGACTTGTATTAGAATCCGATGCACACTCACTCATGAGTAACCCTCTTTCCACAGCAGGGACAAAAATTAACAGGACATTCTTCTTCGGGGGGTGGGGAAAGCAACTCAAATCGCGCCTTGCATCGAATGGACAAAGCACTAAGCGCCTGTCGACATTTCTTTGCTGCTGCTGTATCACACGCATCTACGGCAACACGGCACGCTTCGTGAAGTGCGGGCCACTCGGCATCGTATCTGTCTCGTGCTTCTTCGGGTGTCATAGCAGTCCACGCCTAGCCAATTCAAGGCGTGCCATTTCAGTGTAAACACGCCGTCTGTTTTCCTTCTCATGCTCATAAACGCCCCACACCTGACGGTCTGTGCACGCTTCAAGGTATCCTTGGAATTCTTTTTTGTCTTGTTTAGTAACTCTCATGGCCTACCTTTCTCAATGATCTTTGCCAATTCAATCTTTGCGAAGTACAGACTTTTTTCCAAATCAGAAACCTGCTTCTGCGCCTTTACCAGTTTGTTGTCGTATGCCCATTACCTGAATCCGTAATCACTTTTCGCACTCCATTGCGTTATTCGATGCTTGCAGTGTAGTCCAATCAGCGCCGTTTGTCAAGTAGATTGTAAGCGCCACTCCGCGTCTTCCAAGATGCGCTTGTCTTCGCAATAACAAACCCCTACGCTGTGGTCACAGCCACCGCAGCTTTCGATGTACTCTCGCAGCAGAGAAACCGCTGGCTTCAGGGAGTTTTTCAAGGCTTGCAGTTCGTTGGTCTTTCTTAGTTCAATCGGCATAACCCCCCCCCTATACTAGAACGACTCGTAGAGCTTTTTGTAGTCGGACTTGCTCAGATTAATACGTGCGAACGAAAATAAAGTATCCGCCGCAAGCTCACGCCGTTGCCTGAGTTCGACAGACAGATGACCGATTTCCTCGTGGTCACGGTTGATGCGAGCGAAAATGTCAGCTAGTGAATCACAGCCTAACGCCTTAGCTGCAACAAACAAAGCTTCCCCGTGGAAGTTGTTATTCGTGTTTACCGCTATTTCTTCCAGCACAGCCTTACTTACTTTGATAGTCATAAAACCCTCCGTGGTTTTCAGTTGATGTAGTTACTTTACCACTTCTCTATACGTTTGTCAAGTTAAATCAACGGCTCCCCTGTGTAGGCACACCATGTTTTCCTTGCTCGTGCCCAACAGTTAAAGAAAACCCCTACCGAAACAGTTTGGGGGGAGCTAAGATAGCCTTCACACGCGACTTCAAAATCATGTGCTTGTATTCTCATAGGATGATCTACAGGAAGAACATCCTTGTTAGCACGATCAATCATCTTTTTTGCTAGATCAGTATCCATAATCCCCCACAATGCAATTACTTGCAGTCTACTCAAGCCGCTAAAGGTTGATGCATAAAGTACGAAACATTGAACACGCCAACACGCTGTTCTACTTTAGCATGACAAAAAACGCACAACGTAACTAGGTTGGTATCGTCGTTTGTCCCGCCCTAATTATACGGTACGATGTGGTGGCACTGTATTTCCTTCTTTTCGCAGTGCTTACCGCACAGGCGACATGACCAGTTATCTCTAGCGTAAACCTGCTTACGCACTAGATGCCAGTCATCCCCACGGTAGCACTTTCATTTTTGGGGGAGTATTGAGTCGATTCAAACAACTCACGTAAAAAAGCATCCATGGTGGGGGCGTTATCTTCAGGGAATTCTTCTACGCAGACTTCTCTAACGAGGGCATAGACTTCTCGGATACGTACTTCGTGGGCGTAGCCCTGAACACACCGACTATCTAAGGCTTTTTTTATTAGATATTTGAAGTAAAGATTCATACATTTACCCGGCCTGAACAGTAGGGGCGTAAGGTGGACGCTGTTCAAACCATTTGCCATCATGCCCACACGCGAAGTTGAACTCACGTGTTTCATTGCAACGTACCCACTCATTGCTCTCGTTCATTTCGTTGCAGATCAATGGCTGTAGTTTTGGGTTGGTGCAAACATGTGCATACTCACCCCCCGCAAAATGATTGACAAGAGACTCATGAAACTTACAATCCTTGCACGCGACACTCATAACCCTAACCTCGTTTTAGCTATTTCGAAGTAAACAGGATCATTTTCGATCCCAATACCATAGCGTCCTGTGTTTCTTGCGGCAATAAGCGTACTTCCACTCCCCACACAGGAATCCAGCACCACATCCCCCACGTTGGAGTAGGTTTTTATTAGATATTCCAAAAGTTCGGTCGGTTTTTGATGAGGGTGAACCTGCTGCTGTGCTGAGAAGTCTCGTGAGATTCTAATAATCGACCTCGGGAAGCGTGTTCCTTCGTTTTTGAATCCCTTCACAGGTTTCAATCCATACCCATGGGTATTAGACTTCCCCTCGTAGCCCTCTGGTCGGTCGGTCTGGCGTTCGTAAGGCTCCCCCACAGTCATTTGGGGGTTGTAGACGGTCTTCTTGGGAGCAAAAACCACGATGTCTTCATGAATTTGCATAGGTCGGATGTTAGCCAAGCCGGGGGAACCACATTTGTTCTTATCCCATATCAGCGTCTGCTTGTACCATTCCTGATTACTGAGGACGACTTGGGCTGTAAAAGGGTTGTTGCCGAAGATCAACACACACCCCGTAGGCTTGAGTAGTCGCTTGTAGCGCACCCACAGTTGTCTTAGAGCTATCGGGTTATCCCCACGGGCGTTTGTCGTGCCGTAGGGCAAATCCGTGAGGATTAGATCAACTGACTTCTCGGGGAGGGTGTTCATCACAGACAGGCAATCCCCCAAAAGCAAGACTTGCTCGCATGTGGGTGTGCTGTCAATAATGGGTTCGGGGATCAGTTCAGGAAAAAGATCAAAATTGTCTGGTGCAGTTAATTGCAACGGAATCCCCTTGTGGTATGTTGTGCTAGCATTATACCAGAATTTACAAATCACCCAAAAAAGTCACTTGACGCTGTAAGGATGTAATTTCAAACAAGGACATCTTATCCTTCTTCAGCCCCGTGTAGTCCATGCCCCCATTGATGTAAATGTTCTGCTTTGAACTGTCCGTCCCCACCACCGAACGTGTCGCCCAAAACCAAGCACATTGCCAACCATCAGGCCATGGTAGCAACCACTCCCACAACTGCTCTGATCCTGCCACGCCTAGCATTGTACTTGGGTACTCTGCGCCAAACTTAGTCGAACAAATAGAACTGATTGTATAAACATCAGGCTCGTGTGTCGTCACATCATGATTCCATATGTCCGTAGGTGCTTCAAACCAACCCCCCGCAATGTTCAAGGTTTCCCGCACGTTACGCAAAGGTTCTTTGGTGTAGTTGTCTATTATGGGATACAACTGATAGCGCAGATATTTAACCGTGTCGTAGCGAAGCTGCCAGTCTTCCCAATTACCCACGGGGATTCCAAAGTCCCCATCTATAGAGTCTTGCAAATCTGGAATCCATGAAGGAAAGGTGTAATAAACAAACTGCATCACCATGGCCGCATATTTATTATCGAACACAGTCTTTGTTGCTTGTACTCTACGCTCGCAAATAAAAGCTGCTTCCCTGTCGGTCAAAGGGAGAGCACAGCTATAGACATACTGCTGGCCTACAATGGATAACCCTGTCACATGCACATGAAAACAGTGCCTCTTTCCTGTCCACGGACTTCCCACAGCGGAATTGTATCCGGGTTCAAAATCATCATAACCAAGCTGATAGTCCGCACCGTGTTGATAGCCGTTGCTGTCCTGATAACCAAACAATCTTGGCGGATAAGGGTAGGAGTAGGTAATCCCCATGTAGGGACTCTCCCACGTTTTCTCCCCACTAGACCTCATGTCCACTGACGATTCATCGGCCATCTGGCGCGGGTCAATTCTATTAGAATAGAACCCTCTTGGCAGTGCCGTACTTCTTGATGTACTCCCCCAAGTGTACGACCCCAAGATCATGCACTCGTGCGGATATGCTTCTTCCGTCCTATCATCCCAACTGTCTTGAACAGTCTTAGCCGTGTTCATTGGGTTGAAAAACCGAATCCAAATCAATTCTTCATCGTCGTAAAAAACATGAACCGTAGTGTCGCTTACGGGGTACGTCTTCACCGCTGCTAAGTAGACAGGTTCAGGTGGGCCGGATGTAGACCACCCTCTTGGGAGCATGTCAAAACTGATTACAGCAGGTATTCCCGTTTCCTGATCTATCATCGGAACTTTGAACGGCTTGCTGTACTGAGAAATGTCCAAAGCGTTACCTTCCCCCACTTTTGAGATGGACGCACTCAAAGATGAAATAGAGCCGTCATAACCATTAGTGCAGTGCGCATAGTTATATTGGTGTGATGTTCCGCCATCGCCCCCTGTAATCTCAATGTGGTAGTGCTCGAAGTAGGGGTAATCATAGGGTTTAGGTAGGGGTATGTGCCAGCACACATTGTCTATCTTTTTACCCGATGCACTAAATGCCCAACCGCACTCAGTATAGGTAGCATTACGATTGGTGTAGAAGGGGGCAAGCTGCTCTGGCGTTAAAAGACGTTTAACCCAGCCTTCCAACACAGCACTGTCAATAGCAGAAGCGGGTGTATAAGGTTGTCCTGACACAGCAGGTGTGTACGTTCCACTGGGTAAATCGTAGCCTAGCGGCATGTCTTTTAGCATATCGGATAGGCTTGTCGGAACGAAGCTTTGCGTGTTACCCAACACTGGCATGCGCATGGCAAACATACCATCAGCGCTAATTCTTATTAGATACAAACGCCCTGCATCTGTCTTATAAACGCCATGTGTTTTAGCCCAAGAGAATGAATAATTCAACGACCCCAACAGCTTGTCATCTTCCGGCACAGAAGACGATTCAAAACTGTAGTCTTCCATGGCGCGGTAAACTTTGTTTGGGTCAAGTGGATGCGTGGCACTCACTTTATAGTGAATCTCCCCACACCAGCACGTTTTGCTCCCCGCTACCGTAAAGACGTGTCGATCTATCTGTATGTCTTTAGTGGGTTGGCTTTTTCTTCCATACCCCATAATCAGTTGAGCGATAACCCGCATAAACCCAGAGTACATCGTCGGCTTCATCAGACGATATTGAGAATACACTTTGGGGATAACAGTGCTCCCCGGTGGGGGTTGAACTGGATTGTTATATTGAGACTCCCACTGCTCTGGTACAGGGATGTGCAGATAAGGAACCGTGTGGAAAACAGTCATGTCGCTAGGCGGCTTCCATGGCGAAGACCCTGTGGACATGCGTCGTGATCCTGTCGAACCTATTGCCAAAATGGTGGCCGCATTAGGTGCAAATCGGTCAAGCACAGGGACAGCAACAACAGAACCGCCAACATTCACATCTTGCGTGGTTAGGTATCCGTCTAAAACAACACCCCCTTTAGGTGCCAGATTTGTACTGTCGTCATCTACGTTTGGCGTTGGTTCTCCCAAAGCAGGAACGAAATAATCGGGCAGATGAATTACCCCCACATCGCCTACCTTAATTGTCATTTGCTCATCCTATGCTAATTAGTTAAGTGGGGTCTTCCGATTCTTGAATCCGCCAAGAGAGTGTACGGCATTATGTTGGTGTGGTGTAGCCTGACACGAGCACCACTCCAAAACGGAGCATCATCGACAACAAACTCTGGCCCGATAACCTGCGGACTATGGGATGCCCATGGAGTACCAAACAAGGACGAATCAGCGCCTTGCATGTACAGCCACGTGTAGAAGCCAACGTACTGCGCCCCTTTAGGCGAACTGAACGAATTCCAAGAGGAAATCTTAATTGTCCTGTGCCTATGCTGAACTTCATGAAAACCTACTTGTGCTGGACGTGGGTACTGTCCCGGAACACTAATTGTTTTAGTACCATAATCTTGCAAAATCACGTTGGTAGCACCGTAGGTTTGGCTATCAAACGCATAGGGGTAAAAGTTCTTGCTCAACGTTCGAACGACTTCATGTAGTCCCCGCTTGTAAGTATAAAACCCTGACGGGTAAACATACTGCGGGTTATGCGACACCCTCGGTGAACCCATTATGTGAACAGCGCCCGTATTATTATCAACATAGTCGTTACTGTGCGTGTAGAGTGTGCGATGGTAGTGTTGCACTTCTGCATGCGACCCGAAAACGGGGCCGACCGTTTGTGGCTGAAATACATAGTAAGGATGATTATCATCCGATGTTGTGTGGTATGTATAGGGGGAGTAAGTCGATCCGTTCCATATCTCCCCTAACCTAACCCACTGTGCCCCCTGAACGTCATGCAACCCAAAAGCCGTGCTTACCGTATAGGAAGAAACTCGTATCCGCTTAGTGCCGCCTAAAACTACAGGAGAACCCCAACCAATCATGGACACACCCGGAGGTATCTCAATGATATTGGTTTTAACTATACTCATGCCAAAATTAGCATTATAAATTCCATATGGGTTAAGGACATTCGTGTGGACGTCGGTATTACCGAAGGGGATCACTTCACCAGACCACGGGGAGTTGGGATCAACCCAATGCTGATTGGAAACGGCACCCGCCCCCATCTGCACTACAACACGCCTAATAAATTGTGTTTCTGGGGGTTGCTGTGTTTTATCGAAACCAACGTCAGGAAGACCAACAAACATATAGTTAAGACCCCCCGGCATGATCTTGCGGGTCTTATACTCAACACGCTGCGTCCCTATAGTATTATCCTTATGCCCGTTGGCATAAACGTAGAGTCGGCCTAGCTTTACAGTAGGCACTCCATACTCGGAATACGTCACGCCTAAAACATGAATCTCTGGCGTCAGATTGTAAATCGAAAAATGGCTGACTGCGGCTGAACTCTCCATAGGGCGGGGCTGGATAATGTTGCGATGAATGGTAACTTCAGCCTTGGTAAATCTTGTCCCGCCGAAGGACTCAAGGATGATATATTTCGGAGAGAAAGAAACGTAGTTTTCCCCCATCTGTGGTGTATCGAACTTTCTAGGCTGGATATAGATCGGACTGAAGGAAAGCCAGCTTAAGCCATAGTGTGTCTGTGGGTTGTCGGTGTAAGTAGATATATACTGAGTGTTACTCCATACGCGCTGTGGGATACCAAAACGTGTCGGTAGGAACCCTGAACCCCCCAAATCGAGAATAGTCGCTTTGTTATAGACCTTGGCGTAGCCCATCCTGCGCTCAGGATCAGAATCGTCGGCGGACGCAGTAAAAGTCTTTAGGTGATACCCTACATCGGGAATGCCATCGCCATAAGCGTCTATGCCCCTGTCTTTAAGGTCTATTGGACGAGCGTTGTTGTAGATGTAGTGGTAGGAGCGTAGAAGGTCGGCTGAATCCACGCCATACATCTGCATCGTTCTATTTCTATTAGAAACATTCGGCGTTCCGTACTGATACTCTGGGCGAGTCCAAGACAGTACACTTGACGGGGTTATGTATAAATCATGCAGACGGACATAAGGCTCCCCCATAGCCAATGAATCAAAAATCTGATAGGTAATAGGTCGGGGATTGTGGTCAGCACGCGGCTCCCCAAACACCGAAGCGTTCGCCCCGCTGAAGTAAAGAACTTGGGTGTTGGTGCGTACTTCAAGAGAAGAACTAAATAATAGTGCTGAGAAGCCCTGCGGAAAGATGCTCCTGACTTTGTATTCAACCCGGTTGCCCCCGAAAACCTCTTGAACATCACTGAAGCCAACACCTGTCAAATACCGTTTGCTTAATTTAACTTCAGATGTGCCAAACAGGGACGAGTCGAAGCCATCGAAATAAAAATGGCGTATTTCAAGAGAAACGTTGCCTACCCCAAAAGTGTACGTATCCGTTGTGGTGGCTTGATAAATGTACTGGTTACGGTTATAGGCTAAGGGTACAGTAACGACACTATCGCTCGTATTTTGATACGTGCGGATAATCTGGCGCAAAGTATAGATGTAGGGGACTGAAACGACAGCCGTGCGGCCTATCCCCACAGGCTCAATGCTGTTTCCCTTACCTACCCACGGGCTAGGGATTACCGCGCTAACAAAAGGTGTGGCGTAAACGTACTTACGTAAATTATAAACCGTAGGGTCAGAAAAAACTGCACTGCTTGACCCTAGTGATACAACCTTCTTATTAAGTTGATGCAGTCCCCACTCAGCACTAGTTATACCATCAGGATAAACAAACGTAACCCATGCTACATACGGGTCTCCGTAAGCAGACGACTCCCCATCATCAAGAGCGTAGATGTACTGTAGATGCGCGACACGGGGATCACCGAAAACAACAGAATCATCGCCAATCTGATAAACGTTCCTAGCGTAGCGTGTTGTAACATCACCAAAAACAGACGAATCTACCCCAGAAGGGCGAATATCGCGTGAAATGACCCAGCTAAATATAAGCTCGTCCCCCGCTGGGGCGGTATAAGTTACCGATGTCGAAAAGCTAAAGACTAAGCCAGTAGAATTACTCACGTCATGGCCTTATATCGGATTAAGACGATCCAGAATAAGCGCGTTGTAGTTTCCTGTGGAATCCAAAGCCACGGCATAGCAGAGTTCTGGGGAGCCTATAGAGAAAGCCCCCGTAACCGGATCACTGGTCGCTGTCCCTAATAAACGGCCTGTGGCTCTTGAATGCACGTGAATAACACGGTCGCATAGTGTTGCTGACGTATCGAGCACTGTTCCAGACACCACAGACGAGCCTTCTGGGTGAGCGTATGTATGTGGGGTGAACATTTTGGCGTTGTACCTAGCTACGTTTTTAGTGATCCTCATGTCGTCTATGTAACCGGGCATGGGAAAGGAAAAAGACCCGTTGCTGTATGCCCCAATAACCGCATTGACGTTCCCGGTTGTCCCTGCGGTATAAGCCGAACCGGAACCACCCACGCCATTTTTTGTGCAAGTCGCAGCTAAAACACCATCCAGATAGGCGCGTAGGGTCACGCCATCGTATTCAAACACAACATGCTTCCAAGCGGTCACATTAAAAGCAGTAGTAGCTACTATCATGTACCCGCCTGCGCCTGCTGTACCTTGTCCAGACAAAGTGCAAGCAATGGAAACCTGTGTGGACGACGGGGAAACGTATATTTGTATAAAAGGATTGGTTCCCGCTGCATTGGTTGAAAAGTTTCCAAATAAACCCCACACAGTTGGTGGGACAGTCGACACGTTGATCCAAGTCTCCCACGTCCATGGCGTAGTACCGTCATGCATCCATGTGAATTTATCATTCAAGGTCAACCCCCCGGCTGCACCAGAGAATTTAAGGCTGGTGGTGCCGTACTTAGCCGTTACATTTGATGCCGAAGCCACGGTATTAGAATTTGTTATGGTGTAGTGCCCAGATGCATCCGTAAACGTCGTAGTTCCATGTGCTTCATTGAACGCTTCGGCAAAATAAACGTTAGACCAGTTGGGGTCAGTGCTGGAAAGCACATTAACAACTGGCGTGAAGGTTGTAGGTGTTGTCGGGTATCGGGCTGTGCCCTTGGTTACACGTAGGTCATCTATATACCCAGTCATACGGCTCGTAGTAGTGTTTGTAGCCCCCACGTACAGCGATGCTGAATAGCCAAAGCTGTACGCGGAAACACCCGCCCTATAAGCCACACCATAGCCGTCAATATAAAGAAAAAGAACATCACCCTGACGACACAAAGCCACGTGATGCCACCCGGAAACAGGAACAGACCCCCCATCATGACTCGGGGTAGTCACTCCACCTGAAGATTTGTACATGAAAGACAGCCGTCCACCATCAACACCCAGCACGAAATTATCGTTACTGGCCGCTGCCCAATTATTAGAAAATATTGAGTTGTACCCTGAAATCGTGTCAAGGTTAACCCATGCCTCAATCGTAAAGTCGCCTGTTCCGAATTGAAAGTCTACACTAGAGGCTAAGGAAATATAACTTGCGCCATCGAATCGAATACACCCCCCACCGTATTTATAGGCTACTGTATAGGGTGTAGCCGCCGTTCCCGTTGGGGTTAGCGTTCTTGCGAACGAGGACGTATCGGCTATCGTTTCTCCGTGCAGTAAAAGCTTCGTGTTAGTCCAGTAGGGGTCTCTTGTGTCATCCACAACAGCAAAGAACTCAAGCTGCTGTTGTGGTGGGGTAAATCTAGCGGAATAGCGCCCCGTCCCCTTAGTAATTCTAAGGTCTTGCATGTACCCAGTGTACTGTGAGTCAAAAAAAGTTGTGAAAGCTGCTGCTGGTGTTGTAAACGCCGCTGTGCGTAAAGCCGCGCCTTTAATAACCACTATGTCATCGAGGTACCCTGCGAAACCATAAGACGCATCTTCATTCCCGACAGTGACATTGGATGAGTTGGTCATTAGCGACCCGGTAAGTGCGCCTGAAACAACCTCAACCCCATTGATGTACCCCTTGACGAACCCGTTCGTTCTAACTACTGACACATGGTTCCACACATTCAACGTGAATACATTTGTGGCTGAAAGCAAAAAGACATCCCATGCTGTTCCATTTTTAGAACAGAGTACTTCTAGCTGCCTTGTTGGCGTCATATACACACCGAATGGGTGATAAGTGCTGGGAGATTTCGTAATTAAAGTGTGGTAGCCTGTCGCTACTGTTGGAAACGCCCACATTTCTATTGTGAAATCGCCCGCACCGAAGTCAAAATCAACGCTGTTGGGGATGGTTATAAAATCCCCAGTGCCATCAAAGTATGCTGCCGTCGTTCCAAACTTTACTTGTGTGGTTGAAAGCTTCGCATTGCCACTAGGCGTTACTGTTTTTCCTGTTACATCCGTGAATGTTGTTGAATTGTCTGCGCCGTCACAGTGCAGACCCAGCACAAGCGCTGCTGTTGATGTATAAGACCCCACCATAAAAGTTGATTGCACGTTGCCTATATTGAATGCTGCGGTTCCTGTGTAGGCAAGGACGCCATCAATAAACATATAGAGTGTTGACCCAACACGACTTACCGCTAAGTACGTCCATGCGTAAAGAGGTACTTTTTTAAGCGTACCTGTAAAGACAGTCGCTGTGGTTGGGCCAACAGAGAATTCCAGTTGCCCTGCTGCATTCACAATAAGGCGAAAGTCCATACTGGTGTTATACGCCACGCACTTATCTAATAAACAACGCACTGTGCCGTAGGTTCCGTTGTCATAGAACCATCCTTCAATCGTAAAATCGCCCGTACCGAACTGGTAGTCTGTGGGTGTGGTGGTGGATGTTAGATTACACCCGGAAGCACCAGAGAGTTTTAATGAGCTAGCACTGTACTTTGCGTTTTCTGTGGATGTAACAGCACCCACGTTACCTGTGAATACTTTTGCTGCTTTGGAATCTGTAAACACCGTGCCGTTGTTCGCCCCATCCATGCGCATGGCGAGCACCACGTTTGACCAGAATGGATCACCTGACATATAAAATCCCCAAATAAAAAAGCCAGCACGCGGCTGGCTTTATTGTACTTCCCACCACAGCATTCTAATAGTCTTTTAACGATGCAATTACTTGCAAGCGCTCTTCGGCAGTCAGCCCTTTAGCCATGTCAAGCATCTTATCAATCAACCTTACCCCGTGGGGGTCTTTTTTAGAAGAACACACAGGAACCCATAACTCTAAATTGTTGGGTGAGTTATCCGCACGATTCCCGTTTTTGTGATGAACACGTTCATTCTTTTCCAACACCCTACCCAACGAGGCACCAACGACTAAGCGATGCTGCATAACCCATACGCCTTGTCGCTTCTCTTGGATGTAGCCAGCACTGTGCACTCTAGTCGTACCATCCGGGCTAACGTCGCTCAAACCCTTTTGCCCGTTCCTATTTTTAAGCAAGGCGCATGACCTAGAGCAGTACGTCATGAACTTACCATGGGGCCGCTCAAAAGTCTTGCCGCAGGTTTATAACACACCAATAGACTTTGCAACACTTTTCAGTTTTATGCACTACTACCCAAATATCATTAAAAAGCGAGCTAAGTCATTGATTTATAACTCAAAGCCTAAAAATCTTGTTGACTCCTGTGTCCCACACCACGATTATGTCACCGCCATTCGGTGTGATGGGTAGACCTGTCGCTGCGTCGATATACGCAATCAGAGTAAAGTTGGTCAACACACCCGAACCGTCATCTTTGTACAGAAGCAAGGCTTTACCTTGGTCTGCTGAGACTACGGATGAGAATGTCAACGATGCGGCATTAGCGGCTCCTGCTACGGCAGCACGAGAAGCAAGCGTCGACCCTGCTTGAGTGTTCGGCGTAGGGGCAACAAAAGCCGTAGCAGAAACGTCAGCCAGACTGACGTGGGTACTGAAGTTGGGGGAGTACGTAGAATCAATCAAAGCACACTTAATGGTATCGCCCACCCAGTCAATTTGCTTTGTAAGAAATGCCTGACGCGCAACATCGTATAGGGTATTTGCCATGGTTATTTCCTTCTAATAAAAACTGAAAGTGAGGCTAAAGTAGGGTTACTTTTGTACTCTCAGATTCTAGCAGCAGGCAGGGCTACCTAATGATTACTTACCTTCTTTTGATCCCCGCTATCTTGTAGCGCTTTGCCCAACTCATGACAATACGATCCCCCACCCTAAAACACGGCATGCAGCCACACAAATAAAAACGACCGTTTCTATCTGCTGTGTGGTATTTCATGGAGTGGGTACCTTCTAGGCGTGTTCCCTGAAAGCGAGTTTGGTATTGACTCATCATGGCCTCTTGTTTTGGCGTCGTATCCAGAAGCGCATACTATCGCTCCCCGACACGTAGGTTCTCCGTTCTGTGATGCGTATCTTTCGATCCCCGACTCGGATGTATCCTGTGCAGTCACACAGATAGTAGCGACCTAATCTTTCTTTGGCGTGATACTTAGAGAAGTCTCTTTGAAACAACTTCTCCCCACGAAGCCGTACTCCGAACGAACTTCTTCTAAAAAGCTGGCTGTTTATGTGGGGGAACAAGAGACTCATTTGCAATTACCTTCATTGGGCGAATAAAGCGACCACACCACTAATAACACGGGCGATAATCTTCGGGTAGGCTAGCAAAAGAACAACAACCAGCGCAGCGATGGAATAAACCAAGGACTCTGCTTTGCTCAGGCTCTTGTTCAGCACCAGCAAAGCAAAAACGACGACGGCCAATAACCAAAGCACTAAAAATAGCATGGTTGATCCTTAGAAGACACACTAGCACAGTATACTATGAAGCACTAACTATAGGAGAACGCCATGAGCCATGAAATTGCCCTGATTCCGCTGCTCGAAACACTGTCCGATAGAGAGGCTATTCTCGTCGCTCACTGCAATCTTCTTACGCAGCGCCTTGAGGAAGCTTTGATGACCGACCCCATCTCTGCACAACTGTCAGAGGACGATTGGTGGGAGACTGCCCTTAAGGTGCGGGATGAAAGACTGCATAAAGAGCATGACGATCAGATCAAGCTGCTAAACAAAAAGACAGAGGAACTAGCACAGTACAACGATTACCTGCTAGAAACAAAGTATCGCTTAGAACGTGAGTTGATGCAGGAAAGAATGGCTAAACAGCCACCAAACCTACGAGTGCTCTCGAATCATCCACCATGTACAGCGGTTTGAGCAAAGACATTTTCTCCTGCTCATCGAAATTCTGTTCTGCTTCTTCAAGGGAAACAAAACGATCTTCTCCAAAAAACCAATAGCCTGCTAGTTCCCACTCTGTCCTTTGGTGTGATGCTGTGGCTATGAAATGATCGAGCATGGTGGAGATAATATACCATTGAGTCGGGCTACATTAGGCAGCGCTTTCCTGTTGTTTAGAAAAATAGCGCCGTTTCCATAGTCCCCCATAACACCGAAGCCTTTCGCACGGCAGATAATGGAGAAGGGAGTGAACTCCATGTCGAAAACCATGTCGGGATCAACCTTCCCTTTACCGGGTAATGACGGCCAAAAAAAGCACGTAAAGTCCTGACCACACAGCGTACCCGCCTTGATACGCCCTTTGTATGTTGGTCTGATCATCATGCCGCAGCCTTTGGAAAGAACGCCCTGATGTCGTTGAACACATTGCCCTTTTTGTAGTTTATCACCGCAAGGCTAAGCTCGACCGCATGAAAATTGACTTTGGGCACCATCGTTCCGTTGTAATTCACCGTGTCGCAGAGTTGGGGGTAGTCCGAGATGTTGAAATGTGTTCTGCACGGAGAAGGACGATGCTCGTAAATCGAACACTCGTTATTTATTAGAAACGTGCAGGGGACATTCAAGTAAAGACTTGCAAGTACGTCGGGATCAGTCTCCATCCCGACAACTTGAGGAACTCGTCCAATCGCATCCCCAATCAGCTTGGCTTCGTGAGAACTGATCGTCACCGCCATGTTGCAGCACATGGAACAACCCTTCTTACACGCGGAAATAGGCGCAACCAGTTCTGCGGCACGATCAACAATGAATCGAATCTGCTGGTGTTTTTTTGCAAAAGGACGCTTTGATAAAACAATGGATTTAAGCCCCCCATTCAACAGGTGGGCTAATTCATCCCCATGAGCATCCTCAAGCTTTTTGAAATTACTTGCAACAGAGGCTTCGACTTCTTCTTCGGTGGGGAGTGGTGGGATCACTGCTGGGATCACTGCGGGGATCATTGACTACCCCTACGAAGAAACTGATTCACCGCATCATTGGGATTACCCATGATATTGTGTTCTTCCATGAAACGTCTTGCATCATCTTCCAGCGTTTGAAACCAGCCCCCATCCGACTTGTCAGAATTGAAGGCATAGTCCAAGTAGCTGGCGAATTCATCGTACAGATTACGGGGGATAGGGTTGCTTCTTGTAGGCATTACAATCCTTTCTCTAATCTAAGGTTTTTACCATCACGATAGCCCTGCGAGTAAGCCGCAAGGGGATCATTACACACACCCTTACGGCCATGCCTGAGCCACAAATAAACCACGTACAGCACACCAGCAACCATGTTTACAGGCATCGGATAGCATACCGCCCAATCCCTGTAAAAATCATGCCAAGCAATACCGTACCACGGGGGGATGACATCACCGTGGGCTACATACTTTCTTATTTGAAACATGAAGTTCTTCTACCTGTTTAGCTATGATATGAAATATATTATCAGGAATCGCTGTCTCCGACCAGTCCAAAGACAGGATGAACTCAGACAATACGGCTAGTTGTTGTTTTGCTTCAATAAAAGCCTGTGGGTATGTAGTTCTGTCGGCACGTCGATTCCATGAAGGCGATACACCTACCTCAGCCTCAGCGACCTCATGCACGTCAACCGCTAGCTCTACAACATCAATACCTGTAGGCATGTCCAATACCCCTAAATTTGGGTAGACTACACCAGCAAGCTACCTACTGTAATTTTTATCCAAACGGCAAATTTCAACCTTGTCAGAAAAAATCCCCATCGCATCTTTTTCTTTACGGGTGACTATACACGGGCAAAGATCACAATATTCATTCTGACTAGCCGTTGCGTGTATGCAGGGAAATTCCGTAAGGTCTAGCAGCTTTTGTCTAGCTACACTCAAAGCCGTTTCGAGGGGATACAGCGTTATCTTCGGCACCCTGTTTTGAAATTCTTCTTCTGTCAGTAGGTACTGCATTTCTAGCCCCCTTCTTTGATCGTCTCGAACGTAATTGTTAATTTTTCTTCGCCGCTGCCCGAGTTGAGATATGCACTTTGGCTACATACAGCCACGCCACAATAGCCATGCTCCTGAGTAAGCCGCTCAACAGCAAAACGCTTAATGTCTTCCAGCACTTTGTTATCCAGCACCATCACGTCCCCAATCTCAAGCCATGTTGATCCAAAAACTTTACCGCCTTGGCCTGTGCCTCGTCTTCAGCCGTCTGTGGTGGGGCGTTAAGAACGACTTCAAGATCACTAATGAACTCGTCCACCACAAACCCCAACACAACCCGCCCCGCACCGTTCGGGTGGGTGGAGATAATGCCTATCTGCGCCGTACCCTCTTTGTTCGCCTCGGCAATACCATGGCGTAAATAAGGGAGTGCGGCTAGAAGTTTCGCCTTTGCTTCATCATACGTTTTTGACATAGTGTTACTCCTGTTTAAACCATCACACTTATTTTGCCGCATCGACTACACAGCAAAGTCTTAGGGCCGCTGCTTCCAAAGAACCAATCACCGGGCATGACGTTACCGTGTTTATGCCCAAAGAAAAGACACATTAGCCTACTCATCAACTTCTTTTTCCAATTCAAGAGCCAGTTGTTCAATGTGATACACACGCTGCGCCCATGACGGGTAACATGCTGCATGACGTGGGTGGTCATCGTTTATCTTCTGCTGTGCTTTTGCTTTTTCACGAATCCACTTAACCGCGTGCGGTTTCCATGATTCCGCTTGCGGTATTGGTGTGGGGTAACTCGGCAAAGGCATCCACAAGTCAGAGTCTTCTACTTCCGGGCAGCGATCTAGTTCATCCCTTGCCCAAAACGGTTGACACTCATCCCCACCATCATAGACATAGGTTTCATTCTGCACGACCCCATTGAAACAGACAAGACAAACTTGCCCTATTTTTGGCCTCTTGTCTTCAGCGCGTATCCAGCCCATCTAATAAAATCCTTTCCGTGGTGTCCTGCTGCCATTCAAAACCAGAGGCTCGTTACGTCGTGCAGCCAAATCACAATGAACGGCCTTGCCCTTCTCGAACCGTCGATAGTGCATCCATAGACACTCGGGACACACCAGAAAAAAATCCCCTGTCTCTACTTCAGGCACGTAAAAATCTGTTTCGCAGTGCTTGCAGAAATGGGGGGATTTATGAATCATCATCCCCGCAAACCAAAACCCCCGCAACATAAACCCGAAGGGGAACCACATCGAACTCACCGGCAAGTAGTTCTTCTTTACCTTCCCATGTATTCCACAACTCCCAACCACCGGCACAGGTGCAGGTTAGTCGCAAGGCGTAAGAATCAAAAAGGCTAAAACGATCACCCTTGTACTCAACTTCAACATCACGGTAACTTATATCCACGAAATCTACCCACGCACTAGGTCAGCACGAATCAACTGCTCTGATAGCATGCTTTTGTGCTCGTCAAATACCTGTGTTGACATGTACAGCACACCATCAATCGACTTCTGTGTGTGCACTGTGAATGTTCGTGCTGTCCGCTCAAGGCGAATATTCGCAGTCTTGACCTCAGAAGCCGCCGACACATTCAAAGGGAAAAAATACCCCTCAACAGTGAAGTCTCCCGTCCCAAAAGAGAAGTCACCTGTGTTACTTGACTCTGCGCTCATCACAATCCCTTTTCAAAACTTGTTCTCTCCATGTGCCGATGAACCCCAAGTTCTTCAGGCACTTCCTGCAAATGGCATCACAGGACGAGGTTTCATTAACGCCCCCATCATGCTTGCAGCGTCGTTGCTTCAGCCATGACTTAAACTCGAAAGCCAAAAGAATAGATACAAACACAACAACAAACACTGCCGCGAAAACCCCGCTAAACGTAATGACGACCATCATCGCTTCCCCCTAGTCTTGAACCAGTGAAAGACGTACATGGACGACACAATCCCGAATGGCCCCCCTGAAAGGTAAGCCGCGATTTCCATGCCCTGTGCATCGGGGGCGAGTTTGAACAGAACCAAGTTAGCCGTACCAATGGCAAAGCTGTTCAGGAAAGCCAGCTTCTTGTGACCATGATTCACGACGAGACTCTGAAGCCCCAGACAGAACACGAGTAGGTAGGTTGATGCAAAGAGGGCTAATGAGGCCATTTTGATCCGCTTCGTTGTTTTTGAAAATAATCCGACAGAAATACATCGGTGTTAGGGGTGGCACTGTTCGGATACTTGCGTCGTGTCGCTTCCCACAGCTTACCAAGGGAGTCATTAAAACACCCGCGATCATGCTCACGACGATCCCACGAATCGTCCAAGGGTTTCACGGGAAACAGCTTATCCTTTAGTTTTGCAAGTAATTTCAACATGGCATGTCTACCTCAGTGTATTCATCAATAAACTGATTGACCCTGTGCTTGGCGTTTTTACAGGCGAACTTCAACCCCTCAAGTTCTTCTAGCGGCCCCGCACCGCGCCAAGACAGATTGACCTTAGCCCTAACCAGCTTCTTAATCGCTTTTCTAAGCTTTTTTGCTTGTTTCGGTGTCATGTTTCTCCCTTAGCGCGTAGACTGTATTGCAAACCATGCTCCCAAGTACAGACACGAGGATCACTGTCCCCAACCATATCCAGAAGCTGCTGAAAACAAACTGAAGAACTTCAAGCATCGCTACCCCCCACCAAGGTTACACCCGCATCATTCTGAATCTTGAGCAACTTGTTCAGTCGCTCAATCTCGGCCACCGCCCATGTGCAAAACTCAGCATCCACGTAGCCCTCTAGCTCGTGCCGGGGAGCACCTTGGCGAAACAGGGGAACCTCGTCTTCATCGAACCGTGACACACAGTTTGGGCAGTGCGCAATGACGGCATCAACAAATTCTTGCGCCTGTGGGGCACCTGTTTTAGCCTCTTGAGCAAGGCACTGCTTAAATATCTCATTAATCTGTGCGGGTGTCAGGGTGTTCATGAATCCTCCTAATATTTGTGCAATCAGCTTCAATTAGCTTATGTTAATAAGCTTGCATACCATGTCGAACCGGGCTAACAACGTATCTTGGAACAGATAAGCCGTGTCCTTCGGCACAGCACACTCGTAGCGCACGCCAAAGCGCTCAAGCAGCCACGCATCGAATTCTTTCCTGAAGTCGTCGCTCACAGGGGCGTCTTTTCCTAGTTTTAACTTGGGAAACGTGTAAGTAGGTACTTCGACTATGTTGATACCAAACAACGACCGTGGGCGATCAAAAGGCTCAGGGAAATCTTTCAGCTTCTTCATAGCACCCTGTATGGTTTCAATCGTCAGAATAGAGTTGCTTACGCTAGTATCCATGCTGCCCCCAGTTCTAATAAAATTAGTTGTGCCTACCGCACCCTCTACAGATGTTGGACAGTCCGTTGTTCCATGTTAAGCACCCACCACATTTCCACGTGGCAGGTACGTAGGGTCTGTAGGTCATTCAGCACACTCAAAAGGAACCAGCTTCAAATCGTACCCATCAAAGATTCCAGTCTCCCAATCACGGGAATGATTGCACGTAAAGACTTCGTACAGCCCGTCTTTGCACTCAGCAAGGTTAATAATAGCCTCATAAGCCCTCAACGCACCCGCCCCATCCGCTTCATCTTCCAACGGATTCCAGCCGCAGGACTTCCGGCGCAAGTAGGTCAAGCTTTGTTTGAAGTGAAGCCCCCGCTTGTCTGACCACGCACTTGTGCTTAATCTAACCACGCAACGCCATGCGACTTCTTCACTTTGCTCAACGAACACCAAGTCATCCAGTAGGCTCATCACTCGCCCCAATAGCTCGCCAGAACCCAACCGGGATTCATTCCTTTGAAGGTCAGCTTGTGCAAGACGATGAACTGAAGCAATGCCCTGTAGTCTTCTTCAGACACGCTAAAATCATCAAGGGTGATTGACGTTGGGTAACCGCGAAGGGCTGTTTTAGTGGTACTTGGTATAGCGAGGACGTACCGTGGATAAGAGCCTGAACAACAATTGACTAGCCCGACAGGTAGTGGGTTGTCAGCGATTAGGGTGTCCTGTTCTTTGAAATACTGCTCAAAAAGCGGGTGATTTTCATTCATGCCTTCGAGAAAGTTGCCTTCAGCATTAAAAATCTCGACTGTTGGCTTGAACTTCAGAACTTGCCATAGCCACCATTCATCAATGTCACCTTCATAGGGGGCGGCATCCCACGGAAATTCATATTCTTCAGGAAAAACAACCCCATAGCACAAATAGGCATTCGTTGACACTGACATTATGTTTCACTCCGTTGTAGTATTGCTGAATTGTATTAGTGCGTTTTACGTTTGTCAAGCACTAAATGCTACTTGTAAAAAAATAACTAATAACGCGCCGACACCGAACACAAGAACGATAGTGACCCCCACAATCGAAAGGGGATCAATGTCCGGGCAACCCTCGGGATTCTTCTGTTCCATATTAAAGTTGTTGCAATTAATTTCAACTAATCCGCTTGTATTTCTGTAATTTACGCAAGAACCACCGCCCACCATAGAACGCGAGGTACGCCACAGGTAGTATTAGCACAAGAAATTCTACATAGTCGTATAGCCATACCTGTGCGGGGGATGGTGCGAGCAAACCAACAAAACGAAAAACACTAACCAAAAAAAGCAAAAGAAAAAGAGAAAAGAAAACAAGCAAGCTAGGCATCTTGTTTCCCCCTGTGACGTTCTACAGCCGCAGCCGCTTTGGTCGATGCAACCCGAAAAGCTTTGTCTTTATTTCCACCATGATTGAAGAAGAACTCACAGCAAGAATCCTCATCATCACGCCCCACAAGCACATAAGTATTGAACCAGATGGTCGATTGGGCTAGTACAGAATTTAGGCGTGCGGCGTCCCCATCATCAAGCAGTGGATTCCAAAATCTAGGCTCGGAATCAGGCGTGATATTGGGGAGTGAAATACCATGGACTCTGCCAGACTCTTGGTGAACATTCCCCACGATACCGATGGAACGTCCTGCAAAAATCAACAAGTCTACTTCGTGGTCGAGCATAACATCTTTCAAAAGAATCCTATGGATGGGGCGAGTGAGAACACACCCACACGCCTATTCTGTGTTTTATGCCACAGTTCATTACCGTCCTCACGTTTGCGTATTTCAAAAGCAGGAACGTACTCATTATAAAACTCAAGGCAGTCTTCTTCGCTGTCGAAATACTTATCGCCTGTTTCGGTGCTTAGTTTCACAGTCATGACGCATCCTTTCTTGATGCGTAGTACTATAGACTACCTTACAGGCACCTTACACAATCTCATCGCGTGCTATTTCCAACAGGCTGATGCAGTCGTCTAGTTCGCTTCTAGTCATTAGATCAGCCCCGCTTCAGCCATGGAAACCATTTCCATCTGACCCACGATCAGATGATCCAGAACACGAACGTCCACCAAGGCAAGTGCTGCTTTCAGGGAGTTAGTAAGGTTAACATCCGCCCCGCTCGGCTTTGCCAGCCCCGAAGGATGGTTATGGCAGAACACCACAGCGCCAGCGTTCAATGCGAGGGCTTTCTTTACAATCTCACGGGGATGTACAGAACACTGTGATAGCGTCCCGTTAAATTCAACGTCGTACTTGATCAGACCGTTCTGAACCGTAAGGTAGAACACGCCGAAGTGCTCACGTTCGAGCAAGGAATAGTTAAGCCGCAGGAAGTCCATAACCAGACTCGGGCTATCCAACACGTCCTTTGCCTTGTGCAGACGCTTCTCTAAGATACTGATTGCCTTAGCAATAATCAGATCATCACGCTATTTATCATTGGCATTCTTGTTGTCTTCTTGCCGTTGTATAGCCGCAGCAACATCAACTCTGTAAGGCGCTGGGTCTTCGTTTCTGACTTTCATTCACATTCTCCGTAATGTCTATGTTCTATGATTTGTATTATCACCTACATAATACAGTTTGTCAAGGATTATTTAGGGGTATCCTTTCTTCCCTTGAGGATGACTGTAATGCTGCTCGGGTACTGTGTTCGTTCACCCATTAGTTTTAGTGCTTCTTCTGTGGTTAGTGTTGATTTTTTGTTAACACTGTCCCCCGAACTGGTGTCGTTTGATTCCAGTGCCATGAGTAGAAGTTCTTCTTGTGTGTGGTTTGATGTGCAGGAAGGTCTACACTCCCATATACCTATTTCTCCTAGTGGGTTGACTCTTGTTAAATAGCTCCCCCGAAGTTCGCTGCCGCGTTTGTTACAGAGTCTGCATGTAGTGGACATTATGATCCCCAAAATTAGTCGTTTAATAATACTTCCACCAATGATGCAATGAGTAGCAAGACAACTACAGCTAAACCCGTCCCAAATATTAGAGTAAAGGCACACTGAACAACCCCGTTAGGATAGCTAGGGCATACTTCCATGTTTCATCCTTTAGGTGAATGGCTTGTTCCGTAGCCCATGCGCCTGACCACGGTATCAACATCGTCCTCTTCTGCACACTCACGAAGCCAGCTTGAACGTTCGTCTTGCTTGCCTTGGGCGTAGGCGCGTGTGTAGGCTTCGTTGATTGAAATCCATTGAGCGTAGTCTTCGGGAGATACTTCAGCCAAAGCATCCTCGGCCCATTCTTTTACCAAATCATTCTCTGCCGTACATATAGCCTGAACTTCATGACGACAGTGATAGTTGTTTGCGATTCGTATTAGAAGATAGTCGTACATGGCACGTGCGCCTTTTTTGAAGGCGGCTTCTTCTACTGGTGTTAATGGTTCACTTGTTAGACTCATGACTCCCCACCCTAACTTTTAACCCACAGGCCATGGCGTCGTTCGTTCCCTTGGATGTAGGGTCTGGTGCAAGTAATTGCACCACTCTCTGATAGACGCCGGAAAGACTCTCTGACCACGCCGATACTCAATCCTGTTAGCCCCACTAAATCATGGGTGGTCTTTCCTTTGTCCTTGGACATTTTGGATAGAATCAGGTCGTCATTGTCTGCTCTGCTTCTTTGTTTCTTTACGATCCCCACCAACTTCTTCTTGGCTATTTTTGGGGGAGCAATAGGCGTCGTGGGGAACAACAGAGATTCTAATAAACTTCCCATTGGTTAAGCCTCGTTCGCCTCAGCGATTAGTGCTGTCTTTGCCGCAAGATACTCGGCCTCGTTGCTCGCATAGTCACCATCAACAAAATAGCAGCCCAACTGTGCAAAGTTAGGCTTTTCGTGTTCGAGTTGAAAATCAAACCGCTTGTCCCTGTAGTTTTTAATCACATGGATTTTGGTGTGCAACATCGGCTCTATCTTTCCATAGATGATGTAGTCAATGTCATCCAGCAGCATATCATTCTTGTAGTAGAAAGGGAACTCCACGTCGATGGTTTCCGTTTGACTAACATTTTTGGTTATTTCCAGTTTCATATAATCCCCACTGTTTCATACTCACCGGGGTAAACAAAAAAGCCCCCCGGATTTCCTTCATGAGCCACAACAATACGCCCTGACCCATAAACATCTTTGACGATAACTGTCTCCCCGAGATACGCGATGTAGCCGGGGGGATGATGATCCTCACCATCATCGTAAATGTCCTTGGTCAGCTTGACTCTACAGCCTGTCGTTGGGTGCATTTAACCCCTCGCCCAATAGACGCCTTTAGGTGTTACCGACACAATGCGATGGCACCGAACCCCATCTACCCTGATTCTACAGGTATGCGCCCTGTAACGTTCCGACCACAACAAGCCTATAACGCGCTTGTCCATTCTCTCAAGGTTAGATGGGCACCCTTCAAGAATAACATCTCTGTCATGCTCAGACCGAACCACATAAACAGGGTACTTCATTCACCCACCGCACCCAAGCGTGTTTTTTCTTTCAACTCTTTAATCTCCCGGCGCATGCTTTCCATCAAGTTGGATTGGTTTTTGAACAGCGCCCACTGTTTTTTGTTCTCGCTTTCAAGGTGTGCGATACGTCGATCTACACCACCCAACTGAATCAATAACATGTCATTCACAATCTTCTCAAGCAGGTCAAGTCTATCCTTCGGACTACTCCCCATCGTACTCGGCCTCGCAACCATTGCACTTGTAATGCCTTAGCCTAGTATTGTCTGGCTTGTGGAATACGTTACAGCCGCAGTCACAGCGGAACAGGTTTCCGCGCTCTGAACGTATCGTGAACTGCTCCAACTCCCCAGCAGCCGTCCTTACGGGTTCTCGCTCATCCCGTACATGCTCAATCACTGTGTCTGGGGGTGCTGTTCTCCAATCAGGCCACTTACGCAACAGGTTCTTTTGCTGTTTCGCTACCAGCGCGGCAATGATTTCCTTTGGAGAATACCCTGCACGCCAAGCCCCATCAAGCGCAAGAATAGCCACGTCAATCCACTCGTATAAATCCGTAGGGTCAGCAAGAATCTCGTCCAACTCTTTCCTGATGTGAGAAACAATCCCATTAACCCGTGGGTCAGGGCCGAACGTGCTCTCTGACCACTCCCTTTGAAGGGCTAAGTGTGCTTCAAAGTCAAAAGGCTCACCATCACCCTGTAGAAACTCCCTACCAGCATCATTGATTATTTCAAACACGGTTTGTCTTAAGGTTTTATCAGTCATTTCTTCACCAATCTAATAAAAGGTATAACCTGAGCTTTTTTCCGCCCGTAGTAAGGCTCAGGCATAGAGCTAGGGTTTATCTTTTTTACAAACTTACGATAGTTACAGCAGTCACACGGCTTGTACGGGTAAGCGCACTTATCTTCAACATCACACGTAGAACAATGTCCGTTCATCACCTGCCTCGAATGAAATTAATTGCAACGCCCAAACAACTTCCTCATTTGTTCCTTAAAGCCTTTGGCGTCACATACATGCAGCTTACCGTGTTCAAACAGGCGATAGCCTTGACCATAAATCCCCCACGATAAACCATTTTTCCCACAATTACTACAGGTCGGTGGCTTAGGCGGATAGCCCCCACCGCTACCCTCGTGGTTATAGTCATACCCATGGTCTGCGCTCTCATAGGCGTCCACCATGTGATCCCAACAATCGCTCATGTCACGAACATTCCTCATCGAAATAACACGGCACCATACGCTGACGACCGCACTTGCTACACTCGTCAATATCCATGTCGTCTTGCTGCTTGCAGCAGTCTACGCATCGCGCAAAACCACACTTTTCCCTACGCACTTTGGGATCATGGCTTTCCTTTGGACACTTCTCAGGATCGTACTGCTCATGGAGAGAACAGCCCCCAACAATACGGGGTTCGTGACTTACGCTAGGCATGGGCGACCCTAGACTTTTTTCTTCTGTCGGTACGCTTCGGCTCCGTAAAAGAAGAAAAAAGGCTGTTGTACTCAGGAAGGTTTTTTTCCACCAACGACTTCAGGGCGGGGTAGTCATCAAGGGCAGTAAAGGTGCCTGACTGAACTGGTCTACTCGCTTGTGCCGCTACCATCAACAGGTAAGAATCCATCATCAGTGAAGTTAAATCACTGAAACCTTCTAAGCTGTTCAGATTTTCGCCCATATAAAACCTCTATGACTATGAATATGGCTACAGTATAGCCGCACTAGGCTAGTTTGTCAATAATTAAAACCCGTTGTAAAACCAATGCAGGGGCTTCTTTGCGTGAGGACTAACCTTTGTCGCATCAGCGGGGACGCTGCTGCATTGCGCGTAGGGTGATTGGGTGCACTCATAGTGGTATGCAATCCCCCAGATGTAAAAGGCGTTAAGCACAGGTCGCCCACAGTGACCACAGAACTGCCCGGTAATACATGATGTAGTCATTGCAATTTCCAATCAAACTTTAGTCGCTCGATATACGATTTTCTCTTTTGATCCCGCACTTGTTTTTGAGAACAACCCTTTTTATTCTTCCTGAAAAAATAAGGTGTCCTACAATCATCAGGGCATGTCTTTTTTTCTTCAAACGTCCTGAATACATCATACCACCGCCAATTCTTCGGCGGGGGTGCGGGGACAGGACGGCACAAAACCGATGTCGTAGGAATGCTGTACGCTGTAGTGTATTCTGAAAGTTTAGACGGCACCCTAAACGTCGCGTAGGTCATACCATTGATCAGCATTATCCTACGCTCTAGCATGGCGTAATCCATGGTGGTAGTAGTCACACCAGACGTAGGCATGCTGTGCGTACCCAAGCACGTCCCATACGTGTCCAAAGGAACCACGGCTACTTACCCACCGCTTCTGTCAGTTCCGACACATAGGCTAGTTCAGCCGCACGAGTTACCGTAACAAAAGCCCCGTAGATAGCGTCTGCTGACATGCTGTAGGACGCATCAGCCATAAGCTGTACCAGCTTTTCTCTCAACTCTTGCTCGCTCATCGTAGAGTAAGAGAATGATTTGTTTGGTCACTAAACCCAACGAAGCCCCCGACTAGGCAAACTAGCAGGATATACAGCACAAGAATAATAAACAGTGTCATGCTTTTTCCTTTCCGGCGACAATCTCCTGCCATTCGCCTGTTTCAATTAGCTGCTCTTTGGTTTTCCAATCCCCCAAGTAGCGCCTTGTACGCCCATAAACTTGTGTACCATACCACTGCTCACCGCAATATGTACAGCTACGATTAAAGGGTAGGTCTGGATCACGATAGCTCGTAGGGCGTGACTTGTTTCCGTACCAGTTCGGGCCATGCACTCCAAGAGTACACAGCGCCGATCTAATAAATAATTTAACCCCCATCACTTATCACTCCGTTGATTAGTACGAATACACTTTGCCCGTGGGAATTTCAAGATACCAAGCCTCACCATTTTTAAAGCGTGTGGCAATGTCGGCTTCGGCCTCATCATCAAACAACACCTTAGCTTTTTGAAGGTACTTCTCCGTGTGTTCAAAGGTGCCGTAACCATCGTCACCCCAAGTCGAACCCCGCTGAAAAGCTTTGTAGTGAGAAAGGGCAGCGTCTTTGACGAAGGCACGTACACAGTCTTCAGACAACTCACCGTTGTATTGAATCGCGTTATTGAGCGTTTCGAGTAGCGGCATAAACGTCAGGCCAAAGTCGTTGTCACCCAAAACAATGGCGATTGTACGCATCTTTTTCTTTTCAGTAACCGAATCCAGTCTTGACATTTTGTAGCCACTCCGTTTATTAATTAAGTACAGTATCCCACAACTCACCACGTTTGTCAAGAGAAATCAGCCATAGTGCTCTGCTACCAGTTCCAGCACTCTGGCGCACTGTTCGAGATTCATCATCCCAATATGGCACTCGGCTACTGTTAAGTCCATGTGGTCTGCCAGCCAGAGATAAGCAAAACTTCGTGTGTTCTTCCCCTCTTTCCACACAGGATCAAAAGCATGGTGGGCTTTCATTCGAGCTATGCGAAGTTCTCTATTTGCCAGTTTTCCTAGCGGCTCTGTGCCATCGTAACCCATCGCGTAATTTTCTTTGTGGCACCCCACATAAGCGCTACAGTCACGACAAAACCAGAAATTGAGGGAATGCAGGTCAGGGCGGTGGGGATAAATAACATCACCCGCTACCAATACTGCACGAGTTATACAGTAGGGGCATAAGACCTTCTTCTCTTTTTCGCGTTCTAATTTTTCTTCTCGCTTAATCCTTTGTACTGTGTCCTTCTTTTTGTACAACCGCTTGTGCCGCATCACCACCCCACGTTAATGTAAATTTTGGAAGTACGAACAAAGTGCAAGCCAATGCCAACGCCGCTAGGACAAGACCTTTCCTAGTCTGCACTCTACCCAACAAATAGGCTCCTGCTGACAGCCAGACTAAATAAAGCATAAACTTAGCTACAATGTCCATCGCAAAACCCGGTGTAAGGTGCTCCCCGTTCCTGTAGTTTCCCGCCACAGATTCACCTTTCGAAAAAGGCTACGCACGGGGAGCGGAAAGATTAATCCAGATGATTAACTTCGTAGCCGTGAAGGGCGTCCTCAATCCCACAATCAAAGTCATCGTAGTCAAATGGGTTTTCGGCCATAGCCCTTAACGCATTCATAGCAGATGCCTTATCGCTACTGTCCCGCAGCACGCTATTAGCGAATTTTTTTCCGATTACGTATTTGTCGTGTGGATCACTGAAGGTTTGCCTGTAGCGGATGTATATCCCGACTTGTAGCACCAGAAAGGAAACCAGAAAAAGCCACCCATAAACGTTCACAGCGTTGCATCCTGAGCCAGTTCATCGGAGATTTCCCCGTCACGATGCAAGCACTCAACGTAGCCACACCACGCCATGCGAACGTCCACAGGGTAATCGTTCTGCGTTTTACCCTTCACCCTTTGGTAGTGATGAGACTCCCAAAAGGAATCTCGTAGATGCCTCAAACTCTTAATTGCCATATAACCCCCCTTGTTAAGAATCCCAATCAGCTATGTTGAGTAGCCAATTCAATTAGTAGTAAAACAACGATCTACAGACCACTTAAGGTTAGTTAGTCTGTTGTGCGTCTTATCATAGGGCAGGTTCAATTCCTCACACCACGCAGACAAGCACTGTGATCTACCATCATACTGCACCAATATATTCGCTCTAGTGTTTCGGCCCTGTGTCTTACGAGAAGCCCATTCACAATTTTCCGGGCTGTAACCCTTAGTATTGTCTATCCGCTCTAGTGACATGCCTACTGGCTTCTCGCCCATATCAGCGTAAAACTTATCGAAGTTATGCCACTCGCTGCACACATCAATACCGCGACCACCATAATTTACGTACTGCTTGCCCTCTTTGCGGTAGCACCTGTCTTTCATAGTACACCATACATAGTATGTTTTTGTTTTTGATCTACCGTGCTTAAAAGTGGGGCTTCTTACGCCCACTACATCAGAACGAGAACAACCACACGACTTTGTTCCCCCATTAACCAAATTACCTGTCCGTACAACAATAGATTTACCACAAGAACAAGTGCAGTTCCACCACCACCGCTTACCGTCGTAAAGCGGATCACCAATAACGGTGAGTCGTCCGAAAACTAAACCAGATAGGTCGGCTCTTTTTTTCAAAATAGCACCATCAATCGTCCCACTCGGCTATCTTTAACAGCCAGTCATGCTGCTTATCGCTTAGAAATAGGCCAGCCCCCCACTTTTTGTGGTTTTCAATCAGCGACTTAACGAATTCTTCAGCTACGTCACTATCCGCTGCCATACGGGCTTCTTCAAGCAGGTCTTCGAAGTCATTGTTCCCCTTGTACTGCTTGTAGTCACTCAGTTTTTTACTCACTGTGATCCCCCAACAGTATTACCAAATGACGATGCTTTTTAAGCTGTGATTCAAGGTATCGCAGCCGCTTTTCCATAGCCGCTTTGGCTTCAATGAACCGCTTTTCTGCTCGAACAACAGCGTTACCGTTTCCTTGGTCTGATTCCCAACCCCAAGTCATAGCAGTGGAACAAAGTTCGTCCACGGCTAGCCTAGACGCCGGATTCAACTTTTTCTTAGCACTCATTCCTCGTACTCCAAAAATGCCGTGGTGACGCTACGATCCCCCGACGTGGTTATTCGTATCTCGTGTCCGCCCAAAAGAAACTTTGACTGAACAGGCTCATCGTTCTTCAAGCGCAACTCGTTAGCGTAGGCTTCTTCCCGTGTCACGTAGCCCCAATCGCCTTGCTGATGACAGTCAAACAGGAAATTCAACTCAGAAAGACGACCCCACGACTCACGCAACAGCGCCGTAACACCCGCAGAGGATGCTACCCTACCCGATGTGAACTTCTTGTACGCAATCGCCACAGCACACTCCGTTGCAAGTAATTTCAATCATAGAATCCGTGACAACCATCAGAGTTTTTGAACTCAGTGAAATTAAGCAGCATCTCTACCCATAAACCATCGTTACCATCGGGCATATTGAGAGGGAAACCTTCTGGGTTTTCCATGTTCTTTTTAGTCCACCACGCCTTAAACTCAAGAAGAATTTTTCTCTGCTCATCAACAAACTCACATAATGTTTGTGCCATCAAGAATCTCCGTATTCAATACGCACTAGGTTACTACAAGCACCACACTTTGTCAAGTTATAGGCTTACCGTTTTTGGTAGCGAACAAAGAAACCTTGGTGGTGTAGGGTGATGCGGGTGTGTTCTCAGGCTTTGGAACAACAGGCTCAAACGCAACCCCGACAGGAATGTCCACTGTGATAGGGGGGAGCGGGGTTGACACAGTACCGGAATCCACTTTGTAGCATGCCTTTAACAGCGCCAATTCTTCCGAGAGGCGCTTGTTCTCTTTAGCTAAGGCGGCATTTTCAGCCTTCAGCTTTTTGTTGTAGGCATACGACTCGTAGGATTGGGCGTCCTTAGCCACCTTCTTGACCGCTTCAAGTTGTTCATCCGTGAGAACGGTAAGGGGCTTCTCAGGCGTTATTAGAAAGCTTCCACTATCCCAGTCTATGCCGCGCATAACGGACTTAACCTCGACCGTTGGTGTGGCTCCCAAGCCCCCCGGAGAACAAACTTTGATGCGTACTTTCAGGTCGCCAGCCCGTGTGCCAGAGAATGTATTTACTCTTTTCATGCGCTCTAAAAAGTCACCAAAATCCATGAAAATCTCCCTAAAAAATGTGGGGTAAAAATATGGGGTAAAACTACCCTAAAACATACGTTTTATGGGGTAGATTTTACTGCGTGTGAATCCCTCATATGGTCGGATAAACCAACTATCTTCACCCGCTTACCGCATTGAGGACAAGCTGTTTTCTTATCACGGTTATGCGCATGCGTAGCAGCACGTATTGCGTCCACACGCTGTTCTTTTCGGCAGGATGAGCACCGACGAGGGTAACCAACCTCACCGCCCATATACACGCCGCAGCCCTCACAGAGAGTGCCATCTAGCATCATGTCAGCCACATCACCCATTAATCTGTTCCTTTCGAAAGGTCAAGGTTATCAGCAAAATCCTGTATAGATTCATCTTCGCTAAGCGTTGCAGAAACCATCTTGGCGTTGGCGTCCAGCTTCTTCCAATAGGCCAGTGAACGCTCTACACTCGGCTTGTCGCGTGACAGCACAGGCCAGTTACCGTTGCTAAGCTTGACAATGAATACTTTATTAGAATCGGTTGTCAAAGTACAGTTCCTAAAGAAAAAACCACCAAGGCTCATGTTGGTGGGGTGCTGCGTCTACAGGCCATTCGCCGCCTTGCCTCACTGTGAAGACTTAAAACCCTTTTCATTTAATCATCTCTCTGTTTACCGTTTTGATGTTTTCCTGTTGGTACCAGCCCCTGTATTTGAATAGCGTGTTTACCAGAATCTCTGAGTCCAGTTCATTACGCTTACAAGCGGGTTTTTGGTTTCGTTCTCCTATGGGGAATCATCACGACGTTACTTGCAGGGGACTCCCCGATCCACTTATCCCGCAAGGTATAAGGTCGACCACACCTAACCGTCAGCATTCTGCTTACCCCACACGGGTCAGGTGTGGGTGATAGGTTTTGGCACCCTGCCGCGCTTCATCGGGTAATTACCCTCCACGTACTCGGCACTACTCCACGGTACTATCAGTTTTCTTACCGCTGTTCGTGTTCTTTGCAAAAGTCAAACACAGCCTTACGCTTCGCCTTCCACAGACCAGAAAAAAAATCAGACGCCGCTCCGTCTAAATGCACGTTATAGCCGTAGTGCCACAAGGTACGATCATTTAACCAGTAATTAGCCACCCGTTCCAGCGTGCTATACTTCACACCATAAGCGGGGTCACCATACCTCCAATTCTTCATAGGGTACTGTGGGCACTGGGAAGCAGCCGCTACACAGTAATCATGCAGTTGTTTCGGTGTCATCTGGCTTCTTATTCCTTATTCGATGTGTTTAGACTATACCAAGCAGCCCAATTTGTCAATAGTCTATCGGCTTGCCGACAGATAAGTTGTTAGACAGGTCATCGGAAAACACACGATCAACACCGCTGCGAAGCCTGTTTCGTGCATCAGAGCCGCCCATAGAATACGCTTTGAGCAAAATGTTGTTCACATCAATCGCCTGTGTAAACTTTTGCAGCGGCACCGTAATCTTTTCACGACCACAGGTATAGGTCGCCACGCCACCGGGGCTATCAGTCTCACCTTCCCAAGAAAACGTTGGAATCATTGCGCTTCTTCCTTAAGTATAAAGCCACTGGCCGCATCAGAAGCCGCAGTGTAAGCCTCGTCACTCACGTAACTCAAATCACCATAACCGCTCAGGCTGTAGCCGATCAACTGAGCGAACTGCTGACGGTCTTCGTCGCTAAAGTTCTGCACGGCCAGATGGTTCATGTCGATCCCCCCGTTATCTAATAAATAACTGACGATCTTGTTTGACTTAAAACGTAGAACACCGTGACCGTCCTTTTCCAAGGGCTGTATTGTGTGATTCATGCTTGCTGCTCCTATCGTGAAACCCTGACGCGAGCATCAGGATTAGCAATACAGGCTTTCAAGTACTCCGAAACAAAGGCTACCAGACCATCGTAATCGCCCCAACCGTTGATCGGGTTCATCGCCTTAAATCGCTCGGGGTCTTCTATCAGCTTGTACAGACCATCCGTAAGCAGCGGGATAAGTTCTTTTGCTCTCGTTAAGCCAACTTCATCGGGACGCCAAAGGGCGAAATACAACCCCGCCTCTTTTGCCATCACATTCAAGTTGTGCGTGATGTTATCGCTATAGACCTCGCATGGCTCAACTTTTTCCAAATAAACATCAAGACTCATACTGCACCTTCCTCTAGTTGTTCGAGTCGATAATCAACTACGTACTCAATGCTCAGTGATCCCCCGTTGAGAAGTTTTTCCATTGCCACGGAATTTTCCTCGTTGAATTCTTTTTGCTCTGGATAGATAACAGCACGTAGCTGTTTTTTATCCGGCTTGTTAACCCACCACGCTTCAAGGTTGTTTGGTGGTTGATCGTAGTCACACGACACACTGAACAACGCCCATATTTTCATTCTGACGCACCCCTATTCACCAAAGACTTAATCGTATCCGCCAGCGCCTTAAGTCCTTCAGGACTATCCACATGGTAGCTCCCACATGCCAGACCATCAAACCAGAAACGCGGCCCTCGACATGCACAGTCGCCAGCAGCACGCACAACAGTACCGTGATCTTCCTGTAAACGCTCTGCCGCAGCAAGCTCAATGCCGGGGCCACTGCACATCCAGTAATACCACGCACGCTTAAACTCCCAACCGTGTAGAACGCCCATAACGGACGTTTTCACTTCTCCACTACCCCTGCGCAGCATGTCAGCCATGTACTCAGGCGGCTTTCCGTCAGCCTCTTGTAGCGTAGGAATCCCCGCTGCTTTCAGTTCTCCCCGAAGAATATCATCGGTGTCAGCGTGATCCCCCGCCTTGTTAGGAAACATCAGCATGATCCTAGCCCTTCTGTTGAATAGACAACACCCCCACGGATAATTCCGTGGAACTCTTTGCCAGTTTTGATTGTTATTGGAAGCCATGCCAACTTCTTGGTCAGGCGAAAGAACCCCGTAACACCACCAGACTGTCTGATGTAGATTTGATTCCTGTTCAACCACACAGGCTTGCAATTACCTTCAAAACCCGGAACTACACTCGTAAGCATCGCTACCCCCCCCCTACCGAACAAGATCAACAACATCCCCGAAATACTTATCGAAGGTATTGACCAAATTATCGTAATCACTGCTCATCATTTCGGCAAGAATAGGCTTTGCGTCCATATTCAACTGCCGTGAAAAACGGCTAGCCTGATTCATAAGAACGAACGCATTACCGTCTTGACCCCGAAGGTCAATATGAGGCTTTCCTGCGTAAGCAACAATGCTCATGATATAGCCTTTCCCCCCGCAGCTTTAATCGCTGCTTTAACAGCTTCCAGAACGGAAGCATCGCACTCGACAACCAACGAAACCGTGTCTTGCTTTTTCAGCCATCGCTTCAACGCCGCACCAAAGTCGACAACCGCAGCACCGTCAGCATTGATGATCCAGCCAGAAGACACCACGACAACAGCGGCGTCTTGGACTTCCGCAAGGTCAATGTCGCCTTCGTCAAGCTTTCCGTCCACCGTAATAACGGTATCATCGTGATAATAACCGTCAAGCCATACGGATGGATCATCATAAAACTTCTTGAACAACGATCCTGTCGTCTTAACACTCATTGCACACCCTTTCATCATGTAAGCTATAAAGCCGTTCGATTTGTTTTCCCTGCGGGTACTGAACCAAGGAAAACTCACACGTTTGGGTTATGGGTCTGCGCTTAACACCTAGCGCACCGTAGGGTAATAGGTCAACATAATCACCGCAGACGTTGACCACCAAATAGAAGTCGGCTTCGTCGTTTGACGCCAGCACAACGTATGATCCAAGTACAGGTGGGTTTTTCATGCTGCCAACTGCTTCTTGGTTGCCAGTTGAACAAGGCTTATGTCGCACGTGTAGCCACGCTGCTTGACGTTGGCAGGAATATTAGAGTCGATGATGGTCACATTACGCCCATCAACACCCGTCACTACAAAGATCGTCGCTTCTGGATTCTTGTTGAGAACCACGTAATCATCGACTTTCGGATTCTTTTTCATTCATCACTCCATTGATTAAGAGACTACAGTGTATCACAACCCTGTTAGTTTGTCAAGTATTCTAGTGGTGTTGGCTCCCATCGGGCACGCATCTTATCAATAACTTCAGAGGGAACACCGTGCACATTAGGGTACTCGCCAAGAGCCTCAACAACACGCACAGTAACGTCCAAACACGCAACCATACGAAAGTAGGGTTCCATTTCCCACAGGCGCGTGAAAGTGTTACTGACCACCACGTTATCCCCGCATAGCAAAGCCTTATGCGTCTTTTCTTGGCATTGCTGGTGTGCCGCACCTGCCAGAGCGGGGTCATAGCGGTAAACACCATCGACCACAAAAAACTGATCCGCCTCAAAATGCCGGTAGCCTGTCATTGACTTAGCTAGCGTCGACTTCCCGCTCCCCGGCAAACCTCGAATAAGCACAAGGTACGAACTCATTTTTCAACCTTAAGTCTAATCGACACGTAGAAGTAACTGTCTTCCCACTTCTTCGGCACCGTGGGTCGCTTTTTCATGCGTGCCCCGCGTCCTGTGGGGAGTTTTTCAAGCACCTTCTTCAAATCATCATCGGCGCATGACCATGCCTGTTCCTGAGCGTTCTCATAGGCTTCCGATGCAGAGTTTCCAATCCCCGTAAAGCAGTAGTCGTAGCTGGAAAACGCTGTTCCGCAGCCTTGAAAGTACTGTTCGTTGTGGATTCCGTGGTTGATGATTTCAAAATTCTTGGTTTTCATACGAATCCTTCTTCCGTGAGAAGGTACTTTGCCAGATTGATTATCCGACGCGCACCGTCATCACGACCGCGCATCAGTTCATGTTGCGCATCAGACAAGAGGTTAACAACGACTTCCTTGCCACCCAAAGTCGTATAGGTTCTGCTGGCCCTCGCTTGGGCAACAAAGGCATGAATGTCCTCAAGACCAAACATCTGAAGACTTTTTTCTTTTCTGGTTTGTTCAGCCATTTAAATCACTCCGTTGATTAAAGTTTGTTTCGTTCCGCTTCAAGGTCTGCAAGAACTTGAGCGATCAATTTTTTTGCTACTGAGTCATGATACGCTTGATTAACGCTGTCGTCTTCCCTTGAGTGTATGCTAGGTAGCATGAAAGGGTCAGTTTTACCGTAGGACTTCATGCTCCCGCTTGGTAATTGTTCAGGGGCGTCAATATTGTATCCGCACAAAGCTTCCAGCAAGAACCCTTGGTTAAACCCATGGAACGCTGCATCGCCAAGCTTGTTTACAGTTCGGCTAGTGCGAGTCTGATAAATCGCAGTGTCGCACTTGGGGTAGCTCATTTAAATCACTCCGTTGATTAAGTACAGTCAGTATCTCACAAACCCCACAGTTTGTCAATGTGTCTGTGGAAATAAACCTTCACCTTACTTACTGCTGCGGGGGTTGCTGCTGTGCTTTCGTCTTGATGATCAAAAGGTGCAGCGGGATCGTAATGAACAACGCTGGAAAGAAAAAGATGAAAGCAACAATATGTAGAATCCACATCATGATAGTTCTCCTGCTGTATGTAGTTACTACACGGTAGATCACCTAAGATAGTTTGTCAAGGTAAATTGCAATTACTTTCAATCAGGCAAACGACAGGCGAAAAAAAAAAGCCCCCACCCCGAAGGGCAGAGGCTCTTTCATGACATAAACACCCGAGAGTGCTTAGGGACTTTCGCAAGCAAGAATTGCATTTGATCCGCCAGAATGTTGCGGTTGGCTAGGATCAGCGCTTCGTTGTTGCAGGGAACATAAGGCAAGTACAGAAGAACCATGCCGCATTCTTCAAGAAGCTTGTTGTCCTTTCGGTTGTTACACTTCTTGCAGGACGTTACGCAATTCATGAAGGTGTTCTTCCCACCACGCGACACAGGAACAACATGATCCCGCGTCAGCTTACTTGGTTGAAACACATCCCCACAGTAAGCACAGGTATGGCGATCCCTACCGAACAGTGCCCGGTTGTTAAGCCGAACGATCTTGCGGGACTTGGCGTACACACCCTTCAACGCCATGATTGAAGGAATGGAGATAAACGAACGGTTGCCGGAAATGCGGTTGATTCCACCAAAATGGTCGGTCAAATCCCCCGTAGCCCACGCAACTTGATTCTTGCAGTGGGCAATCGCGGCGTCCTCCCACGTATCCCATCTGAGTGGGGTACCGGCTCCGTCTAGGGTTAAAACAAGCGCACTCACAGCACACATCCTTTCTAATAAAATTGGGACAATTCCCGTAGGTTAACACAAATAGAGCTACTTGACCAAGGCGTAGTCCTTGGTAATCACTCCCAACTCAGGGTTCCCCACAATACAGGGCGTAACCCAAACCCTTTTGCTCAAAAAGAAGCTTTGATGATTTCAGTGCGATCAGCGGAACTTGGTGGTGCTTGGTGTACATGCAGTGAGCGCCCATAACCTCATCTGTGTGTCCTTCCGTTCGGGGGATCATGGAGAACCCATCCGTAGTAATCCACTTACCCATGTCGTCAAAATACAATACGGGTAGGATCATGATCCCAGAGAACTCAACACCACCCTTGCCCATGTCATCCGCCCCTGCGGTATGCTCCCTTACAATGACGATGCGCTTTGTACAATACCCGCCCCCTTCGGGGGATTTTGGGTCACTCAAATCATGAAGTGTTTTTGGAAAGGCATACTCTAAAATTATTTCAGGGTACGGCAAGTGGAGTATTTCATCATCCACTTTCAGGGCTTCTTGCTTGTTCTCAAAATACAGCCCCGCATCGGGCATCATGAACCGTGGCGCTGATTTTAGTGCGTCCAGTATCCCGTACTGCTTAAACCCAAAAGCGTCTTCTACCTGCTGCATGCGATCTTTTGTACCAGCCACTTTTAGCAGCTTGGTAAACATGTCAAGGGCTTCATCAGCGTACTTCAGCGGTTTCATTCCACACTCCGTTACACTACGCGCCCTTGGTAGGAATCGAACCTACAGCTTCGGTATCGGAAACCAAAGCCCTATCCACTGGCAAGGGCAAAACATGGTGCGGGGTGCAGGACTCAAACCTGCATCGAACTCTTTGTAGGAGAGGCGGCTAATCTTTCACCCAACCCCGCATAAAACTGGCACCCCCTATACGCATCGAACGTATCATAGCGGTTTCGTAGACCACAAGCCTTCCATTGGAGGGGGTAATGATTCTAATAAAACTGGTCGTGGTGGGAGAATTCGAATCTCCGTGGTACTCCGTATGAAAGAGTTGCATAGCCTCTCTGCCACACCACGAGTGTTATTCTTTAAATTGTGATAATCCTTTTTCGTGCAGGGCGTCCACAGCCTTCTTGGCGTCATCCAACGTCCCTCGCGTACTCCAATACTGCGTCTTAGCCCAATCGCTTGATGCTTCCCCTGTCTTTGGGTTAATCAAGGTCTTGTGATCTTCTGGGTGAAGCAGTTCGTACTTAGGAACATCCAGCTTCTTATTCTGATAACCCGTCTGCTTCCCGCCCACGAACTTAGGAACCTTTGTGCTGCTTTGCGAAACCGAAGTGTAAATCCTGTGGCCGCGATATAACTCACCTACGGCGTGCGGCCCTGACCCCGGCCCACCTTTCAGAATTTTAGCAAACATAGCTCACCCCGCATAAAACACAACTCTAACACAGAGGCAATCTTCCGAAAATTGCAATTACTTTCAATTTCTAATGATTAGCGTCTGACACGTTAATCAAATAAAAGTCAGGGTTAATCCCGCGCCGAACAGCCACGAATTTCAACTTGTGGTACTCCTGCTCTGTTGCGAGCACCCCATCAACAAAGTAGCTAATAGGGGTTGTCGATGAATCCATAACTAGGTGTACCCACTTCTGCGTATTCTCAAGCATAACTATTCCCCCGGCAAGACTACAATCACTTTCAATACCCCGACTCGCCCATGTCGGCAAACTTAGCACACAGTTCAGCAGCACCTTTTTCAATCTCAACAATCTCATCCTCAGTCAAAGGAATAATCGCGGGGGCTTTAGCTCGGAACGTCAACCACAACCCAAAGAAGTTCTCTGTACACCAATCTCGTGCAGCTTCATCCCACTCAGAAAACCACGCCACAATCTGCCCATCAACAATAACAGCAGTTCCTACTTTTTCGTTAGCGGTTTCCATAAGACCCCCAATAAGGTGTAGGTACAGGCACCGGGGCGAATCCCGTTAGCTTCAAGTCAGGCAGGACTGCGGTTTCCCGTTCTCCCTTTCCTGTGGCTTGCCATCACGCCCCATGCTCGGGTGTTACCCGTGAGACTGGCTTTTTGCCTTGACGTTTCCTGTAACCTACTTTGGTGGGCACTGATCAGCTAGTGCACTAGCTACGGAAGACGCTGCGGATAGCTATTTTAAGCCGACTAAATCGGTCGCTACCAGCCAGCCAGCGCCCAACTCTGACCGTGTTACCAGTGCCCACCAAGGTAGGTAGTGAGTGGTCTGACGATCAGACCGTACCGCTGCCGCGTGTTATCACGCAGTACAAGGTAGCACTCACTTTGATGGAGTCTAACTGTCACCTTGGATGCTGGCCCCACATCGACACCTAAGCCAGACCCCATCAAGGTAAATCCTAACTTATTCTATCCGTCTTTGGGGCAGGAAGATAGTCTTCTTTACCCATCGACAGGGCTTGCTTGCTGCCGTGCCTGAAAGCACGCTCAGCTTTCTTCAACATGGTCTTACCCGGCTTTGTTCTCTTGCCATACGTGCATTGTACGCATGAACACGATTTCGGTGTTGCTTTCATAATAACTCCACATAGTATGCTCTTAGCGGGGGTGCAGGGACTTGAACCCTTCGTCATCTATAAGGATGCCTCCCGATAGCATAGTCTCGTTTCGTCCTGCTTTGTCTGAGCCTTCCATGGTGCCCATTCATTGCAGTGAGACCACCCCTGCTAAAAACACACACTTCGCGTTGCACTGTTCTATGTTCTAAGGGAACGGTACCATCCCCAAAGCTGCATCTTTCGTTTCCTTGTGCGCTCGTATCGTCCGTCGACAATCAACCCCACACAGCTTGCTTACTCGACAATGCCCCTCGAAGTAGGTGGTAAGGGTTAGATTCTGTTGTCAGAATAATCAACAAAAGGTAAAATACCTTATGACCTCACCTAAAATACTACCATACGTGTACCAATGCACCAACAGAGAAACACAAGAATTTTATATCGGTGTCAGGTGGGCTAATAAAGTACCCGCCCTTGAAGACCTTGGGCACATTTATAAAACCTCGTCTAAGCTAGTAAAACCCCGATTCAAGTTGTTCGACTACAAAGTTATTGCTGAGTTTCCCAATAAAGAAGCTGCGTTTGAATATGAACAATCCCTTATACGCGAAACTTATGCGTCTAAACAAAGCCTCAATATAGCCGTCCAGCCCGTGCTATTTAGCACTATGAACAAACGAGCCGCTGGAATACTCGGGTCTGGTGCCTTGTGGAAAAAAACTAGGGATGACCCGTCTTTCAAAGACTACATCACAACTAAACGAAAAGAACAATCGGCTTCTGGTAACAACCCCATGCAGGGTAAAAAACAACGTAGGGTTAGCTGCCTTATCTGCCGTAAAGAAATGGCGTTTAATTTTTTTATGGGTGACCATAAAAAGTACTGCCCACTTTCTGTTGCCAAGCCCCCTACAAAGTAGGTTTGGTGGGCAAACTCCGTAACGGCTAAGCCGCTACACGATACTGCGAGTCGTTTGCAGTTAAAGTTTTGCGCTGCTTAGGGCAGTCACCTATCCTGCTGCCACCATCTTATCCACGCCCCGTCGAAACTGTGTCGCCCCCATTAAGCAAAGCCCTTTGCAAGACCCTGTTTGGTGGAGGCGGCGGGTTCTGCCCCCGCGTCCGAAACGCTTACCGTCAAGTAGAATTACAGCAATTATCAAGTCTGCTCTACCGTTGCCGGATTTCCAGCCATAGGGGTATGGAACCTGTGACAACCTCAATACAGACCTGACTTTAGTAAGTGCAGTACCGCATCAACTGTTTCGACCATGACACGACCTTGCTGCCAACCAGAACCCGAACCGTTCCGATGCACTGCACTGACTAAAACTTGGAGCGGGTGAAGAGACTCGAACTCTCATACGTCTTTCGACTGCTTGCTTGGAAGGCAAGTGCACACCTTTGTACCACACCCGCAAAAATACTTAGGCGGGGCTATCCAGACTCCCCTACAGAACTAGACCCGCGCCCTACGGGACTTCAAACGCCCTGTAACGAATATGCCCCGCCTAAATACTCTTTGAACGGCAGTTTTCGGTAGTGGCAGCACCGCCCCTAGTGCCACCTAGTTCCGAGGGCTTAACGGTAGAATCGTCTACCAGTGCGTTACTAAAAACTGTCGATCAAAAAGTACCCTAGTGCTACGGAAAACCTTTTCGGGGGGAATCGAACCCGCCGTCGTGTCTGGTATGTCACATATCTTGCCACTGGACTACGAAAAGGTTTTCAAAGAAAAGTATGATACAGCAGGTTAAAACATTTGTCAAGCCTTTTTTGTCTTAGCCGCTTCGATGTTTGATTTCTTCACGACTTCAGCCAAGGCTTCAAGATTGTCGGTCTTAACCAGAAGCGTCCGTGTAGTCTTAGTCAGGCTTGGGGCTTCTTCATAAGCATAACCAAACTGACGAAGGTTGCGATCAAAAATCTCGTACTTCCATGAATCAATAACGATAGCGGCTTTCATTGATCCCACCCTATTGATTTGCTTGCGGCCACAGCGGCATCTGGATAAGCATCCCGCAAAGCAAACAGCCTGTTTGAGAAATACTCACCCGATTCATCCTGAAACAGTTCGTAGCCAATTGGGTAAAACCGCCACTGGGCTAGCATGTCAATGTAGCTCATGCTGTCAATCTTGTTTTTTAATTCGTCAGTCAGTTTCATAAATATCCGTTAGGTGCAAGGGGCAGGATTCGAACCTGCGATTACACTCACTTGAGGCCACAGTGTTGCACTTTTCGGGTGCAGTGTGGCAGGTATCAGCCTTACTTGTTTTCCTTAGCTGTTTCCGTTTCAATATATCCAGAGCGATGGTTCTACCGGACTGAACTACCCTTGCAATGTTAACCGCCAAACTAATAGCCTACCAAAAACCATGAACAGGCATAGGGTTTTGTGCTTGCCTTGCCAGTTCTTCCTTGCGGGTTTCAGCGTTAAGCTTGGCCCGAACAGCAGTGCCATCCTTCTTGTGGTAAGTGCTGCTGTTCTGTGTTCTGTCGTTCAACTTCCTGTATTCAGCTTTCATTAGCCACCCCCCTATCAGTATTACCAGTCATCAGACCCTTCCCAATCATCAGGATCAAACCAAAGCGAAGCAACCATGCGAGTGTGTCCAAACATACCGTACTCGAACATCGGGTCTTCATACTTTACCCACATGTCAGCAACATCTTTTCCAGACGCATCGACTATGTGCTGATACGCTTGGTCAAAGGATAGTTCGTGATCATAAACACCCTTCTCCCCCCAACCCTCATCATAACATCGGTAAAACGTATCTTGCTTGAAAGGTACGGTCATGCGGCACCCCGACCTTGCATATGCCCAACACCATGAACAGGCTCACGAGTGCGTGAATCAAGCGCCCTGCACTCTGCTTCTTCTCTGCTCATCCCGCTAACCCACAACTCAGCCCAAAGATCAGCGTAATCAGCGTGACCAAATTCTTCGGCGCGACGACCACCCTCGTAACCAACCACGTTACCCCAGACATTTCGTTTTGCGCTTCTCTTTTTCACTTAACACTCCGTTGCAAGTAATTTCAATTGTTTTGGAGAATCGTCGTCTACACTACTCGCGGCTTTGTGTCAGGCTCGTTGTCGGCTACATGGTCTGCTGGCTCATACTTTGCCACTCTCGGCCCGAAGGCACCTACGCTACACCGATCCGCGTCACCGTTCCCTTACTAACACCCTTACTGGACTTACTCTTTTCAGAGGCCAACCCTACTCGATTCGGGTAACTCAGGCGCTTTTTGATGCCGGAATGCGCGTCCTGTCTTCCATACCGTGTTTCACTCTAACGATTCTCCGAAACACAACTACAGTCTACTGCAACCATCTACGTTTGTCAAGAGTTTTTTGGTGGGTGCTTACTCAATCACACCGACTTCGATCACCAGACCGTTGATCGTCAACCGAACACGCCCCGACGACTTGATAATGTCCAGTGTAATCGCTGCTGGACTAGCTTTGTCCTGTTTATCCTTGACCTTACTCGATGGTGCCTTTCGCAACGGCACTTTGCCCCCATCGCTGGGCATGGTACTCCACAGATATAATTTTCCGGTAGGGTCGGGCTTCTTGGTCAACAAACCGCTGTTACCCATGGTGTACAGAAAGTTGTCCAGACTCGATTCGGTATAATCCAACTCGGCCAGTCTGTCTCCACAGTCTTCCAATATTTTCCCACGGGGAACGGGTTCTGTCTTGGTATTCAAGTAAGACGTGATAATGGCTCGCCCTTTAGCCGCACGCACCAACTGCTCATGCCTAGAGATTTTATCCGCCATTGTAGTGCTCCTTCACTTCACGCTTGAACACGATACCGATGTGCCCAACAATACTACGGGTAATAACCGCATGCAGCACGCCGCTGGCGCTGTCAAACACTTCCGCCCTCATGGCGGCATAGCGATTGAGTTGCATGTGTCCTACGCAGTTCTGCACGGCATTGTTGGCGTGTGCCGCATGATTGGTACGGACTACCTTATCCCGCAAGTAATACACGGTTTGAATGGTGTAACGTCGACGGGCGGGGGTATCCTCCTGTTTAATAGTATTCATATTTAATCACTCCGTTATAAGTGGAAGTGATTCTACTCTATGCAACAGTTTTGTCAAGCATTATTTTGGTGCCGGTTGTGTGAATCGAACACACTCAAGCTGCGTTCTTGGAGCTTTCGGTCGGACTCGAACCGACAAATGCAACCTTACAAGAGTTGTCCTGTACCAATTGAGGCACGAAAGCAAAATTACCAATACTTCATTACCGTGTTCCTGCTAACGCCTAGAGCACTGGCTATTTCATAACCAGACTGCCCCAAAAGCCTAAGCTGTTTTATTTTAAGCTTAGTGTCGTCAGATGTACCTTTAGTGCGTGCCGTAGCGCAGCTTATCGAACAGCTTGGAGCCCAACTATCACCATAAGACTTCATACTCTGGTTAACAATTCGCCTAGTGCGTTTAAATTTAACACCGCATGTAGGGCAAGAAAACTCTACCCACTCTATTTTGCTGGCAGCACTCTTAGCTGTCTTTTTCTTGTGGTCATCCACAGAGAGAACCTGTAGATTAGACAACGCATCGTTAAGCGGGTTATCGTCTATGTGGTCAACTTGTTCTTCTGGCAGCAAAAAGCGCCCCAACTCCACAGACAATAAATACCTAGCGTAAGCTATTAGACGCCTTCTTTTAGTTGTTGGGTTGTATAGGTACAAATACGCCCTGCCGTCCTTACTGTGTTGAATGTAACCCACACAATCATTATAAGGGTATGTTAGTGGTATCCCTTTCATCGGCTAGTCTCCGCAAAAGCCAACAGTATACACGGAGAAAAGATTTAGTGCAATGCCACTAAGCTAGTAAGGGCAATCCCACTATGCGAAACCGGCAAAACTTATCTGAAGAACTTAGCGAACTTCTGTACGGGGGCAATGTACTGCTCAGGGACAAGGGGCTTGAACACCGCTGCAACCATCCCTAGACTCGGGTGCTTCAACCAGTATCCTGTATACCCTTTGCCCTTGATGTTTTTCTCATACAGGCTCATCTGGTTTGTCCAGCTATCCAGCGTGCCTTTGGGATTCAGCCCATCGGGGTCTTTGACAATATCGTAGAGCGACTTGGGATCAACACCACTGATGTACTTGTGACTACCCAAGCCTTCTTCTTTTTCATAGCCCCCCGGCTGGCCTACACCAATGCCGTAGTAACTCCTGTCGACCCAATCATCAGGGTCAGAGTCCTTACGTGCTTTTTCAGCCCCCGCATAGCCGTGACCGTAGTGCGAAGGATCAATGCTGCTCAAATTAGCCGCATTCGACCAGTGCGTTAGCTCTACTTTCCCGTCTGCCCGAAGTGGAAGGGAACTGTCTCCGCTAGCTCCTGATTGATTTGTTCCACCACCTGTTCCAATGTCTTTGCTGGTGTATTGGTTTCCCCGGAAGGGGTGCCCTGCGGACTCGCCTTTCCGAACGCCGCTTGCACCTTCGGATTCTTCAGGTGTTCCGCTGCTCTGGCATCGGATTCCTTCTCCTGTTCCAAAGCAATATCGTCCAAAGTTTTTCCCGGATGTTTCTTTGAGAATTCGAGCGCAGCTTTTCTGAACGGATCGTCCTTTTGTAATGTGGGCGTAGATTTCATCACTAATTTCCTTGTTGGCATGCATTGTATCAGCAATTGCATGCAGTTTATCGGTTGTATCTGAACCGTATGTGGGAACATCCTCCAATTTTCCTTGGTGAATATCCTCGACACCCCCAAAATTATTGACCACGTGGATTTTCACACGAGGATTTCCAGCGTAGTGTTCTGCCAGCTTTCTAATATTATTAGAAGCACCGACATGTGCACCAACCAACGTCTTCGTCAAAACTGTGCGTGCACGTTTAGCGTTTGAACGGAAAGCGTCCTCAAGTTTTCTGTTGGTGTAGGCAATCACCACATCACCTTTAGTTTTAACCAAGGCTTCATCAATCTTGCTCTTGGCTGAACCAAAGTTACCCAAGACAGAATCAAAAACCAAACCACCCTTTTTAGCGTTGATGGCCTTTAGCACAATCGGCATGGCTTCGCTCTTGCCCGACCCACTGCCACCTGCGGTCAGTATCGTGGGGCTAGTATCCCCTGCTTTGGCCTTAGCATCCAGTTCTGTACTAAACAACACCTTGGAGAGCAACGAACTAGGCTCATGCACGGCAGCAGCAAACAAAGAAGGGTTCGACAGGAAATCGGGGGATAGTTCTTTTACCTTATCCGCGTCAATCGTGTGCCCGTTCTTTTCCTGATAGGCTTTGATCAGCGACGGCAAATCTTTTTCAATAGCACCATAAAACGCCGACTCTGCTCTGCGCTGTGTTGGGTCTAAATCACCAATATGTGCACGGCCCTTACTGTCGGTATAGTCTTGGCCTTGGGATACGCCTTTTCCATATTGGTTTCCACGGAAAGGGTGGCCTACCACATCCCCTTTAAGGACATAAGATATATCATTTCTTAGTAGGGCAGCAAACATAGCAACTCCAATCAACCGTGCAGACTAACCGCGCCCCAAGATCACGTTAAGACCCTTGTTGTCCCCGGTCTTTTCTACAGCGTAACCCAATTCATGCAGTTCGTCGTCGGACACTTCAAGATCATCAGGCCATGCTGCGTCAATCAACGCTCTACGTCTTTTTAGCTCCGCAGAGATGGCTTCATCAGAGGGATAATGTTTCGAGTCTAAGGGGGGAAACTCAGGTAAATTTATCTTAGGCATAGGATACTCCTGTAAAAGCCTTCTTAAATAATATGTTGATGAACTTTGTGACACGGTGCTTCATCTTTTTCACCATGGCGTCCCAACCGGCTTTCAACTCCGGGTGCTTGGCAATATAGGGATCAATGACTTTATTGTACTCTGTTCTTCCTGCTTCACGGGTATCCCAACTCCCAATGAAGCCCCCGCTACCCTTCATATAGGTGTGCTTGCTGCCGAAAGACTTAGCCGCTTTGGTTACATTCAGGGACAGCGCCTTACCTTCTTTCGATGATGCGTTGTCGCTAAACACAATCACCTGAAATCCTTCATGTCCTGCATGGGGGAGCAATGTATGAAATGGGAGTCCTTGCTCTACCAGTTCCTTGCTCAGCAACACAGGGTCAGAAATGTTCGCATCAAACGTATGCATCTTCTGGTTGCCTTTTCCTGTTTTAAAGGAAACTACGGCTTTCTGTTCTGCTAAATAGCCTTTCATCGCGGCTGAAACATTCAGCTTTTCTAATGGAAGGTCGTTAGCACTAAATTGTGCGATTGAATTCTCACCACCGTCCGACCATGCGCCTATTGCATCTTCTTGAGCGCCTTGCGTCCCCAAAAGATTGTCAACGGCTTGGAAGTCTTTGCGGAAATGGCGCTGTAACGTGCCGCCTGAACGCCGCATGGCGTAGTTAATGTCCGTGCCTTCACGCACATTGGGGGAGACAAATTGAATGCCTACAGGGGCGGTAGATTGAACAGACGCCGAACCGTTGGACGATGAAAACTTTCCATCAACCCCATGGTTGTGGTTGAACTTAAGGATATGTGAAAACATGGGGACGCGGCTTTAAGTAGTAAACTCACCGTTAGAATTAACAGCCAAACTAGCCGCTGGGTGTGCTTTACCCGCATCTGTTAACTCCCCTGTTAACAACGTGTGATCATGCTGCCTATACTTAGTAGGCTCGGGGGTGAATTTAGACGTCCACGGCTCTCTAACGTGATCTACACTGCTTACATGCTTAACTAGACCTTTATCAACTAGCATCTGATAGGCATTCCTATTCAGTTCCGAGTCTTTAGCGTCTTTATTGTGATAAATTGGAACAACTACGGGTGTGTGTGACTGCTTACCCCCCCCATTTAAACGACTATTACGCAAGAGCATGTGTGATCTTTCTTCAATTTTTTTTCTTTGAGCGGGTGAATAGGCTCCCGCATGACGACCCGAACCCGGCCCACCTTTAAGAATCTTTGCAAAGTTATTCATATCGCACCTAAAAAAAGCCAACTTTAACACTCTACACTAGGGGGGGACATTCTAATAATTTATGGCGGAAACGGTGCGATTCGAACGCACGTGCCCTTTCGGACTGCCGGTATTCAAAGCCGGTGCAATTGACCACTCTGCCACGTTTCCAAAACTTAAAAAAATTTACTACGTCCTTTAAAAAAACCAGAGGGGATACAGCCCAACTCAGAACGCCACTTCTTATTAACTTTACCATCGGTAATCCAAAAAGACCCAAACTGCGAGTTGCGCTTACCCTTCTGGTGTTCAATGGCAATAAACGTATCTTTCCGCTTTTGCGTAGCCACTTCAGTATGTGCAGCAATCGTCCCCAAGTGCCTGAACTCATGCAGTCGACTGCGCCCCTTAGCCCACATATCACCCATGTTATCTTGTTGAGTTCCAAGGAATAAGTGTTCGGGATTGCAACACAAGGGAGTATCGCACTTGTGTAGGACAAATAACCCATCTGGTATTTCACCTTTAACTAGAAGCCAAGCTAGCCTGTGTGCCAATAGCATTACACGCTCTTGACTATTCGGCCTTATAGTTACCTTACCGTAGCCTTTATTATTTGGTTGCCGCAACCAAAGCCAACAGCTATCTGTTTTCTGCACGTTAGACCAAAACCTAGCTATTTGTTTTTTACTTATCCGCATGGTTCGACTCCACAAAAATAATATTTTAGCAGAAGTCGAACAGTTTTAGTGTGGAAAATTGAGTAATCGAAACTCATCCCTTTCGGAACCTTCTGTTTTCGAGGCAGAGGCTATACCCTGATAGCTTAATTTTCCTTTTTAACTTTTTTGTCATGCTGCTGCTTCTTGACTTGGCACGACCTTCCACAACACACATCAGCATGCCCGTTAGCTCTAACCCTGCACACGTAAACATGCTTCCTCAAGGTGAAAGCAGAACCGCACCAAAAACAAAAAAGAGACACCAGAACAGGCGACTTAATCGGTAGGTTACTGTGGTGTGCATCATGAGAAGTCTTTGACATTTTCTCAAGGTTAAGGAAAACGTTATTGCGCTTGTCCTCATCTTTGTGGTGAATCAACTCGCCAGCAAGTACGACTTCACCTGTATTCAACCACCAAACCAAATGATGTTCATAGCAGTAGCGACCACGGTACCTCTTGCCCGGATACCCTTCAGGCGCTATGACTAAAGTATACTCACCATTCTTCATACGTGCTCCCCAGAGAAGACTCGAACTTCTATACGGCGCTAGGCCGACTACACGATATTAACAGTATCGCCTCTTACCATTAGAGTACCGGGGAATTGATCTTTTTGCACCCACTTTCCGACAAGTCCTTGCACCTTGCTTGGATTCTGCGGAATTGAAACTTGGTATCCGGTACGGGAGTCAAACCCGCCTCACCTTGAACGGTATCGGTCAACAAAGATTTCTTACTAAGTAATGGCGCTGGCGATGGGAGTCGAACCCACATTGCTTTGATTGAAGGTCAAATGTCCTAGTCCATTAGACGACACCAGCATTGTTACCCGCCTCGCATAGCTTAATCATACGAGACTTTTTACCGTTACAGCTACGACTACAAGAAAAACTGGAACACCCGTGCGCTAATTAGTAGCTTCCGTTAAAGCCTTTGATGCAGTTGGGGAGTCGTGTGGGGCTTGAACCCACTAACCTCTTTCGAGACACGGTTCACAGCCGTGTGGCGCGTCCTCTTTGCTCTTACGACTCCATTGAAACTATGGCTGCTGGCGCGGCCAATTTGCTCTTCAATCACCATTGAAATTACTTGCAACTGGTAGGCGCGCAGAGATTTGAACTCTGGTAAACCGGGTAAAAGCCGGTGATTCTCCCAATTGAATTACACGCCCATTATTCGGGGCGTTTGTCACTTTCTTCTGAACGCATGATAAATCTCCTAAAAATGGGTGGTGTTCGTAGTGTGCTACTACGCTAAAAGGAATCGTTGGATTTAGCATCTCTGCCTTCCATTGATACTTGCCGTGTGGCTCTGTATGCCATTCGCTCTCAGTGGGTGCAACCCCCATTCCTTCAGCAGTTTGCGAGACTGCCTTGGCGTGATTTGCTTCGTCTTTCGATTGGTACTTGGAGTCCAGACCCCAAGCCGTTCTAAGAATCCACACAAACCCTATTGAACTTTTCGGCCAGTTAACTATGCCCTTAAACTGCCTATGTGTACCTGCATACAGCACTTGTCCTACTCTTTAAGGGATGGCTGCTTCTAAGCCCACCCTCTACGAACACCGAAACTTTAAAAACTCAGACGATCATACATCGCCCAAACCTTCTTAGCCCCCGCAATAGCTTCCTTGTCGGCACGTTCAACGTTGTAGCTGACGTACCCCTTTTGATGAAGGATACGCAAAGGCGGGATGCCCAACTTGCGCTTGGCAAAGTATTCTTCGGGGCTGTAGTTCGCCTTCAGAAACTTCACAAAATGCTTGGCACTGGCCTTGGGGGATGCGTACTTGAACCGGGCCACGATTTCATTATTATGGCGAACGTACACTTCCTGACTACCTTCGATTACTATATTCCACATGATCATCACTCCGTTGATTGACTATGGAGTAATGATAATCCAATCCCCACAGTTTGTCAAGGAGTATGTGATGGTAGGACGTGTCAGGATCGAACTGACGACCTATCGCTTAAGAGGCGAGTGCTACTACCGACTGAGCTAACGTCCCATTAAAACTCTGGTGCCCCTTGTCTGAATCAAACAGACGACCTATCGCTTACGAAACGATTGCTCTATCACTGCGCTAAAAGGGCGAAACTTGGTGCCCTTGGTCGGAATCGAACCCACGACCTCTCGCTTACCAAGCGAGTGCACTGCCACTGTGCTACAAGGGCGAAACTTGGAGCGGAAGACGAGAATCAAACTCGCGTATCTTGCTTGGCAAACAAGCGCTTTATCACTAAGCTACATCCGCAAAACTTGGCACCCCGAGAAGGTTTCGAACCTCCCATTTTTGGCTTAGAAGGCCAAAATCTGTCCCACAGTCGGGGTATGGTGCCCTCAGACAGAGTTTAACTGTCACAATCTGGTTTAGGAAACCTGATGCTATTCGATAGTGAGGGCATAGACTGGTACCCTTGGTCGGACTCGAACCGACAGAACCGCACCCCTCAAGCGCGTGTGTATGCCTATTCCACCACAAGGGCAAAACTTGGTGCCGGGTGCGGGAGTCGAACCCGCAAGATCAAGTTTTTGAAACTTGCACGTATGCCAATTCCGTCAACCCGGCGTAACATGGCGGTTAGGTAGGGGTTCGAACCCTAGTGCCCTTTCGGACTCATTGTTTAGCAAACAAGACGCTTTAGCCACTCGCGCACCTAACCTTAAAACATGGCAGAGAGATACAGAATCGAACTGTCACCCTTTCGGATGGACTACCTTTCCAAGATAGTTTGCTTCCAAAGCTCATCTCTCTAAAAACTGGAAGGGGTGGTAGGAATCGAACCTGACTAACCTTGGTTCAAAGCCAAGTATGCATCCATTGCATATCACCCCACTCGACTATACAGTAATCTTGGTGCACCCTCTAGGAATCGAACCTAGTTCTACAGTTCTTCAAACTGTCGCTGAATCACCAGACTAGCTCAGAGCGCAAATACGTAGGAAGGTCTTACAGGGTTGCGCCCTGCTCACCTTCTTGTCAGCACAGCATTAAGCTTTGCATGTTAGGGCGTCGACCCCCACATGAAAACTGACCGTACCCCATCGACCTCGTGGGCCACGCACGTTCCTTCCGTGATGCTACGTAACTTGGAGTGTCCCCCCGGAATTGAACCGGGCTATCAGGGTTTGCAATCCTGCACATCGGCCTCTCTGTCAGGGACACAGTTGAAACTACCTGTCTGTACGTTAGCACACACAGTTAAATTTTTATCCCCGCAACGTACTCTTTGTTCTCAAGGGCAAACTTGACCCCCATCGAAAACACGTCATCCGTGTAGTCACGCAGATTCTCATAATCCTTCTTGAGCCAGCGCATGTACAGCGCACGCTTCAAATCCTGCTCGGGGCTGTTTCGATACTGCTCATCCCCACCTTCATAAACCTTGGACTGCCAGTACGCACCGTGACCCATGTGGGTATGCTTCTCAGTGGTGACCATGATCCCCACTTTTTGCATGATGCCTTGCTTTTTGGCTTTCACGCAAATCGACCCCCAACAATCCCGCCAACCCTTGCCATTTCCGGGTGTTGTGCCCTTGCGAGCAAGGAAAGAAACGAGGACTTGTGCCGATGTAAAACGATAATGGAGTTTTGCGTAGGCATACCAGAAGCGTAGGGCTTCATCAACAATCTCGGGGGGTACGCTAGCTAAAGCATTCTCAATACCTTCGGATGTGGCTTGTTTCTGTTCGGGGGACATGTTGACTCCTGTGGGTATAAATACCTAAGACCATCCCGCCACTAAGACTGGGGAAATTAATCGGGGAACAAACAGCTAGTCGGATTTTTCACCGAAAGAAGAACGACTAACCAACACCACCGAAACTTGGTTGCTTGTGTCGGATTTGAACCGACGACCTGTGCCTTATCAAGACAATGCTCTGCCGGACTGAGCTAACAAGCAATAAATAAATGCGGGAACAAGCGGTAACCGTGTGATTTCACTAAGATAGAAGTAACGGTAACCATACACCACGCAAATCTGCTACTGGGGTGATCCTTCTATGAACACAGGAACAAGCCCCCACGTAATTCTGTAAATACAACTGCTGACCTTTAGTGATTTTGAGGCTTTCCTAGCCCCCACCAAGGTTCTATGCTTTGATAAAATTTTGATTCTAGTAGAACCGGCACGAAAGCACACACCGTAAAACTGTCGCATGATCCCCCCGAACAGAAGTTGAAGAACAGTCTGTTCAAGGGAACCCCACGTTTACCGTATGCTCGGGGAACTACTTAGGCTTCTGGCCTTTGTTTAATTCTGGGAACAAGCAACAACGAAATTTTTAGTGTCCTAACCACTAGACGACAGCCCTTACGAGCCGATGGGATTCGAACCCACGTTACTTCATTGGCATTGAGGAAATCGTTATTTACGCCACAGAAACTGGTTGCGGGTACAGGGAGTCTAACCCTGCTGTTAATGGGATATGAACCCATTGTGTAAGACGTTTCACTCACCCGCGAAACTTTTTTCCAAATAGGCCAGCAAACTCTCCATGTGCTGTTTAACACTCTCGTAAGAATCCCCTAGCCTACCTAAAACTGTATTACAACGCATGCACAAGACGCCTCTAACTTTAGACGTGGTGTGGCAGTGGTCTAGCACAACAGAGACAGTGGAACCGCAGCTTTCACAAGCCCCAGAACTGCGCTCTATTGCTTCTTCTACATCCGCTAACGGAACACCGTGCCGCCAAGCGATTTCTTTCAGTCTGTTGGCTGTTTTAAAACGAGCAACAGACGCTACCTGCTTATCCTTGTTCTTTGGGTACCACACAGTACGCACGTAGGTATTATGGCAGTCTTTACATTTACTAGCGTACCCACGCTTTGAACTCTTGTCTTTGGAAAAGCTAGCTAAAGGCTTGCTTTCTTTACAACTGCAACATAGTAAGTGTGTCATTGCATACCCCCACGGGTATCATAACACAACTAGCGAAAAAGGTTATGAGCCTGTCTGGTAACCAACAACCTCCTCGCCAAACTTTTTACAACAGTGTTAGATGCGTATTCTTGGTGTGCTGTCACGCCAAAAGGGATCGTGGGGATTACCGGCAACTTCCCCTTGATACTAGCTGTGTGGCCCTGTACGCCCATTCGTTCTCAGGGAGTGCTACTCCCATTCCTTCAGCAGTTTGCGAAGCTGCCTTGGCGTGATTTTGCTTCGTCTTTCGGCTATCTGGCCTAACGCCAGCCTCCCTAAGAATCCACACAAAACCCTATTGAACTTTTCGGCCTGAATGATGCCCTTCTCAGCCTATGTGTATCCGCATACAGCACTTGCCCTACTCATTAAGGATGGCTGCTTCTAAGCCCACCTCCAAAAACACGCATCTAACAGTGTTTTACTAATTATATAAAAGCTCCCCCGATTTGTCAATGGGTATTTGCAATTACTTTCATTGGCACCCCCTGACGGCCTCGAACCGCCTACCTTCAGTTTTGGAGACTGACACACGTCCACATGTGCTTAGGGGGCAAATCTAATAAAACTCTCAGGCAGCTTGCACACTGCCTTTCCCGGCACTGCTGCTGTGCAAGTCGCAATGACGGAGTATTCTGGTCTACCTGCTCAGATTTGAACTGAGGTTATGCCTGATCCCAAATCAGGGGCCATACCAGACTAGGCGACAGGTAGATAAAACTTGGTGCGAGTGGGGGGAGTCGAACCCACCACGAATTAACGGCGGCTTCTAAAACCGCTGCGGCTACCAATTACGCCACACTCGCATTGTAAAAAAGCGACCAGCTATCTCTTTTGGGGAGCCTTACTGGCTTGTCACGAACAAGAGAGCACCCGTAGCTCAATCTTGCCGTCTAGCTTGAAACTTGGTGGAGAATGACGGTAACGATCCGTCCCTAACTGATTGCAAATCAGTTGTTTAGCCCATCTATATCCCCCAATACTTCATCACAGTGTTGCGACTAATACCTAACTCTCTGGAAATACTTCTAGTCGACCCACCAGAAATTCTAAGCAACCGCACTTTTTCCTTCATATCTTCGCTAAGGCGGCATCTTCCTGATGTGCTGAGCGCTGAACACCTTTTTGAGCAATAGATATGTTTTGACCCATCAGAAATAACTCTGGTATTTCGGTCAAACGTATTTCCGCACCTACGGCATACAAATCTAGCAATGGTGTGCTGTGTGTTGTGGTGGCGGATATGGTCACCCTCAAGCATCAACTCCAAGTTACTAAATTCATTGTTAGTTGGGTCTTCGTCTTTATGGTGCAAAACGTAACCATCTGGAACAAGTAACCCCGTAGACAACCACCACACTAAATGGTGTTCTAAAATTCTATTACCGTACTGGTAGATCGTTCCGGGGTAATTCTCAGGGGCGGGTACAAATATATAACTCATACCCTAGTATACCATAAGTGCTGTGCCAATTGAGCCATACCCCCGTATAATACTTAGTGTCTCCCGGTACAGGCTTTCACTGTCGCTCTACAAGTAGAGTCCGGTTATTCGGCTAACTGCATTCTTTTCTGATTAACGACAAATTCTGCCCCTTCTGTTTCTTGGTGGGGATAACCTCAGTGGGGGTAGATTAGCCCACGAAGCTTCGGATTTACACCGTAAGCGTTACGCTGTTCTTGACTCCGTTTAGGGCAGGACTTCGAAACCCGCATCTCCCCGCGCAAAATGCAGGGTATCTTCCCATTGGACGACCTTGGAGTACCTTGATGATCAATCAAGGCTTTGCTTACAGGGGGCGACCCTGTTGGACAAAATAAGGTGATCTGCATGGTTAGTGCTTCTCTCTCTGGTACCCGTAGAGATAGGGTGATCAAATCCCTAAGACCTTATTCAGATGAGTATCTAATCAACATCCTTCTACCAGTGATTTAGTGAGCCAGACTCCCTGACATCCACGGTTGCCTATTAAGGTGACGGCATCTCCCACGTTTGAGTTATCGTCAGTTGTGCTCTGACTACTTCGCTAACCAAGCGAATTCTGGTGGTGGGTGAGGGAATCGAACCCCCTATGTCTAGCATACCACTGTTTTAGACCTACCCCTACGAGTAGCACCATATACTAATGGTGGCCTCTCTTTTTCATGTAATTCCAAATGACAGTTAGAGCAAAGCAAGATACACTTTTTAGCTTCGGCCAGTGCTACTTCGTATTTATTCCTAAGTAAATCAGACACACCACGTTCTTTGTTAGGCTCGTGGTGATGAAACTGTAGAACTTGTAGGGATTTACTGTATCCGCAGACGCTACAACAACCGCCAAAAGCATCAACAAGACGGCGCTTATTTTCTCTAGCTTTAACTTGCTTACCCGCGCCGTCGCAACGCTTGCACTGAGAACCTAGACCGTCCAGCGTAACGGCGTTCTTATAAAACGCTTCCGAAGGAAGCTCTTGCTTGCAGGATGTGCATATTTTCATAATTACAGAATACTGCACTCTGTAAAGAATGTCAATGGTGGGTTAGGTTGGAATCGAACCAACTCGTGCAGCCACGCTCTCGGATTTACAGTCCGGGGCCATACCATTACGGCTTCTAACCCAATTTCCTGTGGCGGGAATGACGAGATTCGAACTCGCCTGAATATCTTCATTGACAGTGAAGCGACCACACCAAGCAGTCCCCATCCCCGAAACAACACCCTCTTGCGAAGGTATTCAGTAAAACAACCTGCTCCGATCAATCCGCAAAGGTGTGTCCTGAGTCGACCTCAACCTTCACAAGTTGTTTTACTGGTGGAGACTTTTCATCCCCTTGACCGCTGCTAGCGGCTCGTTGGTGGTGTCACATCGGCCAATATTAGGCACCCGTTGTTATCACTCCGCGACGTTTTTCTTTATAAGGAAGCATCCTGCTATCGCTGCGAACTATTGTCAGGCGTTATCATGAAATCCCCGAAGTCTGGCAAAATCTGACCTACCCTATCGCTGCTCGCTATTGTCGCAAGGTGCTTGCTTATGAACTTGATCTTTTCGCCCACACTAGGGTTACGATCCTAAGTCCCGCCCGTTCTACCATGTTTTAAGTGGGGTATGCACCCTCGTTGCGCATCCACTGTTACTACTAGCGGAAAATTCTCCGCATCCATTCTTTTTGCATCTTGCTTCCTTTCTTGATTCAACAGTTCGCATTCTACAGAACATCAAACCATTTGTCAAGCACTTTCTTCAAAAACTTCATTTCATGTTGCAAAAATGGGAAAAGCCCAAAATCCGTTAGGGTCTTGGGCTTCTCTTTTTAGAGTTAGAGGGGGTGAGTTTTATCCCATCCCTACAAGCCCACAACCAGACCAATCATAATTCTCCTGACTAATAAACGAAGTGGTAGCACACGCGGCCCTTTTGGGGCTTAGTGGTTTTTCAAGTCGTGAATGCAGCAGTGAAAACATGGTTCTGATCCGATTAGCTCTGAGGAATCCCCCAGAAGTGTTGCTATGGTAACTCACCTAAAAACGAAGTGTCAACTATTTTTTGAAATTATTTTTGTGGGGACTAAGAGTGTTGTTTTTCTGCATCAACGACTTCCCATATGTAGGGGGGGTTAGACCCGTCCCGATCAACAGCACCCACAACACGGACAAATCCTTTGGCCTCAAGCTTTCTTAGGTACATCAACCCGCTGTAGTAGAGTCCCGCTACTCTAAACCCGATGTCAGTTGTTGTCCCCCGGCCACCCATCGCAATTAACGCATCAAGATGATCCTGCTCACGTTGGGTTAGTCCAGAAGACTTTTTCCTTATCGTCGGCTTCCTCTTTGCCTTGGAGACTGAGTTTTTTGACGCGGCTACAAGCTGATCTAATAAAAACATGGGGTATCACCCTTCTGTTGGCTCGGGTTGATCGTCGTCCCCACCATCACCATCTTCCAGAATGACTTCCAAGGCACGTGTGGTTAAGTCGTTTAGGTGCTGTTGCTGCTTGAACCGTTTTATCAACGCTTCCTGTTGCTGTTTGGCAACTACGTTCAGACCCTTGGAATCCTTCTCTGTCTTTTCAAGAATACCCAAGTCCATTTGGAGTTGAGCTATCTTTGAGAACATGGCGAACGTAGATTCCAGTTGATCCCGCAAACCGCAAACAGGGGAAATGAACCCCTCTGCCGTAGTTGATGCTTTTTCTTGCGCGTAAAGCTTCAGTGTACGTTCTTTTTGTATGAACGCCAGTAGCGTCATTTCTTGCAGCGCTGTGAAATCCCGCACGTACTCCAAAGACTGCTCGTTTGCTCTTACCTGCTGCATCAAGTCTGACGCTTCCATAGCCTGTTTGTGCGTAAGGTCTATGGCTTCTAATACATTGGCCTTGGTTATCTCAACAAGCGTTGGGGGGAGTAGTTTATTTTCTTCGTAAGCTTTTGCTAAATGTTCTTTGTAATCACGCACATAGGCGTAACAACTCTGGTAACTTGGGAACTCAATCAGTGTGGCTAAGAACTTAGCCCCTGCTGTTACTCCCTTCTTATCGAACAGCATAGCGTCCAGCTTGATTTTTATTTGTGGTGGAAGATTTTCTATCTTCGGGAAAGTGTGTTGTTTACTGCCCATGATCGCCCCCAAGCTATTTTTCGGCAGTGTACACTTAAACTTACACGATAACAAGACTCAGCCTTGACAAAAACAAGTGCGAACCTATAATGACTGCTTTTATGGAGAGAGAAACGATGACCAGCCGCTACGATGAAATAGTAACAAACTTCGCCAAGGACAAAGGACTGTCAGAAGACAAGGGACACTTCTTTTTGGGCCTATGCAATACGTGTGGTACTGTGGCGCTCAAGGAACTTGATGAAGAAAAACCACGCGGGTTTGAAGTTACTCCGCTGGGCACTGACTGCCCCAACTGTAAAGAAGTCCATCAAAGGAACCCCGAAGTATTCCTGTGGACACTTAATACCCTGTCAAAACTGCACAGCGACATAATGGCGTCGATTAACGGCACCAAAGGCAGTTGAAATTACTTGCAAAATAAACCTGCTTCGGCAGGTTTTTTTAATGGCTGCGCCTATCCTTACCGACCCAAAACTTCACCCTGTCGGCACGCCTCTTGTTTCGCCGGGTAAATAGCCGTGAAACAAACCAGACGCAAGTAAAGAACGACAACCACAACGAACCAAAAACAATACAAGGCGTGTCTAGGGGTGTGGCTTTCTCCAAATCCCCAAACTGAACGTAGCCGTCGAAACCAAACATGGTATACCATGGATAGGCCAACCCCTGCTTTGGGACGTAGTGCGTCAGCTTACTGGTTTTCGGGTCTAAGTGCAGCGCATGTGGGATGCACCAATCCGTGTTTTTTCTAAACAGAATGTAGCCCCCTTCTTCCTGCCACTTATCAAGGGCGTAGTAAAGGCACATCTGCTTCATAGGGTCACCGCTCGTTTGGATGCCCTATTCTACACCACCGGAAGGCACATTACGATTAGAGCGGGATTCCGTAGTGTTCCAAGGTACCGTCTATGGCGTTGATTACAGACGTTACCTGTGAATCCCAACTACGATCCTCATCAGCCCCCGATATACCTGACTCAGCGATGCACAACGCGGCTCGCAAGTCGTTAAAACGCAAAGCGCTAAGGATTCGTGAGTACAGTTCCTTGTAATAGGGAACTACTGCGTCTTCTTGTAGCTGCTCGATATGATTTACAATTTTGCTGATGCTTGCCATTTGTCAACCCTCCGTGAGTATGACTATACTTTACAACAAACTACCTAATTTGTCAAGCAAATAGCTCTTCTGAAATGAGTACGTAGCCCTTATCAGGATGCAGAACATTCAAAGCCTCGACCACCAAAGCTAAAGGTGTGGTCAGCAGATACGTCTTAAGGTGTGGCAACTCGGGTGCTTCCTGTTTCGGCTCTTTGTAGCTCGGCTCAAGCGTAGACGCACTGGAAACCTTGTCAATAAAATCTTTTGCGGTCTTGGACATCCCCGCTAAAGCGGTTTCAACCTGCAAAGTCTTCAGCGGAAGTGCCCACGATATGACGCTTTCGTAGTTTTCCTGCGTGAAGTAGGGTGCCAACAAAACGAGTTTCGTGTACCCTAACTTGACGGCTTCTTCAAACGGGATATGGTTGTTCACCAGTGACTCGTAGATCGTAATCAGGTACATGGCCTTGCGGTACTGTATTTCCGCGTAAGCATCACAAAAGTCTTGGAAGTTGGGGTAGTCTGGGTTGTACCATTTGTTCTTGCGTATGGTGTGCAACAAGCCCCCCATCATGATAAACGAACGGCTAATCTTCTCCGTGAGGAAAGACAGCAGATTCAGTATCTCTGGTTTGGAAAGCTTCGCTAGATTCTGGTATTCGAAGGTCAATTCTTGTGGGTAGTGTGGTAACAGTGCGGACATCTAAATAACCCCCTTAGCCACAATCTTCATATTAGGAAATAGTTCCGACACGGCTTTGATAACGTCATTGGCGCTGTACTGTTTGAGGACTCCAACGGCACCGGCGACAAGACTGGCATGTTCGGTAGTGTCGTGTTCAGTCGGTACTTCAACAGGTAAAACAGCATGTTCATGTACAAATACCTCCCCACCACCATCCGTGGTTCCAACAAAAACTGCCGTTATATCAGCCCCCGAGGCTAGATCAACCCCCACAACAGGGCTAACAAAATAAGTATCCGCGCCGTTAACATAGTTGCCGTCTTCAGCTACGTCATCAGCGGCACTAAAATCGGGTGAAGGTGTTACAGGATCGTCCGCGTTCGTATCTGACAGGTGCGAGTCCAGCATCACCGCTACTTTGGAGTCTGCTGTAGCCTTCGATTTAAGCAGTGCTAAGAGGCTCTTTGTAGAGTTTTCTGTGGCAATCTGAACCCAGTACTCAACGTTGTCCTGTGTGAGTAGGTGGGCGATTTCCTTAAGCTTCGTCCAACCAATCTGCTTAACTTGTTCTACGGCAATGTTGCTCTTGGATAGGCTTTCGTAAATTCCGATCAGATAATAAGCTTTGCGCTTGTTGACCTGAAAATTGTCTTCCGCGTAGGACAGAAGATCGTTCCACTCGGAGTCTGTCCTGCCTGACCTATAGGCTGAAAGAACCCTGCCGATGTTGAACCAATCCTCAGATTCTTGCTGTGAAAGCTGCTTTATTGCAGCAAGGGCGTCTTCTCGTGTTACCGTTTGGAAGTAAGCTGCTGTGGAATCAGCAACAGGCAAGAAATCCTCACCCTGCGCAACTATCGGAAAAGGCGTCATTATAAAATCTTCAATTATTATTGGGATAGGAAGGATGATAATACACCCCCCTAATCTTAAATGAAAGAAATATTTCTGTTATGTGGGGCAACGCACAAACGGCACAACTGCACCCCGTTATAGTCGCCCAACAGGGGCATATTCTCAGGCAGATGCCCTACAAAACCGACCGTCTTTTCCACGCGCAAACGGTTTCGCTGGCTGTGGGTATTTCTTCGGATCAACCACGTCAACAACTTCACCAGACACCTTGAGAATTGAAGCCAAGCCATTGTAGACGCCAGCTTCATACAGGTTCTCTGGCGTACCAATATCGTCCAGCGCTGAAGACACCAAAGCAAAGAAATCAAAACTCTCTGCTTCGGGGGCAGGTGCGCTTGGCGTGTCGCGCAGTTCTTCCAACAATTTAATGTAGTTCTGCGCTGTGCCAAGTAGATGCTCTAGCAACTCCATGTGGGCTTTAATCTTGACTAGGTTATCACGGTCTGCTTCGGCTTCCTCAAGCCGCTGCTTATTCATGAACAACGCCAAGTCTAGTTCTTTTATCTGTGCTTCAAGACCCTGTACTGTGTCTTCACCGACAGGTGGCTTGTCCTTTCCCCGGCGAGCTAGCCCCGCTAAGGTTCGGTAAAAATCAAGTGCAAAGTACCCCAAGGAGAACAAGAGGATCAACACGCCTAACACTAAAAGAACATCAGCAAGACTCGTTATACGCAAAAAATCAAACATGCTGCACACCCCCTAAATAAAACTATAGTATTACACACAGCGTATAATTTGTCAAGACTTCTTCTCTCGCACCACGTCGTAGTTCAACCCTAAATGGGGTCTGAGCATGGATTTTATCCTGCCGCCGCTGAGGTCAATCAAATGCAATTCACCCGTTAGCGGGTAGTACTTTTTTACCTTGAACCGCCTTCCTGTTTTCCTGTTAACAATGTAGGTATCCATCCCCTTCTTCAGCGATGGGTCAAAGGGTTTCAAGGGAACTAGCTTGCCTTTACTCTTAAGGACGATCATTGTAATCCTCACAAAGAAAATCCCCGCCGAAGCGGGGACTCAACTAGCCATGCACCGACGCTAAAAACCAGACTTACGCTTGCGGCAAAGTTTTTTCGTCAATGACGATGCCGATGTCAGGCCAGATTTCACCGAACGTATCAAGCACCGCTTTGTACCCCGCTTCAGACAGAATCTGCTTCAGGCTCTTTTCAACACTGACCGAACCACCAAGGTAACCGATACAGATGTTTTCAAGCGCCACGGTGTCAAACTCCGTAGCCGTTTCTTCCTTCGCCTTTTCAAGCGCCGACTTGATGGTTTCCTTCTGGTCGGCATGCACCGTGAACGCCAGCTTGGATACATCCGTGGTCACCTTCTCGGGTACGCCTTCGTCGGCATCGCCACCCAAAGCCGCCTTGACCATCGCCTTAAGCGTGTCGCAATTAACCTTGCTGGCTTTTTCAACCCACTCGTCAACGTTAGCTTCGGTCAGCACCGGGCAAAGAATGGAAACTTTAGTCCAGCCCAAGGACGACACCTTAGACCACGAAATCGACTCGCCAACCAGCTTGTCATAGATACCGATCCAATACTGCGCCTTGCGGTATTCAAGGCCGAAGGTCTTGGACACGTAATCCTTGTAGTCCTTGAAACCATCGAACCAGCCGTTCGACTTGATGACTGATAGAACGCCGCCCAGCTTGAAGGCATTTGAGTTGTCTTGATCCAGCAGTTCAAAGACCAGTGCTTCCGCCTTGTCCTGTGTGAGATTTTCAATCTCGTGCGCTACGTCAAGAATCTGATCTTCGGACGACTCAGACTTCTTTGCTGACTTTTTAAGCAATTCAAGGGTAGACATAGTATGCTCCTAAAAAATGGAATAACATAACGGGGCAGTGCCCCTGAGAAAGTAACTCTGTACTTATGCCGCTACTGTACCACTTGACAAAACAAAAGTCAACCAAATAAGTTAACGGTCGCCTTCTGTAGTTTCTAGGGTATGCAGCAAACACGGCACCGTCTGTGCGGCAACGTACAGAGCGTAGAGCGTTGTTTCCTCTCCCGAGGGGGAAGTCACACGCCGTTTGGTTGCTTCTTTGATCGAAATCTCTTTAGCATGATAAGGGTCTAGCGTGTAATCCTCAGAAAGACCGGATAACAGCATGGATGCAGCTACAGCATCCTTCTGTGTAAAAGCAGACCAGACCTCAAACTCATTAATCGCAAAAATTCTAGGCTTTACTTGCGACATAACCCTTCACCGATTCAACTTTAAAAATGGATGCTAATCCTGCTTTGGTGAACCCCACATCAACACCCAATATAGCCTGACCAATTTTAGCCAGCACGAAAGCATCAGCAATGTTGTTAGTGGTAGCATCAAACCCCCACCGCTTGAATACTTCTAATAAAATCTTTTCCTTCTTGCTGGCACCAGACCCCATAGACGCCTTCAACGTGGTTGGGGGTATATCAACCCACACGATCCCCGCATCATAGAGTGCCATGCGAACCACCGAACCAATCTCGTACTGAAACGAGTTGGTGAACTTTCCTGAAAAAGCATAGCCCTCAATCACCACCAAATCGGGTGGGTACGTTGCAAGTAATTTCAACACGCGCTCTCGAAACCACGCTAGGCGTGCAAAACCCTTCTTTGGTGTGGATAGCTCATCAGAAAACTGCTTCGGTGGATCATCTGAAAGCGCCACAAAACCTGTGCGGGTAGAAAGATCAAGGCCAACAGAAATCAACGTGCACCACTCTCGTATTCGTTTACGACCATCAGAACCCACTCGGCACCTGAGTTATCCAATCGGGTAAAGTCCCCACCGGATTCTTCAATACACTCCATCAAACGACGCGCCATGAACTCACAAAAAGACACTGCACCCACACGCTTCTCACTCTCAATCAAAAGCGTTGTTCCTTGAGTTTCCATTATCGTTTATTCCCTGCGGAAGTAGTATTGAATCGAGAAATAGCATCATTCACGGATTCACCGTCAAGCATCGCCATATTCATAGCCATGGTGCCGCCTTTCCATGATCCTTTTCGTGCACCAACCTCATGTTTGAATTCTATTTCTAGGCTACAAACAACTTTTTTGCTGCTGGGAAAAATACTAAGAAGTACACGCCAAAACTTACTTTTTCCTCTGCGCCACTCACGCTCAGAAACATGCGCTTTAGTGGGTATGTCCATCCCATCAAACGTGTCACGATATATGAAATAGTAATACGCTCCTGTGGGATCACTAAGCCAAGCAAGGTCACGATCTTTAATATCGTACTTTACCCTGTCATGCTTGTGCCAATCACCATAACTATACTCACCGCCGTTTCGAGTATAAATCGTGTTCCTGACATGCGTGTAGTTCCACGGGTAATCCCATATCTTTACGTGGTCAGAGTTTTTCTTGTCGTTGGAAATGAAGCACCCCGGTTGAATACCGTGGGCTATGTGAATGGAGTCTTCCAAGAAGGTAAAACCGTAGTTCTTTGGTGTGTAGTCCATGTACCAGTCCCGCCCTAATCGAGCGATTGTCGCCGCGTCCCATGTGGTCACTTTAACCTTCTTACCTACGGGCTTGATGAACTGCGGGACTTTGATGTACCACGCCCATTTGATAAATGCAAATGACAAGATGTTATAGGCATCGTCAGGTTCTTCGTGGGGTGTGCTCAAACACAATGAAAAGGGCGTGTAACTTTTGTCGGTGTACTCAAGTACCTTAAGCATGATGTTCCCAAAACTATGGTTTAGTATGCCGCTGAGTTTATAGGGCAGGAACAGGCTTGTCAACCGCCGCCAAACAAAACTCACAGAGCCACTGCCGCCTCAACAAAGTCTTATTGACGTACTTACCCTTTGAACTCAGTCGATACTGCTGACACCGCTCACACCGACGTTCACCGGACGGAACAGAATAAGTCATGCTGTGCCGAACTACCATTAAAAAAGCCCCTCGTGGGGGCTTGGTAGTGCATCAGGCATCGTCAGGCACACCTTCACCATCGTACACATCCAACTCTGTATAGGCATCGTCGCCTTCTGGGAAGTCGTTTTCAAACGCAGCATCCAACTCATCCTCTGTCCACCCTGCGGCTAAACAAGATTCGTAATAATCCGTAGGGGATTGTCCAGCGATATACTCAGGCAGCTTCTTCATGGTTATTTACCTTGTACGTATTTGGTTTTCAACTCGGCGTATTTTGCTGTTGCAGTAGCATCTGAGGCTAACCGCTGACTTACCTTGGTGTCAACGTTGTTCGCTCTCAACAACGTGCACTGACCGTTGAAGTGTTCCCCTGTCAAGCCGTACTTCCTTCGGAACATCACTGCAAGGGCGCGTAATCCCTTCCCGTGGGCACTGTTCTGCTTGGGTATGTCAATGCTCACATTGAAGCCGTTGGACTCTTTCTGAACGATTGCATAGCCGTGTAGGCCGGATTCTTCCAATGCTTTGGTTGCACCATTGAGACTGTGGAATGCCTTTGTCCCCGCGTGCATGAGAATCTTCTTGGATACTTGTTCTTTGGCTTTCAGGTGCGGGTCAGATTGGAAGATAACAGCGTTCTTTCCGTACAGCCCTGCCTTCATCATTGATGCGTCCATCAGCGTATTGTTTATTTGCGACTGAATGATCCCCGACTTCTGACGATCAGTATAAACCATGTCAGATTGAACCGCTTGCACGTGCTTAACACCGTCGTCATCGGCGTGAGGGTAGACGCCAGAGACAGCGCTACGACGTATTTTTTGATTTTCGTTTAGTTTGAAAAAGGAATCGACATCGGCGCGGATACCTTTGCTAGCCCTGCTTCTCCCACGGTTGGTGGATTCAGCGATAGCGCCTTTAGCTTGATCATGGTCTTTGCCGTAGCTTCGGGCTTGAGTGATCCCCGCATGCCCCGATTCAATAACGGAATGCTCGGCGTCCGTAAATTTACCATCATCCCCGTGGTACACGTTGAATGCTAATTTAAGGTCACGTTTTAATATCCTACTATATAGGGGCATGATAGTTCTCCGTTTTCCAAGTCTTACCACTGAGAATCATGCATAGACTTGCCGCTTTAATTCCGTACTTCTTAGACAACTCAAATTGGCGATAGCCGCCCGAAGCATAATCAAGCCTAACAGCGTTAACGACTTCCCAAGAATGTTTAGAAAAGTGACTGGCTTCTCCGCTTAGTTTACCTAACATCGAGGGCACCTTTTTTCCTTTTTTAGCTGCACTTATTCTCGCCCTATGCTCAGGAGAAAAGAAACGGACTTTCATGGCTGCACGTATTTTTTCTTTTGTGTCCTCTTTTACGACAAAACCTTTATGCGATTCGGACATGCGTTGTAGCGTGTCTTTACTAATTTCTCCACGCCCTCTTCCCCCACCACGTAAGTTGTATCCCTCTGGGTGTACGCTATTAAAGTACAACACCCATTTACGTTCTGCTGAATCTAGCTCTTCCTGTGTTGTAACAACTTCCAGAACACGCACGCTAAAAGATGACTCCCCATACTTTCTAATAGCTGCGTATAAAGGGTGCATACGCCCACGCCTAGCATGCTCCCAATGCCGATACATTCTTTTGTGTAAAGGGCGTACTGTTTGACCGACATAAACCCTACCCGTATCTTTGCTAGTAATGAGGTAAACTAGCATGGTCGGTCGTCGTGATATGGGTTGAAGGCTAGCTTCAGTTCGCGCTTCAATATGCGTGCGTACATGGGGGATGCCTTTTAGAGTAACTACCCCCATGATACAACTTCCTAACGGCTAAGCATAGCTCCTAGTCGTAGTAGCTATCTGGCTCGCAGAAGTCTTCGTCAACGTCCAGTTGCTCACGCGCCTTGATGACTAAATCTTCCTGTTCATCCTCAGATAACTTGAGCCAAGGCACTTCAAAGCCGTTTCTCGTGGTGATAACAAACTCATCAACGTAGGAACGATTGATCCCCACTTCAAAATCAGCAGGTTGAACATTCATCCACACCCGTACTGGAAACCCCGTCTTGGTACGAACTTCCGTCGACATGCCATAGCCCGTCACCAAGTCCAAATAGCGTTGGTGCGCTTTTGAGCAGGGTCTTACCTTTTTACTTACTTTTTGCATTTTCCCCTCCGTGGGAAGTTGTTCGATGTAGCCAATTTACTACAGCTTAGTTAATTTGTCAAGGATTAGCCTTAAGATAGGCAGAGTAATTCTTACGATCTTCTTCTTCTGGAAGGTCTTCAATCTTAGTGCCTAAGAACTTCATCAGGGCGTAATCCCCATCGTCGTCAGTCATGTCAGTGACAAGGCTATACGCTTCGTCCATCTCTTTCATTGCCGCGAGCGCACGATGTTCTCTTTCTTCGGGTGTGCATGTATCAACATATTTCATTTAATAGTCCTCTCTTTATTAAAGTGTAGCACTTTAGGTATAGTTTGTCAATAGTTTTGAATACTTCTTCACCTTGGGATCGTCCGACACCACACCCTTTTCAGTTGCGTACAGACTGGCAGGAACCAGCTTTGATGGGGCGTCGTTGCGGTAGAACGCCCAACTGTCTGCGTGCTTTTTTGTCTTGTCAAAGTTACTCTCGTTATTAGTCATCCCCAAACAAATCTGAGGATTAACCAGCCGCCCCCTGTCTGGTGTGCCATCTTTCTTCTTTTTTCCTACGTTAGCCCACCGTAGCAAAGAGCGTCCCGCAGATTCATATGGGGGCACATGCATAAAGACAGCCCGTGTAGAAAATTGGTGACGATGGAAGGTCTGTACAACTCTGGAATCATCTTGGCTCATCGTAGAGTCATATACCGTATTGATATGCAGTTTTCTGGCTTGCCGTAACAGACGGGTCACAAGATAGTGCGCTTCCTTGTGAAAAAGGTGGGCTTTTTCTGGATCGTAATCAGGGAGCATACTTTTCACTATGTCGCTGTCAATCACCAGTTGTTTGTTCCTGTCGTACTCTTTAAGACCCTTCTCGTCTAACCCGCCCTTACCTGACCCTGCTCTACCCCCGATGATGGTAAAGGTAGGCTCTTTCCCTTTTTCGGGTAAAAATCGGGAAATATCCCCCATGTATTCTTTTATTAGATCGTTATGAACCTGAGTCCGCTCGGATGTGTAGGTTTTTTCATCACCATCCTTGGTGTAAAACTTGGCTGTTATTTTTCCATTGGCAATATCGTCCTGCAACTCATTTTGCTTGGCTACAAAATCGTTGTAATCTTCCTTGGAAAGAATTTTACTGGCTAACGCATAGCCCCGTTTCATCCTGTCCATAGAAGACATCTTGGCGTAAGGATCAATCTTCTTTTTAGCAAACGATGCCGCTGAAAATCCTTCGGAAGCAAACTCCCCACCACCGGGGTTTCCTTTAGGAATACGAGGTTGATCTTTGCTTCCCTTCACTACAGAGTTTATGCGTGTAGCAAGGTTGGGTTCATACGTTAAATCTTCATCGGCATAGGGGTAGGTGTGGTCGTAAGCCCCCATCAAAATTAGTGTGGGGACACCCTCTGGAAAGGCTTCGCATGTCGCCTGTGCGGGATGATACCAACGGCAGGTTTGGCACTGGCTGTCTAGGGACTCCCCGTATGAACTCTCATCATCCACACGCCCCATGACACGCTGCTTTTCACTTATCGGTTCTTTTTTGAAAAGTTTAGAGAAAATCATTTCTTTGGTTCCTGTGTGTAGCCGATTAAGTCAAGGTCAATGGTGTATGAGTACGGGCCGTAGCTAGACGTATCATTGCGCTGTATTCCACGAATCAAATACGTTGCCCCTTTGTTCAGCATAACCTCACGCTCACTGGAACAAGTCGAGTGAGTATCTATCCACAACCCCTGTGAAATATCCTTGGCGGCTCTGATGTGAAGCTTAAGATAGCCTGACTGGTCCCCCGTATTAGTAACGGACACGCCGCAGTCCTGATCATACGACGTTGAACTTATCCCCGGCTCATGATAAACCTTACCCACACAAGCTTGAAGCTGTTCGTCTGTCAAATTGTTCATTTCTGCTCTGGTGTCGTTAGGAAGCCCCATCGCCTTCCAAAACCACTTCTGCGGCATATTCCGCCCAAGCTTAACATCAACCCCCAAAGATTGACCGTCCATGGCTTTGGATAAAACATCCGCTAGATCAGTAGTCGTTCCTTGTGCCAGATTCTTGTTAACGCCTTTGTGTCCAGACCCAGTATAGCTTGTGAAAGCGGAACGTTGCGATGGTGTAAGAGATTTCCACAAAGCATCCCCAACCGCTTTTGCTTGGTTAAACTCGTCGCTTCCTTTAGGTGCCCATTTGCAATTAATTTCACCGGAATCATATTTCTGTGCAGCGGCACCCAAGTCGCCCAGCAGCTTCATGTTAGCCACTGTTTTTTCAGCAGCACCCTTCGACCTTCCGAAAGCGTCAATCTTCTCGGCTTCTGAAAGCAGCATGCTATGCTTTGCCATGATGTTCAAAGCGTTCATGTTAGCGGCTTTAGTTTCTGGGTCGTCCTCACCCTTTAAACCGCTCTTCATGAAGTAGTCGTGACTTGCCGCCGCTATTTCTTTCATGGCATCGTCTTTTTGTTTTTTAACGAAAGCCGCAGAATTAGCTTTACCTGATTCAAACAACGTACCGATAGTATTCGAAGGCACACCCGCAATAACCGCTTGCTTGGCGTTCGTGACCATCATATCTTTCAGGTAGTCTTCGTTGTCGGGGTCAATATTCTTCTTTGACGCTTCAGCACTCCATGCCGCAACAGAATCCACGTAATCCGATGTGGCTTTTGCTTTTTTATCGGCAGCGGCCTGTCCACTGTTGTCCCATAGAGATTGGGCTTTACTGTTCAAGTCGCTAGATGAGCTACTAAAGAAACTCTTGTCATAGCCCAAATTGGCTTTCATGTGGTCTTTTAGCGTATCCCACACTTTGTAGGATGCGAGCACATCAGGGGCATTTTTATCCCCACCATTCTCATGACGAATAGTATAGTAAGCCAACCCCAACTTCTCGTTAAGGGCTTCGGCTTCGGTCTTGTCCGTGGGGAGAACGTCAGGCAATTTGGGTACTTGTGTTTTGCTTGCCGTGTTAACGCTATCCCCCACTGCGATGACATCGTTCAATTCTTTTGGCATTTCCAATGCAGCAACCGTTCCCGTATTAGCCTTGGCTTCTTTTTTGTTTGCCGCACCAATCCACTTCAATGCCGTGCCACTGCCGTACTTTGCGTCCGCATCGGACAATAGGCTTGAAAACGCTGCGGCATGCTGTGGGGATGTTGGGTTTGCAATTAATGCCTTAGCCGCAGCAAGTACCGACTTCTTCATCTTGGCTGTTGCTGCTTTTACGGCTTTGGGGTCTACTGGAGTTATTGGTGCTGGTGAACTCTTTCCCTGAGCTAACTGCTCAATATGCTGCGCCAACCAGTAGTTGTACGTGGCTAAACCAAAACTAGCATTAGCTGTCTTGGCGTACACAGGTATCGCCTGATTTGTGGCGTATGCATTTTTAACTGCTGCGTCGTAAGAATCACCCAAAGACTTTTTGCACTCCGCAGCAGTCTTCCCGTTCTGGTCAACTGTGTCGTCTGACGGAATAACAAGACTATCCGTGTCTGCTAGGTGCTTTGATGCATACCCTTCACCATATAGGTTATTGTACTCAGTAACCTTACTGGCAAAAATAATCATATCTCTGATCTTAGCCCCACTTGCGCCTAGCTTATTACCTGCATCAAGCAGAGCTTGGGTAGGGCTAGATGTAGTTGGTGTAGGTGCCGTCGTTTTAGCTTCTTTATCCAAACTTTCAATATGCTGTGTCAGCCAATATTGATGCATCCCCGTACCGTAGCTCTTATCCACATTAGAAAGCTGTGGGTAATCTTCGACATCGCTAGAATGAAAAACCAAACTCGACACAGACGAGTCGTAGTTATCCTTAATTATTTCCTTCCATGCTAGTGGGGTGGTTCCGTTGACACCACTTACGTCCATGTCATTGGGGATTTTTAAGTTTTTAGCTTCTTTGATGTAGGCAGAAGCAGCACCCTCCCCGTAAATGCTGTTGAACATCTTAACTTTTTTTGCAAAATCCACAGCATCAGCTACTTTCGCCCCTGTGGCAGCGAGGGTGTCGGATGCGGCCAGAAGGTAATCTTTATCTTCTTGAGTAGGCTTTGGTTTTGAACCCAAAACATCGGGCTTGTGCCCCGTCAGCATGTATTTTGCCGTGCCGTCCCCGTAGGCCGCATCAATCGTTTTTGTAGTGCTGCTTATGGCAGCTACAGCTTCGGGGGATGGGTTATCTAAATAATCCAGATTTTTCCCCTGTAGCATTTTCTTGTCAGCATTAAAATCCTTAACCCAACCCTGAACAGTATCCACGCCATACTTGGCGTTCATAGTCTGTTCTATAGGTTTGTGTTCTGGAACCATGTTTGCAATGTAGGAATTGATATACTTCTTTTTATCTTCGGCTTTTTGGTCTACAGGCTTAGGCGGATTACCTCCGTAGGCGTCTGCCCACAGCTTCTTAGAGTTGAATTCATCAGCCCACAGGCTTGATGTTCCCTTGCCAAATAGCTCGTCAACTTTGTTGATATGCATCCCCAAAGCCAAGGCGTTGTCTGCGTTGGCTTTCCCACCTTGTACCGCGTCCATCTTGGCAAAGAATTGTTTTTTGTGGTCTGCTTTAGCCTCGTCATAGGAGTCCAACAAGTCAGCACTTGCACCTTGCCCAAGGTACTTATCTACGTCTTGCTTCAGGCCAGTAAGTGCTTTAACCGCGTCTTTCTTTGATAGCTCAAGAATTGGATCAACTAAGCTATCTACTTTTGCTTGCGCGTCAACCAACATCTTGGTCGCTACCTCTTTAGCAAAATTAGAAAACTCAGGGTTCGGATTATCGTTACTGTGGTCGGTGTACTTACCATTAAGGTACTTCAGCCCTGCGTCTTTAACACCCGAAGCAAGGTCAATATCCGCTTTTGCCTTATCAATGATGTTCTGTATCAGGTCAGACTTGTCATCCAGTGTGTGCGGAATTCTCAGCGCGGCTAGGGCGTCGGCTTTAGTGTCGGTTAGGTTATATTCCTGCTTCCCATAATCGTAACTTTTCGCTGTGGCGGCTTGACCAACAGCTTTGATGTTTTCTGTCATCCACGTTGTAGCCGTGCCATCCCCGTACTTCGCGTCAATGTTTTTCTTCATCTCTGCAATAGCACTCTGCTGACTGGCATCAGGGTTCGCGTAGTTAAGAATGCTAAGGTAAGACGCTTTTACATTTTCTTTTACAGCGGCATCCGCATGCATCCCCTTAATCTTTTCGGCAATCCACGAGTTAGCTGTGCCGTCGCCATACTTCTTGTCGATGTCCAATTTCATCTGCATCAACTTAGGATCAGCCTCTCCCTTGGGGCTGTCTGGCGTGCTATCTATGGCTTTGAAATAGTCTGACTTATCCTTCGCCAGCATCATACCGTCAGGCGAAGTTGCGAGGGGCTTGGCAGTGGTCGCAGTGTCATACGCAGCAATAGCCTTATCCGAATACCCTGCCCCCATAGACGCATCAAGTGAAGCCTTAGCCCCATTAAGCATGGCCTGTGTGTCGGGTGTCGGTGCTGCTTTGTGGTCGCTGTAGGCATTGGTCATGTAGGCCAATTTACCTGTGTTACCTTTGCCTTTGGCGTCATTAACAAAATCGGAGAAGGTTTTAGGTTCAACCTGCTTGTTCTTGGCGTTGTACTCTTTCAGCCACGCCAGCGTAGTCCCTGCCCCGTAGGTATCGTTAATCTCCTTGTGGTTATCAGCTAGTTTTGCTGACGCCTCTTTGTCATTAGGGTAAGCTTTCAGGTAATCCAGACCACCAAAGAAATCTTTCTTCTGCGCTTCTTTTTCCGCTTCTTTATCCTTAGCCTGACTATCCACCAAATTGTTCTTCAAGGCATAGTAAGCCGCTAGCGCTTTGTCGGAGTACCCAACCCCCATCGTCGTGTCGAAGTTTTTCTTGGCTTCAAGGAAATCAGAGTAGTAGGTCTGATTGTTAGGCATCGTCATGTGGGCGTTGTAGCTGGTCGTCAAATCAACCAACTGCTGCAAACCGTCTTTAGCCTTGGCCTCGGAAGAAATGTCGGAGAACGTTTTTGGTGATTCTGGTTTCACTTCCACAGCGGGTTTTGGTGCGGGAGCAAGTTTCTCAAAACCGGGAACATCAGGCGGGGCAACCTTCTCCATGTTCTTGTTAGCCTTCATGGATGAGAATGCCAGCTTACCCGTCTTGACCGCTTGTTTTAGGTCGTCTTTGTTTAGCCCGTTATATATCGCCCCGGTGTTGTAGTAGTATTTATAGGCGTTCGCCGCGTCCTTGTATTCTTTGTAGGCGTCGGAATCCTTGGCTTCATGCTGTTGGTGCTGAACCTGAGCATGAGCAATTACTGAAATAGATAGCAGGGTTTTACCGTTGGCAATCTTTGCGGCATTGGTAGCTTTCCCTGCTTCAATCGCCTTGTTAGTCTCGTTTTCGTCAGCATACTTCGCAGCAGCTACGGCATCAGAAACAGCATTGTAGTAGGCTGTGTTCTGCGTGCCCATATGCTCTTGATGAGCCAATTCCTCTGCTGCGTCATGTATGGCCTTAAGCTGTGCTACCTTCTCAGCATCGTGGTTTTCTTTAACTACTTCTTTTTCCTTTACAGCATCGGCAGGAAGAACCCCATAGCTCATGGCTTTGTTTAGGTCTTTTTCGGCTTTGTTTTTTAGCTTTTTGTACTGCGCCGAATCCTCCCCAAACTTAACTTTGGCTTCTTCCGCCAGCGCTGAATTCTTTTTGTGGTCTTCCAGTTTTTTAGCCGCTTGCTTCTTGTTCTGCAAGGCGATAGCCGACTTCATGGTAGAGGCAATGTTCTTTTCCTCTTGCGCTGTGAGCGGTAGGCCATGCTTTTTCTTCAGCCACATGCTCAGACCTTGTGTGCTGAGTCCTTTGGCTAGTTCTTCCTTGCTCATCCCACCAAGATCAGACAGCGCGTCAACGTGGTTCGCAATGTTCCCTGCTAGAATTTTTGCGTTGGTATCGGTAGGCTTCCCCCCGTCCTGTTTGATGTACTGATTCAGCAGCTTGGCGCTCTTTTCAAGCCCTGCCTTGTGGTGTGCAATCAAATCTTCAGGGCTGACATCAGGCGCTGTGGGTTCCTTCGGCTTGTTGACTGCCATAGAATTCACTAGGGAAGTCTGACCATCAGAATAAACGAATGGTTTTTCCTTGGTTTCCTGTGCTACTTCACCTGTCGTATCTTTCGGGGCAAACTGTCCCCCCTTATGCCCTTCGGGGTCAGTGTATCCAGCGGGAAAATGCTTTTCCTCTTTGCTCAATAGCGCAGAAAAAGGTGTCTTGGGGGTTTTGTTGGACATAGTTTTAGCTGTCCCACCAAGCAGAGAAGAATACATAGGTTCGCCTGTACAATAAATACAAAGTAACGCCAGTGTAAACGAAAGAAGCCCCGCCTAAGCAGGGCATTCTAATAAAAACAAACAAGGTCAGCAGTAGGCTACGGACAGACCAACTACAGTGTCGTCGGAGAGGTCGATTTGTTCAGCGCCGGAATAGATAAGCGATGCCACCGTGTTTGAGTCTGTTTCAAAACCAGCGTCCCCGAAGGCTTTAGCAACAGCATCAACTGCTAGTTCACGTACACCGCAGAGGTCAACCGTCCTGACACCGAACGCACCAGCTACGCAGAATCCTTTGATCGTCAGCACATGCGCGTCCTCGTGGGCACCAGATTCACGAAGAAACGTGAAGTCTCCCCCTTTGAGGATCACCTTGATACCCCCTGCGTATGCACGACCGTAGGCTCTGGCCGTATCGGACTTGGCAAAGAGTACGTACTTAAAGTCAAAAAGAGAACCAAATTCATCGCTGACAACATCACCACTTTCAGCGCCGTCATCGACATACGCAGCTTCAATGGTAGCTTTGATGACCGCTGCATCGCTTTCGTCGTTCGGTTCGATTTTCACAGACGGGGTAACAATGGTTGCCTTCGGTGCGTAGAACTTGCCGTCACTGCCTTGCACAAGGTAACGATCAATGGATGACGAATCCTTGTAGGACACGTCCTTGTTTGGCTGAATACCAGCAACGCCAGCCAAATGTTCGATGGATTCAAACTCGGGTACAAACAGAACAATTGTACCCTGACGGAAGCCGTGCACTTTTCCCGCATGATACGCCCACTCAACTACAAGTCCTTTTTCGTATGGCATGATATTCTCCAAATGGATTAGCCCTATGCTGGGCAACAGTTGCAATTAACTTCACGGGCAATGATACACATTGCCACTTAGTTTGTCAAGCAATATTATATGGTTGAAATGACAATGTTGGAAAAGTCAGGCTTGCCTATCTTGGACGCAAACACCTTGAACACGTTGTAGTCCGACTTAACACCCGCTTCGTCTTTCAAAATCCGCATCACTTCGTCATGCGAGCGTTTTTCATGGTACGTGCGTGCTTCCAATACCCCGTCGTAACAGTCAGCAACAAAAAGGATTCTCGATAAAAGAGGAATTTCTTCGCCAACTAATCCGTCAGGATAACCGCCCCCATCAAAATGCTCATGGTGGTGCCTAATTATGGTCGCAGCTTTTCTAGCCAGTGGGCTAGGTATCTCCCGAACAATTCGCTCCCCACGCTCAGGGTGGGTTTTTATAACCTCGTATTCTTCGTTCGACAACCTGCGAGGGGCAAGCAGTATTGAATCAGGTATTCCTATCTTACCCACGTCATGCAACACAGCAGCAGCATAAAGCTGTGCCATTTCTTTGGATTTGATATTGCAAAAATAACCCAGAGCGCACGCCAGTTGGCTAACCCTTTTGCAATGTTCCATTGTACGAGTATCTCGCTCGTCCAATGCAGTAGACAAAGCTTGGACGGTCTGTTCATCTAAAGCCAAGTCGATTGCGATACGCATAAGAGTCCCACACAAAAAACCGCCTTGTATAGTAAGACGGCTTGCTGTGAGTATGGGCTTCCTAACAGGATTACGCTACAGAAAGCAGACCTAGCCCACGTAGTTCTTCTAGTGTCTCTGGAACAGACTTGTGAAGGATACCGATCCCCCCCGCATTCTCCCACATGCCGATGTTACGTTGAAGATCGTCAATCAAGATTTTGTTCGGTGCTGCATGCGCTGCTTTTTCTTTTCCTGAAGAAACAACTACCACGTCCACATCGGGACTCACGTTATTTGCCCACCACTTCACCTTGTCTTCTTTTGAGGTAGACAGGTATCCTGTGGGGCGCGGCATCGCTGTGAGAACATAATGACGATGATGCTTTATGGCCGCATAGAGTTTAAGTGCGTCAGGCAAAACCTTCATTTTATAGAAGGCATTGGGAATCTTGGACAACTCTGCCCACATGTTCCTATCACCGTGAACTAGCCCATGATCTTTCAGAAACCCATGAAAGTCAGAAAACACACCATCGGAGTCAAGACAAATAACAGGCTTACCGACCACGCCTAGACCCCCGCTTCAATGCGTTGATTTCCGTCTGACGAGAGACTTCAAACTTGCCCTTGCCCACCAGCTTTGGAAAGACTGTCGGTGCGGCATGGCTTCGAGTGCCCTTGAACGGTACATGGTAAGGCGGGGTTTCCTGTAGCCGTGCCATACGCCCCCACACGTCGCTATAGGCATCATGCAGCTTGTCGTCTTTGACGCTATCCTTAAAGTTCGGATAGGTGATACCCATCACCTGCTTATGCAGGGCATCGGCAACCAGTTCACGCTTGATGCTGGCGCGAAAAAGGTAATCACGTCCTACGGCACTGGTCACTTTAGCATCAGGGAACACCTTTTCAATATCACCACGACGACGTGCACGAACCAACAGTTCGCCTTTTGTATTTGAGTTATCAACGATGGACAAAAATCCACCATTCAGCATGATCCACATATATTATACTTTCCTTATGTTATGTCCCCCTTCCGTATCTCGAAATGAGATAGTTCTTACGGGCAATTAGCTTGTTAGCCAAGATACTTCTTTTTTCAGTTGACGCATTATAATACGTAGCAACTAATTTGTCAATATCCTCATCCGAAACCGCTGCAACCTTCTTCACAGAATTAGCCACTTCCTGCTCAGACATGCCCCCAAAAACCTGAGCGGCGTTGAAGGATTTTGTTTGATCCCGCATCCGATCTATTTCAGGAACCGTATCACCAAACACGTCACCTTTGGGTTGTCCTTGGGCACGGTACTGCATGGAACCCCCCACATCGACACGGAAGGCTTTTCCGTCAGGGTGCATGAGCATGTTATCGTGACCCATCCCTGCGGTATCCCAATTCGACAACCACGCATCCACAGCGAAACCTTCTTTAGCCCCTTCAACATGTCGAATCTCACGGTGCATGTTTTTCATCCCCGAAGTCCATTTCGAGGCAACGCCAATATGCCCGTTGTACATGATAGGCTTCACATCGGGAACACGAACCCCTGCGGCTTTGTATAGGTGTGATGCTAGGACTTCGTTATAAACGTGGTCTGCTGTTTTGGGGAACTTGACGTAGTACTTCTGCCCTGTTTCATCATAGGCTTGGAATCCGGGGTTTGATCCGCCCTGTGAATCATCTTTTTTCGTCCAGTGGTCTATTGACTCTGGTACAGGGGAGTTACCTGCGCGAAACTTGCCGCCCATCGGGGAGCCTTTAGGCCAGCGTAGTTCTTCTTTCAATATGGATGCGTACATAAGTCCCCCACAAAAGGGCAGTATAGACTGAAATGACGCTTCCTATAGTGTGCGTTGAAATTACTTGCAATTAATGGTGGACGGGTCTGGACTCGAACCAGAATAAGGCTATTATGAGTAGCCCGTAATCAACCCTTATACGACACGTCCTAATTTAACTCAAACACGATACTTCCTAATGGTGTTACCACTGACACCCAAAGCCAAGGCTATGCCAGAAGTGGCGACACCGCTGGCGTGTAGTCTTTTTATTTCAGCTACCACCGTGTCGGACAGACTTTTATAGGAACCCATATTTACATTGCCCGAACACGAACGAGAACAGTAACTAGGTTTTCCCAAATGCGTGTGCTTGTACGCATGACTTTTTGATCGTACAAACGCTAGACCACACTTTTTACAGGTTAGGTGAACCAACTCAGCAGGGTTATCAGCGACGTACTTCTCTCTATTGGCCTTTGCACTGAGTATTTGAAAGTTCTCTAGTCTATCATCAAGTTTATCCCCGTTTACGTGGTCAACTGTCTCATCACGCAGCATAACCCTACCTAAGTGGACGGACATTAGGTACTTAGCATAAGACAATGTGAGTCTTTCCCTGCTTCCGGGTTTAACTAAGCACGCCATTCTACGTTTTTCTTTCTTGTGGAGAACAACGTAGAGTCTATACTCTTGGTACGGATAGTCAGCTTGGGTAGGCATGTTGCAATTATACGGACTATACTTTTTGCCGTCAACTACTAAGTTGCTACTGCCCCTGAGCTATACACCCTGTTTGGTAGGCCGGGAGGGAGTCGAACCCTCGGTGTTTCTAGTGTGTTACTGTACGTGCTGATACGACTTGTTGGCAAGAACATTATGTATTACGTGCCTACCAACACCAAAAATTCTACCCCACTCTGACGCCATACCGTACTTTACTGGCAAAGAACGTAAGTGTCTCACTTGGTCATCCGTAAGCTTAGAAGCCGCTCTCCTAGCTGTTATACTATTAAAGCGTAGTAACTTAAGCTTCTCCAAGGCACCTTCCTTACCGTACTTCTTTACCATGCGATCCCACGGTGTAGGGTTACCGTCAGCTAACGCATCAAGACTGTTCTCTTTATACGTACCCCAATACAGGTGCTTAGGGTTACTGCATTTACCGTTACTACAAGCGTGACAACAGCATACGCCCGTAGCTATATCGGTATCTAGCACGTAAGCCAGTATTGCCCTATGCTGCGTTGAACTACCACCCCTCTCAATACAAGGGGAAGCTAAATCTAGGTGTGCTTGCCTAGCTTCTTTTGGAAGCTTTATGTATTCAGACACAAGAATCATAATGAGTGCCCCAAGTCAGAGTCGAACTGACAGAATCAAGGGATTTTAAATCCCCCCGCTTTACCAAATTGCGTATTGGGGCATATTAACACACCTAATGCGTTTCAACCAACTTCGCCACCGGCCCAAATGATCACGCGGCTTGCAGTTTAAGCCTGTCGAAGTGGCGTGTCAAATAAAAAGATGAACCGTCAACCTTTGGAAAGGAAAACCCGCCACCGCGTTGCACTTGGTTCTTCGGATGAAGCAGCCAGCGTGTTCCGATCCGATTGATCGCATCAACCCGCTTGCTTTCCAGCGCGTCATCGGTGTAAGCCCGAATAATCACCGTCCCATCAGCAAGGACAGACGTTTTTGGCGTGTCCTCAATGCTATAAATATCAGTCATTTACCACTCCGTTCGTAGAAAGAGCAGTAAGTATCCCACCTAGTCAGCTATTTGTCAAGAGGTATTATTGTCCCTGCGGGATATTTTCCTGTGAAACAGGATGTAGCTACGTTGCAGGATTTGAGTCGCTTGCAAAAAGAGTTGGGGCATATACCACTTGGAATCTCCCCTGTATCCTCAAACCGCTTGATCAGCTTTGCTTTGGAAACGTAATACTCTGTAGCTGCATCATCCCGCTTCACTATAAATTCTTTGAACGGCGTGAACTTTCCGTTGATGTCCTTTTTTCCGAAGGCTTTGGAGACATACAGGATACGCCCATGCGTCAAATCAATCTTGTCAACGTGAGAACTGTTACTGTGTTCAATCATCCGAAGGTAGAGGGATGTTCTAATACGGTGTTCAGCCTTTGGTGCAACCAACTCATTAAATTGATCCTTGTCTAATGACTTGATTTCAACAGCCACATGCTTAGGCAACCCCAAATCAACTACCAAGTCGATACTGCCTGTCGCGTTGATTTCTTTCGACAGAAAGCTTAGTTCGACGTACTCCCATTTTTTTGACCCGCACTTGGCACAGGGGACTTTAGGCTCTTTGCTGAAATAAACGCGATTTCCGCAGTGTGGGCATACCCAATCCCCCACAGCGATGTCCCTGAGCCACACGTCCCGCACAAGATCATGGTACGCATTGCCAATGCCGAAGGTAACGTTCAGCGCGACAGAAAAACTCTCGTCCCTGCGCTTGGTTTTCAGCAGACGAAGAAGAACGATTTCACGCGGACAAAACTCGGGATCATCCTTGGTAATATCTGACGCATGAATAACGTTTGGGGATCGTGCTGGCTTCCTAGTTTCCAAGTGCTTGTTTAAATAGCTGCACAGGGAAACCTCTTCTTTTTTCTCTTTCAGAGCGTTCGTGATGAAATCCACGAATTAGACCCACTTAGGCACGTCAACAAGAATCTTCCTTGGGGCAGGTTCTGGTTCTCCTGATTCAAAGCTAGAAAAAGACTCTACCCCCAAACGCTGTGTTTCTCCTGCGGCAACAGGTTCGGCAACGGGTGCTACGACAGGCGCGGCAAACGGGCCACACAAAGCATAGGCCACATTCTTCACCAAAGCGTCTGGGTCGAAATCCATGTCTTTTCCGCACATCGTCGCCCCACGAACGGCGTACTTAGCCGCTGCAATTACCGCGTCACGAAGGCTAACATGCAAGATGGGGTAAGGCGTGTCGGCACTGGTACCACGCGCATCATCCCACTCAGCGCATTGTGGGGCGTACAGCCAATGGTCTTTCGGTAATGGGAAAGAACCTGTGAAAAAACCACTACCGTCTGGTAGAACATTGAAGTCACCGTCTTTTGTTTCTACGGTAAAACTGCTAGTCATTTGAAAATACTCCGTCATTAACAATTAAACAAACATCACAACTTCCTATTGAATACTCGGGGAGATTCCGCAAACACACAGGGTATTCCAAAAAGTACGATGTGCTTTTACGTGTGAGAAAGTTAGCGCTTTAAGCCTCCCGAATACCTTACCGGAAATGTCATCGTAGCGTCGTTCTTTTGGCATGATTACTCCTGAAATAGTGATACTCCCACAGGACTAATCATTGGAGAAACTTCCATTGTTTATTAGTGCCGCGAAAAGAAACTCTGGAATAGCCACGAAAGAACCACCCTTTTTAGGTGTGCCGTCAGGGTTAACAAACCGTATGGATAATGCGGGTGTCTTTCCTATGCTCAAGGCTTCGTGGGATATTTTTTGCAGCCAATGCAGTTCAACCCGCATCGTTTGATCCGACGTACTCTTGGCTTCTAATAAAAAATCAGCCACACGTACATCACCCTTAGCCCCGTGCATAGAACCTGATGCGGGGGTTAATCTCCCCCCGAGAGACTTGGCTACCTTCTTCTCAGACACAACACCGTGACTTCCTTTAGTGCGGGAAGCCAGACGTTTTTCATACGGGGAGTCAGCCAACAGTACTCTCCGAAAAAATTTCCCCTGTTTCCTTGTCAACCTTGAATGCGGATGGTTCAGGGTTTATCTCAAACACGCCAGAAGAGGCCGCTTCCTTCGTAATGATTGAATTTATTAGAAGGCTATACGTCTTGTCCGTTTCATACCAGTGACGAAGTTCTTTCTGGGTCTTGGCTGTTCTACCGCACAGCGTCCACGCCTTATCCCCCTTGGGGTCTTGCGTCATCAAGCCCAAATCCTTGCACCGAACCGCCACAAAACCCCAAGACGGGCACATCCCAACACCAAGATTACCGTGGGGTATAAGCGTAAGGTCGTACTCGAAAGAGCGCGATGTAACTGGAACTTTGGCTTTTTGAATAGAACCCGTGACATGAAGAAAAGTGGGGTTAGTTGGGTTTACATCTTTGACTATTTCAAGCTTGCCGTACAAACGTAAAGTCATTGATGATGCAAACTTCAGGGCGTTACCACCGGGGAACTTCAGCGGGTCACCAAACATTTTCCCAATTTCATAACGGGACTGATTTATTAGAAAAAGTGCGGGGCGATGTTCCCTTCCTTTACCCAAAGCAACCACAGATTTACGAACCAGCTTACCAACAACGTATGAATTCCCACCGACGTTCATCTTCTGTGCTGACGAGGCTATTTCATTGTCTGTCGTCATGGCGGCAATGGAATCAACAACCACAATACCCACGTCGCTGGCATACAGCATAGCCTCTACCATGTCCACGGCTTGCTCTGCGAAGTCTGGTTGTAGAACAATCAGGTCGCTCATGTTCACACCAAACAAAGCCATCCAAGACGGGTCTAGCGTAGTTTCCATGTCAACGTAGACGGCACGCTGCCCTTCTCGCTGAACCTGCGCCATGAGAAGATAAGCAATAGCTGTTTTTCCTGACGCCTCACTTCCCCAAGCGATAGTGACACGACTACGAGGTATCCCACCATTCGTAGCCACGTCCAGCGGAAGGATTCCTGTGGGGATACGAAGGACTGAAAGGGCTTCATTACCCATGTGGGCTACACCATCCCCCATGTCCTTTTTGAACTTCTTCAGTACAGACAAGGACTCGCTAGAACCACTCGAAAAAGAAATGCTCATGATGCAATGCCTTTGACCTCTTTATAGATCGCTGTCATCTTGGTATCAACCCACCGACGAGCAAAGTCATAAACCTCGTCTATCTCACCGTATTCAGCGGGGATGTTGATCATGGCGCTAACCTGCATGGATTCGTAGTTACCCAAGTTGTAGGTCGCTTTTGCAGAAACGCCCACGTTGCACATGGGTTTTGCTACGACGACTTCCTTTACAGGAAGCTGCTTAACAACCTCGGAACCATCGGCATGAATGATCGTAATTGTCCCCAAGACGGTATCAATAACGAGCGTGCCGTCACTTGGGGTTTTTATCTTGTCTGTTTTGTTTGTCATGGTTACTCCGTATACTCCCAAGCGTTAGCTACCTGCGCGATGTAGGGTGCCAAGAATCCAGCGCGGCCAATCTTCATGTACCGTGATTCCAAAGCCTTCTGAGCCAACGCGCTTAGTGCGACCGCATGCGCCCCCGTAAACCATGTATTTTTCTTAATCTTTGGTATCCAGCCTAAGCGACGATAGCGACTGTAGGTATCTTCTGGAATCCCTGCGGCTTGACACAGCCCTGATAAATTTAGTTTTCCGGGGGGTGGAACAGCACGTGTACTTACGAAATTAACACCGCCCTTCACTTTGCTTAGCCTGTACCTTCTGGCGTTATCTTTAGCTTTTTGCCGGTACTCAGGGTCGGACTCGTACTTCTTTTTTCTTTTGGCGTTAAGGTCGTCTTTGTTCTTTTCGTACCAATCAGTAAATTTGAATTTCTGATCTGCTGGCTTGGTCATCGCGCTATTCCATATAAAATTAACATACGCCACAGTATGTCAAGGTTTTCTTATTTGTCAAGTAATATCGACTATTGTGGCATTCAACTTTTTGTATTGGCGCACCCTTGACTGGAAAGAATCAAGTAGTTCCTGTGCGCAACTGTCTAAAATGTCCATGATCACAGGTTCTTTTTTTCCGGGGACTTTACGCAAGATTCTCCCCACCGTCTGACTCACGTTACTTCTCGGGGAACAAAGAATAGCCGTGTCCAAAAATGGAACGTCCGTACCCTCACTCATGTAGCTGTACGTTGCCAACAGCACACGCATGCTGTGTGCAGTAGCGGCGTCTGTTTTTGAAATACCCCCCGTGTACCTCAGTATTTCTGTCTTGGGGATGCCCATGCTGATTAGAAGTTTTTTTATGACTTCAATGTGCGCCAAAGAGTCAAAAAACATCACAATCCTACGATCCTTCTTGTAGGCTTTGAGGCACAGGTCGGCTAGCAGATGGTTACGTTCGGGGTCTTTTGCCATCTTAGACGAAACCACAGCAGGACGCCCTCGCTGTAGTGGCATAGGAATCATTTTGTACCCGCCGAAGTCGTCTCGCACGCGCCATAGCGGGAGTTTCCAGTTCGTCCTGATTACCAGAACGCGGGGGGCTAACTGTACATGATCAGACGATGAACCTACTTCCCCGATATGAGCACGGAATATAAAAGACTTCCCATCAGGACGAACAGGCGTAGCACTCAACCCTAGCCTGAGATAAGAATTGAATTTGAACATGGCCTGACTAAACGTTTCCGCCGACATTCTATGGCAGTTCCCTGAAATGGAAAGTGAGCCTTTATACCTAGTCAGCACATTACCTGAAGGGACAGTAACGCAGTGCACATCCCCCGAGTAAGGAACCATTGTTTTTGTGTACCCCTTCGGAGAAATCCAAGGTTTGTCTGCGAACCATCGTACTCGATACCGCTTCTCACGGCCAGAATAACCTGTCTTAATTATAGACGCGGCTCTACCGCATAACTTTGCTATGATGACTATAGTGTTAGCCGTAGATTCCAAAAGGTGTTCAAAAAAACAACCCTCATCATTTGACCAACCATCCCAATGAGTCAATTCTTCTAAAAAATCAGCATTTAACGGACTTGATACGTAGGGATCAAACCAGTCAAAGTTTTTGGGAAGTAGGCTTGTATGCTTAAAGGTGATGCTGGTGTCGCCACGGCAATTAACGCTAACACTGTGGTCTATGCCGCAACCAGAAAGTATGGATTTTAATCTACTTATTTTTCTCGGCCTCCTGAAAGAAAACCTATATGTGCGTATTCCGCTGTTCTTACTGGTGTAAAGGTGGTGTCCGTCAGCTTCAAAGGCAATTAGTAGCCTCTCCCAATCTGTAATCCTACGCCCATCATCTCCTGATACATAACCAGCAATAGGCAGCTTTATCCTCGATTTCAAAAGTAAGTCGGCTACTGGAATCCTGCACACAGACCAACCATGAGCCTTTTCGCGTTTAATAGGCTGTTCATGGTTTGGTGTTGTTACTGTATGAAAACCGCGACCAGCAATAGCTATTAAGTTTCCAGAAAAAAGCTTTACAACTTTCCTCAGAATAGGCTCAAAACGCATGGTATCAGTATGGGCATCGAAAGACATGACTTGGGCATCTTCAGGCAAGTCAGCAATACTAATCCACCCTGAAGGGGTCAATAACTCATGGTCAGGATGAAAACACTCATCAGCCACGGTTAGCCCAAAAGCACTATAGATGCTGCTTGGGTAGTCACGCCCCGCTAGGGAATGCACCAGACCAATTACCACTTTCTTACCGTCGACTTGGCAAACGTCCTGTTGAATAAACCCGATTTCTTCTTCTTTTATTTTGGTGTATTTAAGCAGGTTGTCCTTCCACTGCTGCATCAAATCTTCTTTGGTAACAATGATCAGTGTGGTCAACCCCATGTCACAAATAAGGCGTGTTGCAATATAGCTCTTTCCTAGCCCCATCAAAGCGTTCAGTGTGTGTGATACGCCTTGTTTTAACAGGGCAAGACTGTCCCCATGAAGCTGCTTTTGAACCTCATAGGTGTCGGGCTTGAAATCGGTAGTGCAAGTAATTGCAATAGGCTTCCCCCGAGAACGCCTATCCTCTCCGAGTGGTGCCAACTCACGCGGAACCAGCAGGAAATCACCCATCTTCTTCGTCAAAAATATAGGGTCAGGCTCATACTTCGTCTTGACGATGAAATGCGTTTCCATGTCTTTTGAGTATGGATAAACGGCTGTTGCCGCTGTGTAAAGCGGCTTGGTTTTCAGTTTTAGATCAAGCATCAGGCCAAACCAGCTTTAACCTGTAGTGTGAAAGCCTTAAGTTCGTCATTCCACGCCCTCATCAACTCCACACAGGCGTCTTCACTCTGGTTAGCCGTCTTACATTGCAAAGCAAGAAAAGACTCCATACCAGCGTAGAACGCCCTACGCATTTCTATTCTTTGTATCTCAGGAGCGTCTTTTGGAATGCAATCCGACTCGAACAAAACCCACTCCGCAGCTAGCGCGTTAAACATAACCCACTCCGTTAATGGAACAATCCAGCCGGGAGAACCCCGACCGGACGATTAAAACTACTGCTTACAGGTTGTCTTCTAGCGCTGCCTTCTGCGCTGAAGTAACGTGCCCCACAGGTGCCGCTGACGCTAACGTGGGGATTTCCTTGCGGATTTCTTCTGCTGAGAGGGGTGCACATTCCTTGGTGTAATCCAAAGGAACAAAGAAACAAATGGTCTTCTTCGTTTCAGGATCAACACGGGAATACTTCTTCTTGAGAACGTCTATTTCCTGCTTCTCAATGAAGTCAAACATGCTCCCCACACCGGGAGACTTGTCCCCTGAGCGAACCACGTCAAACGTGCATCCAGCCAAACCACCGCGCTTACCGCCCAAGATTTGCAACTGCTTCAGCGTCGTCGGCTTGGCAATAAACAACTTGGGCATGTCCACATAGACCACACCCTTCTTGGAAGTGTAGGGCGTGTGGTCAATAACCGTGAAAGCCCCCACCAAGGCGGGTGAATCATTGGCCCCGCAAATCGGGCAAGGTTCCATGTCCTTGATACACGTGTAGAAGTGCCCCCACGAGCCGTTCAACATCAGGTGATGCTCGTAGTACAGGAAATAATCCACCATACCATCTGCACCAAGTAAGCCGTCAACGAAGGTGATGCGACCTTCCATCCCTTCCTTCAAGCCAAAACGCCAAACCCTTCGCGTCTGCTCTGCCTTTGCTTTTTGTTCTTTTTCGTGTTTTTCTGCTTCGGCATGTGCTGCTGCGCCTGTACGCGCCCATGTAATAGCCATTTTGAGTCCTTTTGGGTATTTAGGTTAATTTACGGTTCTTGAATTCCGATTAAGGAACAGCACCATATTGACAAGCCTGTAGTCAGGTGTCAAGCAGTAAATCATCCATTTCAACGTACTCGGACAAATAGTACTTTAGCATTTTTGGGTCTAGCGAATCGGGGTCTTTGGGGTCGCCTTCTTGATACTTCACGATGTCTATCTTAACGTCATGGTTGCTCTGATAATACTCAAAAGCGTCCTTAGACGACTTCAAACCCGCTGTGTCATTATCGGAAAACCAAACGATATAGGGGAACCGACGAAGGTGTTCTAATTTACGCTTTGTCGGAAAAGCTGTGAGTATTGCCGTCACATTGCGGTAAGCCTGATAAACACGTGCGCAATCGAACTGACCTTCGACAACTACCACAGCCTTGTCCACGTTCAGCTTACTTTCCCTGAACCATGTCGTATGCGTATTGTTCACCGAGTTGTACAAGTAGTCATGATGCTTTTTTTCACTGGAAGGGTCAATGATCCGTGCACGCATCCCCGCCAGCTTCTTATGCATTTCATCGTAGTAAGGAAAACCCACGGCTTTCCTTGCATGATCAAACCGAAGGTCAAAATCAACAATCACCTTGTCAGGAACATTGCGCCCCTTGAGGTAGGCCATAGCCTCTGGACACGCCAACGCGCTAGGGAAGCCCTTCAACCAGAAGTCAGGAAACTCTACGAAACCCTTTACCTTATCGTCTTCAGGGTATTCGTCGGCGTCATAAACGAAAATGTCTTCTTCGTCCATGTACTCAAGCGCCGTAGCAATGTGGGGGCTTGGTATCCCGTCTTTTTTGTTGAGCGCGTAGAGTTCTAACAGGACGTTGGTTACGGCACCAGACGCACCGCAAGAAAAGCAGTGGTAGTTGCTGGTACCGCCAGAAGACAGGCTAATCCCCGCCGAAGCCGATGAGTCTTTTCCAGACGCATGCGTGTGGTGCGCAAAAATGCAAGAGAACATCACCCACTCATCGTGGTCGCTGATGTTCTTTGCTTTCAGGGACTTGAGTAACTGCTTTACTTTGCCACGATTCAAGGGTGACCTAGTGTAGTGTATTGTTCGATTGAAACACGGGCATACCTTGATAGTCGTCCATATACCCCGCGTAGTACGAGGATTCAATTTCAGCCAGATGACGAGTGCACTCAGACACGTTATCCGCAGAGCACAGGGACGAAACCGCCCCGAAAAAAGTAGAAACATGCTCCTGCGGCAAGCACAAATCTATAGAGGCATGCAACACCGCAAACGAGGTAACTGCCGCGTAGTAGGTGTCTTCTTCGACAGAACGAACAAGTTCATCCACCAGTTTCTTGGGGTTATGCAAAAGCATATCCGTACAGGTGAAGACCAGTTCATCGAAATCAGAAGCTTGTATCATTTCATCCCAAAAAGAAAGAAGGCTTGCCTCTATTAGAGCAAACCTTTGCCCTACCTAAGCCGCGTTCTTGCGCAGTTCTTCGATAATGCGCTCTGCGGCACCTTGCCCGTTGTCCCGGTTGTAAAGCCCCGTGAACAAGTCATCTTCACTAAGGTCAATCTTCAACGCGCGACCGTACAGGTAGTCGAAGTACAGCGATTCCCTGCCTAGCTCTGATTCAGGAACGCCCAGACTTAAGGCATACACGAGGCACTTGTCTATTTCCGCTTGCGCCTGTTCAACCGTCATACCTTCGCCACCACGCACATGCATGAAACCCATGCCTTGCTGCTTGGAACCGTTGTAAAGAGCCGCCAGAACAGCGGCCTTATTAAGTTTAGAAATATCCACGGTTTCCCCCTTACGCTTTAACAGCGTCGACAACAACACTGATGCGTCGTGCGCCGGTAAGCTTGGTTTCACAAAACGCCGCAAGTTCAACCGCCGAAAGGTACTTCTTCAGGTCTTCAACCGAAACCTTGGCAATGGCGTAAAACGCGGCATCGCCAAGCTTCTTGTGAACAGCCTTAGCGTCAACCAAAGATGTTTGTTCCGTCTTTGGAGAAAACTTGACCGATCCACCTTCAACGTTGTAGACCACTTCGTCTTCAGGCTTTGCGGTTTCATCCAACAGCGCGGCAAGAAACTTGCGGTCGACTTCGTAGTCGGCAACAACCTTCTTTGCTGCTTTTAGCTCCGTTTGAGCGGCAACAATGCGTTCTGCCTTGACATCAGCCTCAGACTTTACGGCTACTGGCTTGACGCTCTTGCTATCAACGTACTTAGCCGCCTTGGTGGTTTTGGTAATGGTTATGGGCATCTTTTTCTCCGTAAAAAGTAAAGTTGTTTTGAAACTATGTGCCTATTATAAGGCTATTTTATAGTTTGTCAAGCTAATCTTTCAATTTCGCATAACAAACGGCTTCTTGCCAGAACTCCCAGTGCGACTGCTTCACCAAATGTCCACCGTACTTGTTTGTATCGGCGTTATACGGATACCCCGGAGACAGATTGATACGCTTGCATATCTTTTCGAACCGCAGTCTTGTTTTTGTTTTAGTTTCATTGCACACGCCACTACACGAAAAATCACCCGCCATGTTTCGCCCTTTTCTCTGCTTTTCTTTTTCTCTTAGCTTCGGCAGCATCTAAGAGTGCCGCGTCATCCCGCATCCTGTCCGAACGCTCTGCGGCTTTGTACAATTCAACACACGCTTTATTGCCGAACACGGTTTCTCGCATGTGTGTCAACACCGCACCGTGCATGTGTTTTGTTGGTTGATACGCTTTTCTTTTCATTGTGTGCATCCCCTGATTTGAAGATGCAATGATACTACCACCTAACTAATTTGTCAATTACTGACTACCTAATAGTTGTGCAATTGACTTCAAAAATCAGCCGTAAAAGTGGTCTTCGCCCTCGGCAACTTCGTCTAGTTGTGAGAAATCCAGCGCATCGAAACGCCAGTTAATAGAAAACTTTCCAGACTGACCATCGCGCCCTTTGAGTACAGTAATCTCCCGCTGCCCGGTAGTCTCTGTCGACTCGGGTTGCATCAGCGCCAAAACAACACTTGAAATCTGACCCACGGCATCCGAATAGGCAATATCCTCAAGGCCAGTGGAATCACTTTTCTTTTTCTTCGTAGACTCACGGTTCAACTGATAAGACAAAATCATAGGTATATTCTCCGCTCCTGAAAGTTGTTTCAATAACTCCACGTTTTCTGCTGCCCTGTTGAAACGATCCAAACGAGGGTTGCTGTGTTTTAACAAGTAAGCCCCGTCAACAATAACCAAATCGGGGTGGTACTGTGCGATGAATGCGGCTAAGTCATCCACGCGGCTGTTCATGTTCCCATCAACAATCTTGAAGTAGTTCCCCAACTCGTTTTCTGCGGCTGCGAGTATCGCCATGCTGGCGCACAAAGACTCCCACTTCGCAGTGGACACCAGACCCTTCTTGAAGTTAGTCATGTCCAGCTTGGCGTGTATGCCGTGCATCCGTTGGCAGATAGAAATAGGCGACATTTCCATCGACAAAACAAGCACCTTCTTCCCCTGCTTATAGGCGCTGTACCCCATCCACAGGTTAGCGTAGGTCTTTCCGCTCGCCGGTCGACCAACCACAGACAGAATATCCCCCCCGCTTAGCCCTGAAGTCATATCGTCTAGGTACTTCCAGCCTAGCTTTATGCCTTCTATAGCACCCATCAACGCCTTGTTCTTTTCGGCCTGTACTAGCTGGTGACCTTCTTTAACCCAATCCACCACGCTAGAACGCAAGGCGGATGATGTAAGTTTAGTCGCCACTTCGGTAAACGCAGCGATGATCCCCTTAACGTCTTTCTTCTTTAGAAGGTCAGAACTTTTCTGCAAGGTCTTGTTCAGGCACTGAAACCCAAAACGCTGCTCAATACGATCCAGATAGTAAGCGTGTGGTTCGGGTGTAGCGGCCAAAGCACCGAACTTTTCTTCCAGCGTCACCATGGACGGAAGAACGCTGTAGGAATCAACATGGTTCTTAACGAACAGGTACACATCCAGTTCGTCAGAAACAAAATAGTCTGGTGATAGCCGTGCGTGATAGAAATCAGACACACCACCACCCGTAACCATCGAAACGATCAAATCATGACCTAGCATATCCCACGCTTTTTTAGTTTATTTTGTAGAAAACAATGTGGCTACACACTGAGGGTACTTATTTTTTTCCCTGCTACCTTCTCTTTTTTAATGCTGTATGCCTCTACTTTAGAATTGTCTACACTCAAGTCCCCCATAAGATCGAAGTGCTGTTCAATCAACGAATAAAACGGCTTCCCGTACAGCGTCTGTAACATAGTCAAGTCACTGACCCACGCTATAGTCATTTTGTTGGCGATGAACCGTTCCAAAATCAAATTGTATAGCTTGCTGATTTGCCCCGCAGTCAGAGTTATGCCTGAACACAGGTCGGGGATTATCAACACCGTGGGGTTGGGTGTCTCAACATAACGATCATCCAAAGCGCTCAACAGCATGCCGGTGGAGTAAACACGCGCATCCTTACCGTTCCGCACCATGGTCGCCCCGATGCTGATAAGCTTCATTACAGGCGATGATCCATCCGTACCCACCAGAATAAGCCCCGCCCGTCCTTCTTTAAGATAGGACTTGAAATTACGAACCCACTCAAATTCCGCAGGAGTACACACAGTCTCAGCACTCAGGTAATGCAAGTGGTGCTTCGATATGTGTGTCTGCTCAGAAATGAAATCCAGACTGTGCAGCAACGCCGCATGATGCTCTGGATCGAGGTAGTCTTTTTTGTCGCTCATAAAATCCTATAACTCTTTTGCATGCGTAACCTTGTACTCTTCAGTCTTAGCCAAACTAACGGCAAGGTCAACCGCATGTTTAGCAAGATAGTCTTTAATCTGCTGAATTATCCCCGCACCAACGTCACCTATCTCAGCACGAGCCAGCCTAAACTCCATTGTTTCCCTGTAGGCTACTGACGGGTACACGCTGAGCACGCTCTTTGGATACGTCATCCCCACGCTGTTAGCCGCATCAATGTAGCTTTCCTTCTTTGGTGGTGAAGATTTTACCACAGCACAGCCGTCAACAGCATCCTTGGTATTAACCGCAGCAGTTTTCGTCTGCTCGGCATACTTCTTCATATGAGATTCAATTTTCAGACTGGATTGATACCACGTCATGAAGTGGGATTGGTACTTCAAGAAGAAGGTAAGTTCAAGGCGTGCGGGGAAAGTAAACAGCACCGTGTCCGTTTTCAGGATGCCTTGGATGATCCCCTTCTCCCACGCCTTGAAACAGGCATTGAACATGGAAAATATTTCAGGGTCGTTAAAATGCTCTCTGGCATTACTGATTATCTTTTTACACACACCAAAATCTTTCCCTGTGGGGGGCGTTAGAAGCGTTTCAGGGTAGTGTGCAAGGGTAGCCTTAGCCCAAGCCGAATAAAACGCCGCAGCGTTCAAGGAAGGGGCTTGCTTGGTCGAATTGTAGCTTAGGGCATGGTCTGCTAGGTGCTGTGGGGGTGCTTTTGCTTCATAGATGCCCTGTAACTCGCCAGAAGACAAAGAAGCCCCCATCTTTGCCGCAGACTTGGGGGGTGTACTCCACGGTTTCTTCTCAACAATCACGGCAGCATCCTTGCAAGTAATTTCATCCTGAGTATCAGTGCAATTACCTTCAAATCCGGGTAAGCCTCTTGAAGACCCTATTGTAGACTCTATACCCACGTTTGTAAAGTTAATATTTTCTTCTTCTTTGCCTTGCCCTACCCGTTCTGTGTTGTTAGGGGTTGGGTCAACGCTGACAACGAAGTTGTCGGCAAGTACCTCTTTCTTCTTAGTAATACTAACTTCATTTATTAATTTATTATTCTTATTAAAATCAATGGTAATTACGTTGTTAACAGTATTACTCGAACTGCTAAAAAGCATTTCGTGTACGAAGTGCACTTTCTCTTTTGATGAACTGTTTTTCACCAGCCCCAAGACAGGTTTTCCGTTCAAACGGTCAATGAAAAAGCGCTTGGCGTTAAGCGGGTTGCGCATGAAACGAGCGTAGTGATTCTTCCTGTTGTAGATGCAGACGTAGGGCTTCCCACGGAACGGGTCTTCCCCTACGGATACCGTTTCAAAGTAGTCCGTGAGTGTCGGGTAGTACTCCCCGATGAAAGAGAACTGCTCTTTGAAGACACGGGCAGAAGAATAGTCACACTTGTCAGCGAGGATGGGGATGTACTTGTTTTGTTTTTTGGGGGGCATGATGTAACGCGGCATGCCGTAGTGAGCATTTTTAGCTGTGCTGTGTTCGTGGCTAGAGAATCCCCACTCCAATTCAGCAATGAGCAAGGCTGTCTTCAGCCCCACCGTTTTTCTGACTTCACGGTGCACTACCGTAAAAGGCGTCCCCTTACCGATGTCACGTAGGTATTCAAATTTTGCTTTGGGATATTGAAAAGCCATGATTTTTCCTGAACAGTGTTGACACAATCACCAAGTATGCTACTATTCGCCCTGAAACGACGTGTGCGCTTTTTGCAACGAAAGGCGGCTTGACCCTAACCTTAACGGTAGCGGATCGAACGTGGTTTTTTACTTCTAGTTAGTCGGGATACCAACGGGAAGTTACTGTAGCACGAAGAAAGGGGGAACCGCAAGGTATCCCCCTTTTTTTATTTGCTGTGCGATTATCGGGCGGCTTGTGCTTCTTCAGCCTTGGGCACGATAACAGGTCGGTTGATCGTGGTTTGCTTTTCGCCTTGGTACTCCGCGTGTTCTTTCACCGTGAACTTCAGGTCAAACTGCTCGCCTTCGTCCCCAACCTGCCCCCAATACACAAGGGCGTTGCCTTCGGAAGTCCTGAGTTTGGTGGTGTACTTGACGACTGAGCGGCCACACCAATCCAAACCAACAAAGGACGACACACGCTCAACGGTTACGTTGGCAACCAGACGCTGCTTTTCTTCACCGACAAAAGAACTTATAGCCGCTTTGAGCGCCTTGTCTTTCTCTCTTTCAATGGACTGCCTAACAGCGGCAACTTGGGCTTCAGTAAGCTGCCCACGATCTTGATACTGTCGATACAGACTCTCGTAAAACGAGTTTGACTTGGCTTTAATCGCAGCAACCACATCTTCGTTGCCTACTTTGAATTCAGCTTGGAGTGCCGCCGCCGCAGCTTGTCGAGCCGCAACCTTGGCATTGTGTTTGGCAAGCTTCGCGGCATCACGTTTTGCTTGGGCTTCATCAAGCTTCGCATTCTTTTCGGCGCTATAGGCTTTGCCGTCGTGCTTGAACCATTTGCCTTTACCGCCGCAGTCAAAACACGTCCAGCCCGTATGATTCCACTGACTACCGCCACCCAAACCACCACAACGCGAACAACTGTGCAGATACTTGTACGATGCGGATTGCCCGTCTTTAGAAACTGACAGGATGCGGTCTTCGGCTACAAGCGAACCGTGTCTGGTGAAATATTGCATATACCCTCCGTGGTATGTAGTTGATGTAGGTAGACTACACCAACTACGCAGATTTGTCAAGCGCAATCAAATCGGGGTTACTTCCACGGGAACGGGGTCAGTGAGAACTACGTAATAGGGAACCCCGCCCGGAAGGGAATTCCATATCTCCCGTGGGAGAAGGCACTTAACATAGCCCGTAGCTACCCCGAGAAGGAAAAGTTCTTCCATGTCCTTGTGCATACCCGTCCACTGAAGACCCGTGCTGTCTTCACAAGCACCCAAAAAGGAATAACCTCCCCCGTGTGCTTGATGGAACGGCGACGGGAGTTGCATCAGGAAGTCATGGATTTTTTCCGTGTTTTTCGCAAGACTTTCGGGGTTAAATCCAACCGACAGGGTGATCCCTTCGGCTTTGACGTATCCGCCGACAGTTGGCTTGTCTTTGAACAAGCAATCGAGGAACGTTTCGTTAACGGCATCGGCTTTGAGTTGGTTCATTCGGCACCTTCGTTTTTCAGGGTGATGTAGAGGAATTCTGGATCAGTGTTGGTTTCAAGCACAAACTGAGGCACGGTATCGGCCAGCTTTTCTTGAAGGATAAAGATCAAATCTTCCTTTTTGATCGAGAACTTGACCGACTTGTAGAACTTGTCGGCAATCTGATTGACCAGATTTGAAGCCACGTCGCCCTGTGCAGCAAAAGCGGAATAGACTTCTGCCGGGGAGCAAAGCAGCTTAGCCAGCGGCAAAGCAAGGATAGCCGAACTGTGGTGTCCCGACTCGTAGAACCCGAACTGACCGAACACGTCAGTAGCCATCCCCATAGAACAGGATGAACCATCAACCGTTTCAGCACGCAGACGAACAGCCACGGCAATCCACGGGTTGTCCTTGTGTTTGATGGGGATCATGAAAGGGCGAATGCTCAGCTTGAGATTACCACCCTTGGCAAAAACGAGGTAGGTGCTTCCTTCCTCAGACCCCTTCACAGTTTCGAGTGTGGGGGCATTAAATTTGAAATCAGACACGGTATGTTTTCCTTGTGTTATTGAAGTTGGGATAGTACGCTTATTTGCCTAGTTTGTCAAGAGATTGTTGGTTTTTATGTACTGATACACGTGGGCGGTTACTTTTGCTGGTGTCAGGTCAGCAGAAGACAGACCGGCAAGAAGACTTAGAAAACTAGAGCAAAACTTATCATAGTGCGCTTTGCTTGCCTTGATGGAAATGTATAGCCTCTTGGACAACTCAATAGCCGCTTCCATGCTTAAGGTGTGTATCACTATAACCTCGTCTATACGACCCGGCCTATAGAGTTCTACGGGTAGTTTGCTGAAGTTGTTGGCTGTCATCACCGTAAGAACGGGTTCCCTGTGCTCCTGCAAAAACCAGAGAAGCTGTGCCAGAAGACGATGTGTAACGCCTGTATCGTCTGTTTCACCGAACAGTTTTTCGACTTCATCTATTAGAAGCACGCACGTCCCTCTGGTTTGTACCGAAGATAGGACTTTGTTCAGTGCTTGCTCACTCTGACCCACATAGCGCCCCAAAGACGCTGAAATATCAAGGCGATACAAAGGGCAGTCAAACTGGTTTGCCAAGTATTTAGCGCCCATTGTTTTTCCAACACCGCTCTCACCGGCAAGCAACACACCACGGGGGCGAAGTTGTGTAGGAACGTTTTTATTGAGGTACTTCAGATTGAGAGTAGCGTAATCCACTAGCTGCTTGCAGGGTAAATAAACCCCCAAGTCCTTGTTGACTTCTTCCAGCCCCTGCACTTGTGAAGAAACCATCCACCGATTTTCAAGCAGCGTGTGATTGGTGATTGTTCCGCCAACAGATGTAATGCGTACCAATTCTGATACGCCTTTTAGGGTAAGCCCCTGTAGTGCGGGGAGACATTTAGTTGCTTCGTCCCCGCTCATGATGGTCGACAGGAAAGACTGTACGAGTGCACTAGGTGTCGGTAACTCTCCCCCGTCAAAAGCGAGGGAAGACCCTTCGTGGTTCAACAGAAAGAGAACCTTTCCATGCTTAACCAGCCAATCGTAGGTATGCTCGCTTAGATCAAGCGCTGTATCCTTGGTATAGAAAAACTTGGCAAATTTAAGGTTGCCTTTATCCACCGCAGATGAACCACCTTGAGGCCATTCAGCCACGGGGGAATCAACGATGTGTGCCAACACAGACGATGCGTTCATCACGTCCGACGTGGTAACGGCAATAATCGGTATCCCTGCTTTAGCTACAGTTTTTAACATATCACTCCATTGAAATTAATTGCAACTAATAAGTCTTTAACGCATCATCAGCCCGTTTAAGGGCATCAAAGTCACGCCCTGCCCTAAACCAATATTCAACGTGGTTCCGTAGTGCTTGTAGCTCACCTTGAAAAGCGATACGTCGGAGGCGTTCTGCTAAAGCAGCATCTTGCCACGTATCATAGCCTTCTGGGCCGCGCACAATAACGCGCAAACGGTGGATTTCAGCCCATAGCCGTGCAGGGTCTTCTTCGTTATCGGCTATCGGTGTCATCGTCTTCGCCTTCGATGTCGTCGTCTGCTTCAACAGCGCCGGGATTTTCTTTGTAGTAGGCTTTGATGCGGCCAATACTCGCAGCGTCCACCACCATAAATTCGTTGGGGTACATGTAGTCCACACCAAGATGGATATAGTCGTCCCCCCCGTCACCTATATCCAGACCAAAAAACGTATCCGAATCTTCTGTGCAGTTCAGAAAGTCGTCTTTCGCTGTGCTGGCTTCGAAGGTGTTCAAGTCTAAGACAGCGGGGGCGAAAACTTCATAACCACCGTCACCCACGGCAACCATTGTTACTTGTGCTTTTGGCATAGCTACTCCTATAAATTTGAAGGTGATTTCACTCGAATGCAACAACAACTTTGTGGACAATACCAGACTGCTCAAGCGCTACCGCCAAAACCTTCTCTGCGGTCAAGTCGTAACCCAACAGACTGAATCGTGTTTCTTGTTCAACAGCGTCCTTTGCTTCTTTAAGCCCCAAGCCCGTCAAAGCCCGAAGCGTCTTGATACAATGAGTTTTAGTATGGCTGTTGTACAGCGCGGGAAAGTAAAAACCTTCACCCGCTTTTGTAGTAAAGTCGATGCTAGCCAGCCTTTTGAGAAGGTTCCTCTGTTGTTCCGTGAGGTCTTTGTACGCAGAAAAGCCAAACAAAAGACACTCAACGTCTTGTGGGGACACGTAAAGGTTTGGTTTCATGCACACTCCGTTGTCTAATTGGGAACCACTATACCCCGTGGTTAAGGATTTGTCAAGAAATTATTTACTTTGCGGGATCATCGTCAGCGCAAACCTTCAGAACGGCTTCCAGTTCGTTGATGTAGTTTCGGTAGTCCACGTTCTCACGTATCAGGGCGATGATCTGCTCATAGTATTTCGTAGGAACCGCATCCTTCGTAATATCCACAGGCTTCTGTGGGTACTTCACCTTGCAGCGCGTCACCACGGGAATAGAAACTTCCTTTGTCTCTATGATGACTTTAGGATCGCACGTAGCGCACGCGGAAAGGGCTAGGCATAGGGTAGCTATCAGATACTTCATCTTGCTTCTCCTGACGCCGCTGTGGGGGGCGCTGTGGGGGTTTTTGGTGGATGAGTATCTGCGTACCGCATCTGTAAATACTCATTCACCTTCAAAGAGGCTTCCTTGCAATCGTCCGATGTTGTCCTTGGGGCAGTGAGCAAAGCCTCATACCTCGCCTTGTCCTTTTTAGCCGTGGCTACCGCTGCATCCGCTACCTTAATAGCCGCAGCTACCGCAGTAGTCTGTGCGTCAACCATTTCTTTGATCTTGGCGTTTTGAACGTCAATCGAAGCCGCCATTTTTACGTTAGCTTCAGTCAGCTTGGTATTTTCACTGGTCAACTCAGCGTTTTTGATGTTGAGGCTGGCAATCTTCTCCCCCTGCTTGGTGATGGTGTGCTCAAGGGACAACACAAGAAAATAATGGTACACACCAAACGCAGCGAAGATGATAAGAAGGGCTAGACTCAAGCCCCCCATGATTTTACCTGTAAGCAGACTAGCGAACATTGCATTCTCCGAAGAAAGGCATATAGCGTGGCGGGAAGACGTTAACTATGTTATTTGTATATGTTCGGTTAATTTGGAAGAAGCTCTGACCGTACCCGTGTACAGGAACCTTGGCTTTTTTGCTAGTGTGCTCTACGTGGTCGAACCATCGGTTAGGGTCGCACTCTGAAGTATTTCTACAAACAGCCTTGTCTGATAAGACCCCCCCAAGCCCCCCATTATACGCAGCAAAAGAAAAAGCCATACGTTCTTTTTCATCCGCTGCCAAAGAGAACTTGCCGTAGTTAAATTTATCCATCAACACAAGCGTCCTGATTTGGTAGGCGGCATCATACCTGTCCTCCCATTTCCAGTCACTCATCGTCGTATTCAGCTTCTTCGCCTCTTTGAAGTTGTCGAATTTGGCTGTGATTGTAATTTGTCCGAGGCCAAAGCCGTACTCTCGGGATGTCTTGAGTTCCGCTCTCGGGTTCCAGCAAAACCTGTGCTTTAGACTCGGGCAGGTTTCTTGTCTTATCTGAGAACCTAACATTGATTTCCATTTCAACTCAGGCCAATAGAGGTTGGATTCTAATAAAAGTGTAGGTAGATGCTGCTGCTCATTTGCAGTTAATTGCACAACCGGGCAAATAGGCTCAAGTGGGGGCGGGTGAGATGGAAGCATCTTTATTTTCCACTGATTCTACGGGAATATCCGCGTGCCCACAGTTCGGACACTCCACGGGAAGTCGCGTCCTGTTAATGCTAAACCAGTTCGGCCAGTTGAAAACATCCCACTTGTGATTGCAAACTGAGCACGAAAAATGAAACAGGCGTGATACTGACCAAACAATCATAGACCACCCCGCTTATTTGAAAACCTGCATGGAGAGTGACATCACCGCTATGAGGAACGCCACAACAGAAGCAAACACAATCGCTGCTGACATGTTGTTATCTCTTACGGCTAACCTAGCGATGGCCTGTAAATCAAGGCTGTTGAAAAGAATCCTTCGGGTTAGGTGTGTTCCACCGACCATGAACAGCGCGATCCCCATAGCCTGAAAGATCACAGCGTTGGTCGGGTCAGCTTGATACAGAAGAAAACCGACCGCGCCCATCAGAATAAAAATCTTGAAAAAGTCGTAGAAAAAACGACGTACCTTGCTTACTTCATCCGTAATCATATTGGTGTCTCCTGTTTAGCATCTCTACGCAAGCTGTCTCTGTTTTTAAGCAACAGCATATCCATGAACTGCTTTCGTTCGTCCAAGCCCTGTGCAAGAAGACCTTTCATTTCTTCGTCTTTCACATCCAATTTGCTGCGCAAGCGCTCGTTGGTTTCTCGCAAAGATTCAAGGGAGAAGATTTGTGCTTCCAAATGAGCAACCCTAAGTACCAACTCATTACGTTCTTTGCTTGCTGAATCTGCCGCTAGTCGATATTCTTCAACTTGCTTGCTTAACTGTGTGTATAGCGTGCTGCCAACTTCTGATATGGCTGTCTCTAAGACGTTTGTGTTCTTGTCTTTTGTTTTTTTGTTGATTAGCATCATGAACGGTAAGCAAGCCCCCGCAACCATCAGAAGAATGACGACTACCCATTTAGTCGCTTCAAGGATGTCGCTGCCTCCTGTGGAGAGTCCTTGCACCATCGTAACAGCTTCGGATAGGGGTACGTCAGACACGGCAGGGCGTCCTTTTAATATGATGTGGCGTAAAGTTAGAGTATAGCGGGGGAGCTACCTTCCTTATGAAAACAAAAAGCGCACCGTACTGCGTGCGCTTTCGGCATTACCTGAGCGTATCAAACCAAACTTCTAAGCTTGTCTAAGGTAATTTGGGTTTCAACCTGCTGTGATTCAAGCACTAAAAGATGCTGAACATCGCCAGTAGCCAATGCCGACGCCCTTAGTTCTCCGATGTAAGCAAGACGGGATTCACTTAAAACGATAAGTTCTTGAATAGTCACGGTCATTCCTTAGAAGAACATTTGAGCACGAGACATTAGGGTGCCCGTATTTTGCAGGCAGTAGAGGTATTCCTCCCCCGTGGTCGGTGCAGAACAAATTCCCATGAAATTTCCGATATGTGCCGTGCCTTGTACCCACGTTGTCGTGGCATAGCCGCTAATCTTGTTCGTGGCGAGGTTATAACGGAAAACACGAACAGGTTGTCCTGTGGCTGACCGCGATGCAAGGATAGAATCAACCCCGTCATACGCATAACTTGAACCTGTGGTAAACGGTTCAGCCTGTGGCCCGAAGAAGTAACCGAATGCCCATGTTTCCTTGGCAATATCGTAGATGTCGGCTGAGTTAGAACCACCACCCCGAGGGCAGAACATCAACTTTTTGTTGGCTACAGCAGTAGCTCCCCACGCCCATATCAACTCAATACCCGCGCCCCTTGGTGGAATAGACACAATGGCATAAGCTGATGTGGTGTCAGGCGTACCTGTGATGGTCAGTGCCGTTGCCGTATTGGCTGTGCAGGTTGTCTCCGTTCCTTGCAGCGTTCCTGCTGTAACACGAACACGCTTACCGCCCCACTGATTAGTCGCCCAATTTTTAGTGTTATCCGTTAGTGTTGAAGCGGCACCTGATGTCGCAATACCCCATGCATCCGCAATCTCATAGCGTGTTGTGGCGTCCGGTGTGAAGGATTGGGTTGTGTAGGTAAGAGTTGTTGCCGTATTGGCTGTGATGCTGATACGGCCTGAGCCGTAGCCTGTACCCGCTTCCACTTTGAACAAATAACCAATCCACTGACCGGGAATCCAGTTCTTGCTTGAATCAGTTAGTGTTGTGAGTGAACCCCCTGAAGCATGGCCGTAGCCGTGCATGTTGGCTTCTTTACGCTGATCATCACAACCGAAAATGTTGGCGTCGTAAATGCAATATTTACTTGTTCCGTTAACACCTGCAACGATAGTGGCTACGGTTAACGTCGTTGCGGTATTTGCTGTAATCCAACGCTTCTGTGATGTAGGTGCGGTACCCGAAACACAAAGGTCAACAATGCGCCCCACATGCTCATTGACAATCCAGTTTTTACTTGGATCGACAATGACTGTAGTTGATTGGGAGTTAGACGCTGCCATGTTGGCTGTCGCTGTGGTTGCAACAGAGAATGTGCAAGCGGATGTTGACACAGCACTCACACCAAGAATGGTATAAGCAGCATTCCACAATCCTTCTGTACATCCAGCGAAGGTTACAGAATCGCCTTGCTTCAACCAACTAGCAGAAGCCAGAACAATATTTGCTGTTGGGCCAACTGTTGTGACACTCACAGTTAATCCCGAACCTGAACCCACAATGTTTGTGACCCCGCCTGATGTTGCAACCGTGTAGCCTGTGGTTGTGCCTGAATCAATCAATTCAATCGTAGAAGGAACACCCACGGCTGACAGAGCAACAACGCGACCTTTAGCACCGGCACCGGCACCAGTTACAAAACTGAATGTGTCACCAATGGCATAACCCGTCCCCGCATTGGCTGGCGTTGTGTTGATTGCTTGGACACCCGCTGCAATACGTGTGCCCGAAGTGACGCCGAAAGGCTCCCATCCTGCCATGGTGCAGGTTATGTTAGCTGTAATGCCGTCATCGAAGTACTGCCCCTGCCCCCAGCAATCGTTGAATGTGGAATAGGCGAATAAAGCAGAAGCCGCACCCCCCGCCATGTAGAGGCGAGCGTAATCCGGCCAGACTTCATACGTTGAACCTGTGGTGGGGTTTATATCCCAATTTCTATTGACGGTAAACGCACCCGCTGTGTTGCTAACGATTCTTCGGGACTGACCAATACCCGTTCCACCTGTAATCACAATACGGTGATTTCTCCAACGATCAACTTCCAATGTGGTTTGACCCGCATCAGCAAGTGTTCGATTAGTTCCACTCACCACACCAAGATTTGTCACTAACGCTGAACCCAACTTCCCTGTGCGCTGAAGAGAAAAGTCAGTACCTAAAGCAGCAAGGATCATACCTTGTGGGGTTGTTTTGTTCTGCCAGCTATCAGCTATCACATCGTAGTATTGCAGGGAGAAATAGGGTGCGCCTGCAAGGGACGACAAAAGGTAAATCCCGCCCGATAACGTAGTGAAGAACGATGTGTAATCAGGGGTCGTTGTCCACGCCGTTACAGAAAACGTGCTGGACATGATTTGGAAGTGCGCTTGCGAACCTGCCGTTGTTACGGGGAGTGCATAAGGAAGGATCGCAGCATACGGCTGATTACTCCACGGATCGTGGGGCTGTAAGTTAATGTCGGACACATAGAGCGTCGTCGTGTCATTATAGAGAATCTTTTTATATTGTGTGGAGTCAGTACCAAAGGTTACACCAACCATGTACCCTGCCCATTGATTAATCTTCCACTTCTTCAAGCTATCTGTGAGCAAGTTTGCTGCAACAGCGGTTACCACACCAGCGTCGTGAACAGTTTCTCCTGTGTACGTTAGCACACGAGTTTGACCCATACCTGTTCCGCTCAGAATTTCAATGGTTTGACCATCAAGAGTCGGCCCACGCAGTCCGGGGATTTGTATCGTGGTCGATGTTGCTGAAAGGACGCGCCCGTGAAAACCGCGCTTTGTTGTATAGCGTAGAGAACACCCAACCGTGGTGGTTTGATTAGGTGCTGCAAGTAATTGCCACGTATCTGCAATCGTGTCGTAGCGGTAGAAGGTAATACCAACGATGTAATAAATATAGCGATCCGTGCCGTCTTCCGATGTCGTCATGGCGGCAATGGCTTGCGTTGCGACGGGGGCTTGGTTGCACAACTCGAAAAACGGTAGGTCAATTAGTTGTTTGTTTGCGTTAGCCATGAAAAATCCTTAGAGTAATTTGATGTGGGTCGTGATCGTTACACGCGACATCATGTAATACGTGACCGAATACCTTGATTGTAGCCTGTTCGGGACATCGCTTTTAGCATCTCAAAAGCAGAAACACCGCCAATATTAGTTTGGTTGCTCATTGTAGCCACCGTGGTCACCGTGGTCACCGTTCCTGACGCAATAGTGGCAGTGCAGTTCAAGTTACCTGCTGTGGCTTGGGTTGCGATCAGGGTTCCGCCTGTGACGTTGTTCACATCAACAGACAAACGATTACTGCCGCTACCCGTAACCACACCCAAAGGCTTCAGTGCTTGGAATATTCGACGCAAAAGCGTCAAACCTTTCTCTGTGGCTAGGTCTTCAAAAGCGTTTCTAAGGCTCATAGTCCATCCTCAATCCAAAACGTCATGCCGGTACCATCCCCTAAGCCTGTTTGAATCCACAACGCTTTATCGCCCGGAGCTATCGTTGGCGTTGCGTTCTGTATGTAAGTTGCGATACCGCTGCTGCCCCCCGTAATTGTAACGGTAACATCGTCACCTGTGTTAGTCGCCGTAACACCAGCCCCCACAAAATTTATTGATGCCGCTTTCGTTGTCTTTGTTACCCCTTCGTCCGCAACGAGAACATTGTATTGAGGGTGATCATCATCACCAAGACCACTCAAAGCACCATGATCCGTAATACTTGCGGGAACATCCACCGTAACCGCAGACCCAGTATTAGATGCGGTTACTCCCCCGCCTGTGAAATTTAGCGAAGAAACGTGGGGGGTTAAAGGTGTGCCCTCGTTAGCTATACTGACAACTGTTTCCAGATAAGGTGTGACCCACGCTATTGAACTACTGGAATCTATGACGCCAACTACTTGACGTATTGCAGGGGGAGTAAGAGTAACACCACCGGGTACAGTGGCGCTTAGGTAAACTAAGTCGCCGGGTGAACCAGTTAGTGTAAGGTACGTAAGGTCACCGCAAAAACCGCCATATAAAGCGTAATCAAACTGACGCGCCCTGCCATCCAAAAGCACAGCCAAACCCAAAGTATTCGATACGTCATAACAAATAGAAAGGGCGGTTGCTAGCGTAGCTACGTTTGCCGCGCTGGCTGGCAAGTACGAGTCTGTTGTCGTGTCTAAGTAAAGAAATTTTTGACTTGGATCAGACTCCGCGTAGTAATACACCGTCGAAACAGCGTTTGCGTCGGCGAAAGCCGATTCATAGGGAACGATCTGTAAAGATGTGGCTGTTAAAGCCATACCAAAAATAACGGTATTACCGGCCAGCCTTGACATCATCTCTGGGGGAGATGCAGGTATATCCCCGCGTGTCAATGTACCAATAGCGGTTCTTGATAGTAAATACGAAGCGTCAGGTTCTAACCCGGAAAAGCAATTGACTATCCCGCTGAAGGTCACCGTAAAATCATCAACACCTTGAATGGCTGTTACAACACCCATGCCGAAGTTAGACGTGTCTACAGTAATCCAAGTATCGAAAACACAGCGTGCAATATCCCCTACAGAAAAGCCGTGAGCAACTTGATGCACTTGAATAGAATCTTGGCCGTTTACAGCCACAGTAACATCACCACCAGAATTTGTTACAGTAACTCCTGTGCCGACAAAATCGAGAGACGTAGCAGCAGATGTTTTGGATACCCCTTCATCTTTTACTGCAACGGCACTGCCTCCCCCCGGAATAGTGACAGTAGCTGCGCCACCTGTAGCCGTGACAGTAACGCCCGCACCAACAAAGTCAAAGCTGGAAACCCCAGCCGTCTTTTGCACGCCCTCGTCACGCACTTCAACGGGTGTTCCGCTTGTCGCTATCGGACTAACTAAGGTGGATAGATTCACAGTCGTCACGGCACTACCTCCAATACTGCATTATATAAGATGCTGCGCTAGCGGGGATATTGATAAATATTGGTTTTGTTATGGTTTTAAAAATAAGCCAAGGGTTTGATGTTATTAAAGCCGCTTCGGCATCGGATAAAAGCCGATTCCAAGCACAAACTAAAATAGTCCAACCCGTACACTCGCCACCCCCGGCAGTGTTATTGCCTAGGAGTTTGTATGATGGACTTCCGGTTGACGGACTTCCCCCCAGTGTTCCCGTGGTTGTAGGGGTGAGCTTTATTCCGTTCTTGTAGGCTAGCCCACTTCCGCTTGTCTTACCCAGCAGATAGGTTGAAAACGTGCCGTCGATTGCTCCTGCGACTTTAACCGATGACCGATTTACGCCTGTTTCCAGCAGACCTAGACATAGCTGCCCGTTAGTAGGCGTCTCGTTCTCGTCGTTGTTAGCTGAAAACCAAATCTTTCCACTTGTAGCGGTATGGTAAATCGGTGTTTGAGCCAACAAATTAGCAGTCGGATTGCCAAAAAATAACGCGGTTATGTCGCCGTTTCCTAACACACCAGCACTTGCGTTTAGACTAGCCCCCCCTGTACCAGAGGCTGTCCATCCTGTGCCTTTTGGGGTTGCGACTTTAGATAGCGTGCCTGATCCCGCTGCATAGGTTTGCGGTAATCCTGTGACCAGATTGACGGCCATATTTCCCGTGGACACAAGCGAAAGTCCACGAGTGATCGGATTGCCCCAGTCAATAGTGGCCCAGTCTTGTGTTTGTCCACCGCACGGCACTTGACGACCTATCATGTAGGCACCCAAATCGGTTTAGGGTTAGATTTGAGTATTTGCCACGGAGAAAAAAGAGAAGAAGAAATGCTTATCGCTTCTCCCACTGTCAGCGCCCTATTGTAAACTAGGTGCAGAGCATCCCTGTGGTTCTGAGTACCAACTACAAACCGATTAGTTAGTTTTGTTGTTCTGTTTGCGTTAGCTGTGCAAGTAAAGGTAGACGTTCCAGAGTTAACCTGCTTGCCGTTGGTGAACCAGCGCCACGTTGTACCATCCCACGTATAGATATAAACGTTATGAATGAGGTTGGAAGAAACAGCGTTATGTCCTGTGGTGTTAACATAAGCCCCGTTATTAGCGAACGACGATGCACCGTTATTAACTCTGGACACGTTATCAATAGCCAGTGTGATCCCGTGACCCGAAGCCCCTTCATCAGACGTTAATACAGGGACATCAACTGGGTTTGTTTCTGCTCTCCCCACATAGACAATAGTGCCTTGTGTTGTTACGTCATCAGCACCTGTCCTACCGTAGTTTAAATACCCCCCCACACATTGAGATGCAACACCAAACTTTTCTGGTGTGGTGACAATAGAAGACCCTGAAAACGTGGGCTTTATACCCCTGACCAACTCCAAAGGAAGATTACAATTGACATTAACTGCAAACACAAGCCCCTTTGTGATAGGGTTCCCCCAATCAATTTGGGCTGTCCATTGGGGTTGTTGAGTAACTATTATTTTTCGTGATCCTGCCGTTGATGCTGTGGGGATGCTTCCTGAACTTGTGCCCAACAAGCGTGATTGACGAGTCAAAGCAGGGCCGCGAACTATGTCTATAACAGGAAGGCGTTTTTGGGGCGCTTGATACATTAGCCACGGGTTAGCTACTAACCTAGCTCTCTCTGCTGCGGTTAGAAAGCGTTTCCATCTGTGGAAACTTATAATCTGGCCGTTAATTAAACCCCAACCCTCGCGGCATCCGATACGGGTATGCGCCCTTCCCGTAGCCCAGTTTAATCCACCAACAGTGGACACCACGTCACCGTTGAGGTCAACTGCGGTTATATTACCCCCAGCCGCCCACATAAAAACAGTATAAGCACCCCCTACGGCGACTGTTTCTGTCGTTGCCCCAAAACCCCCACCATAGTCGTAGGCTAATTGCCCCGAGGAAGAAAAGTAAACATCAACGTTACCATCAAGTAAAAACGCCCCTGTATCGTCATATGCCCCACGTATCCCATGCAACATTACGGTTTGTGGGTAATCACCACTGATTTCAGTCATACCTCCTATTGACGTACCGCTAGTAGTAGCGTTATACCCATTTCTAGCATAGCTACGCCCAACTCCAAGACGAGTAGCGCGAAGGGTGTTCTCCGAATTTACGTTATGGTAGAGTATGCCTTCTCCGTAAGCAGGGTAAGTCGCCAGCGAAGGAAAAGCCGACGACAACCCTTCATTTATAGGATTGGATAGGTCAATCTGTGCATTACCCTGTGGTTGAGATGTACAAATCGCCAGAGGACGCAGCACTGAGCGTATCAGGCGGCTCACAGGTAAATCCTAGTTGTAATAAACTTCGGAGTACTTCGCTGCGTGACCAGAAGATGCGAGGTTAGCCCCTGTGTTGTTTTGGATAACCAGACCCCACTTACGCGGCATAATACCCCCGAAGGCGGCAGCAATGCTCATCGGTTCCGACTTGATGACAATGCTCGCTGTGTGGGCTTGGATTGTTCCGAGGAACTTCAGGTTGTTACCGTTGGCGGATAACGTCACTGAGCCATTACCGCCTCCCAATACTTCAGTCGTGGACGCCCCGCCCGGATAAGCGGTACCATCTTCTGAGCCAAAGGCATAGATGGAGATATAGGTTGAAGCTGATGCGGTAATCGCCCCGATGCTTATTTCAACGTGAACCAAGGTATCTGTCGTGTTGTTACTGGTGCCTGTTGTTACCACGTCACTCTGCACGGAACTTCCTGTTGCCAGAGAATTCAAGGCAGACGGAAGCGTTACAGTTTGCGAACTCGCGTAGTTAAGTGCCATTTTAAACCCCTTCTTTCATTGCGCTAAAGCACTGTTCCCAACTTGCAAGGTCGGGAGAAACCCCCATAGTGGTTACATGGTCGTATTGTTCTTGGGTTAGTACATTGGTCGCCAGCAGCGCCCCCAACATCTGACCCACCAAAGGAATCGAGGTATCAATGTTGTTGTATCGCGCATTAGCTACGTCAATAACAGCTTCTGCCGCTGCTTTTGCGGGGTGATCCGTCGACGCTACTGTTTTTAGTGCCCACCAAACCCCTTGGGCTTGCAGGTAGGCTTGAACATCGGATATGGGAACTAGCTCAGTTTTAGTGCGCCCCGCGTTAACCTTCTCGGCAATAACGTGGTAATTCCCACCCGCTATTTCCTCTGGGGTGCACTTAGCCAGTATTTCATTTTTAGTGACGAGCATGATTAGTCCTATTTAAGAGTTACAACAAGATCGAATAGAGCGCCACTACCTACAGCGCCTACCGTAATATAATCGCCAGAAATCACGGATAGGCTAATGGAGCCTGACGATGTATAAGCTGCGGCACCAGAATAAACCAGTGTAGCAGAGGAAGAACCATTCTTATAAATGGTTATTGTGAATGATGTCAGTGCTGAAGATAACCCCACAATAATCGTTGTGTAGGTGGCTGACGCTGAAAAATAATAACGGGAAACACCTGTTAGGGGTGTAGCGTTTGAGCCGGGGAAGCTTGTCGTTATCGGTGCGGGGGCAGGGGCAGCAGAATAGGTATTCGCATAAGTGTCTGCTAGCTTCCAGTTAGTTGTCGCTGAGTTGTAAACTAAAAGAATGTAGGCTCCGTTTATGTTTGCGGATAGCCCCGTGGCACCCTCTATGGTATCTGCGCCGCCCGGAGAAACCAAAACGGGAGTTGTTCCGCAATAATTAGCGACATCAAAAACGCCGACCACCGAACCATCTGCGGGGGTGGTTGGAAGCGTTACTGTAAAAGCACCGCCTGTGGAGTTAACTCGTACTACTGTGCCTACAGTTGGGCCGAAATTACTTGTTTTTATAGTGGTGTAGGTTAGACCCGCCCCGCTACCCGTAGCAGACAAGTCAACCCAAGTAGCCCCATCGCAATAGTACGGCTTCTTGTCGGACGATAATTCTGCCGTGACACCCTCTAGCCCAGCTACGGGTGTGGGTAGGGCGGTTACTTTAGGCAAAGACCTAAAGCCTAGAGTCTTCAAGGCCATTAAAAGCGTCCGTAAATAGGCTTACCCCTTATTGTATGGCGTAAGCTCTAGCTGTGCAAGATTATGCCTGTACGACAGCACGGTACTGCGCTGTTGTAGGCGCAACGGCAAAAGTTAAGGTCGCTGTGTTGGTGGTCGGACGAGTAACTTCGCACTCTACGGTGTCCCAAGGTGTCGAAGCATTATACACTTCAACCGATATGTCTTTGGTTCCCAAGTTGTGCGTAATCGTAATAGCGGTAGATGAGTTATCACCCACATCGACAGCGTACTTACGGACAACAACCGCAGTGTCAATAGAGATACTGTCTGCGGCAACCGTGATGCCTGTACCCGAACCAACATCCAGTGTGTTACCTGTTTTGGTCAGACCAGAACCCGCAACAACAGAACCCGCACCAGAGAACTGCGCCCATGTTAGGGCTGTGCCCGAAGCACCGCCGACGATGATTGTTCCGTTGGTTGTGATCGTCCAGCCTGTATCAGCGTTCTGCGTACCTTCTTCAACGAACACGAAGGCATTTGCAGTGAGTTCACCATCAGCATCGGCATCGGTAGCACGATCCCACACACCGTTAGCGCCGGAACCCAAAGTGCTAACAACGTAAATACCATTAGCAGAAGGTGTGCCGTGATCCTTTACCAGAATGCGATCAGAGCCAGCCAAGGTAACGCCGTCAATGGTATTCGGGCAAGCGGTCAACTGACCGCGTGTTGATGTGCCGCCTGAATTTGCGTAGGTACCTGCTGTCGCTGTGGTTGCTGCCCTGACTGAGCCTTTAACATCAAGACCCATCGACAGATTATCAACGTAGGTCTTATTGACCGCATCCGTACCCGCCGAAGGGGCGAGCAAGTTAGTGATTTTTTGGGAGTTAAGAGAAACCGACGTTGTTGGGTTAGCCATTTGATCCAAACGGCTAGTACGCACTTGTGTATCGAAATCGGAAATCGTTGAGGCTAATTGCGTTCCTGTGTGGTTAGCACGGGCTAGCGGGTCAGTAGCTAGGTTAGCAAGTGGAATACCTGTTCGTTTGGTCGCATCCATCGACACCCAGATGGTGCCGTTGTAATATTCCATATCATGTGCTGTGGTATTCGTGAAGATTTGACCTTCAACGGGGGAACCCGGTGCCGAAGCCAGCTTATGAACTAGCGTATTTTGTATTTCATTTTTGGTAAAGTCATAATTGACTAAAATCTTCTTTGCCATGGTAAATCCCCTAGTTTAAATAAGCAGTCCCGCCAAACATTGCGCTAAAAGTGACATGAATTTCATTGCTTGACACGTACTTGAGTTCGCCTTCAACCTCATCACCGCTTGAGTCTATGATAGTAACAGACGGGTAACTACCTAAGCCGTGAACAATAATCCATGTGTCTGAAGCTATTGACTGCGTATGTGTATAGGATTCGCCCGACAAACCCGGAACATTTACCGTGACTGTTCCCGCACTGTTCGACGCAGATACACCCGAACCTGTGAAATTAATTGCAACAAGGGAGCTAACGAGCGTAGTCCCCTCGTCTTTGACGGTAACTACAGGGTTTCTCTCGGGGGTATAAATGCCCCCATCACTGCCGATGACGGATAGATTGTTGGGATCGGTGGATAGTGATGCAGATGTTCCTGCATCCCCCTTATCACCTTTATCCCCTTTGATTCCCGGAATACCCCTTGGCCCTTGTTCTGCATAAACAACAAGAGATGAGTCTTCTTCTTCAACAAAGACAACATCACGCGCCAGTGAAACAAGGACGGTTTCTTCGTTGGTCATACTGATCCTTACGGTAGATCAGTGATTGTACGCGGGCCAGCGATGCTTCCGCGCATTAAAACTTCAGCGTCTTCTATTGTTCCCACAGGCCAGATCAATAAGTCCCACTGTGCAAAATCAAAATCGTAAGACTCTGTTTCGGATCGTGGCACAGCAATGGAGATTCTGTTGGTGTCATCAAAGATTAGCTTGCCGTTCGTAGTACTCCAATCTGCATAAACAGGTTCATCACCCGCAGCAGAACGCAACTGTATGCGGCCAGCCTTCCCCGCAAGATCAATCGGGGTTTTAACACCCGCGTCGTCCTGAGAAAACCAGCGGAACGCCTTTTTATAGGCAGCACCGCGATAAATCGGAGGCAGTTTCACATTAAACGGCATGGTTATTAACCTTGGCTAGCCATAGCGTGAACTGTCATGAAGGCTTTAACAGCACCCGAACCGCTAGTACGAACGGCACGCACAAAGTTAGGTGGAGTCTGCCAAGTCATCAAGAACCCTGTCGCCCCATTAGACCCAACACTGGAATCCCATAGAACAATCCAAGCCGCATCTTTGTGGACTCGCCACTGGACTTGAACAACAGTGCCGCCCGGAACAGGATCAACTTGAAATGCCCCCGGCCATAGGGCATGGTAAGAATTATTAGAACTTGCGCCAATACCCGCTGCCGTGTCTAGGACGCATGCGGAAGGAACAGGATTAACTGCGGCTGAGTCCAGTGTAGCAAGACCCGCTAGGTTAGGTAAAACAATCGTATCGGCCATATCACACCTTGAATGAAGGGATTACGTTATCTGAGTCTTGCACTGACACCACCGCGTTTCTTGAATCCAAATTAACAACTGAACCAAATGAAGCTGACCCTGCTTTTACTAGCTTTATTCCTGTTGCAGTTCTCACCATGGTTAGCGATCCTTGCGCACCTACAACTGTCCCCGGCGTGTTGTTTGCCGGTGGGGCTATCAGGTTACGAAGTGCCTCTAAGGGATTCATGGAGATAAGTTTCCAACAAAGAAGTCAGTCGGTTTCAGCAAAGTTAATTCAGTAGTCAGCTTAGCATTCTGCACATGATGCTTGATGCCTGTTATTTTCGCATACCATGAGCTACCGAATAATGTTTCTGTCACTTTAACTATCTGCCCTAAACGCAAGCCGGGACGAAACACCATCTCCACAGTAACAAGCTGACTGCCATGCGCCGAATCATCAAGCTCATTTCTGCCGCGTTGAATGCATGCAGGTAGTTCAGAGAGAAGATTGCTGATAACCGCGTCATTGACACGGTGCCGACCTTCGCCACGGTAACAGCGGATAGAGTAGAACATTATGGATAGACTGGTGTAGCGATGCCGTAGAGAACCGCATGCACAGGCCAGCTAAAGACGGAGCCTGTTGGGGGAGCAGGAAGATTGCTGAATTTACCAACCTGTGCGGTAGGTGAGTACTCAACAAAGACAAAAGCATAGGGGGGTTGTGCCGCAGGGTCGCCTGAGCCTACCCACGTGAGAAGTCGAGCTACCGTGGTGTTGGGGACGAAAGTAAACCCACCGCTTTGAAGATACAAAGCATTAAGTACGATCAAATTGGATGGGGCTGGCTTAGAGAAATTAGCAACAGGGGTAGAGAAGGATAGCCCCTCACGAACAATGTTATAACCAACCGAAAGACCCGGAACGTTGTGGCTAAAGCTACCCCCCGTAACGAAAGACCCCATGATGGTCACGTTGATTGATTTGTAGATAAGTACGAAACAGTCATCGCCGGGGAAGTACTGAGAACGCCCACCATTTAAGCCATAAGGTCGGGAATCTATCTCCCCTTGGAGATGCCCCTCTCCCCCAGAGACACTACAGGATATGGTGGTTGTTACGGCATGTTGTTCTAGTGCCATGGTGGTCTACCTCAAGTAAGAGTTGAAAACCGTATCACGGACGCAAAGCTGTAGATGCGTTCCGCCCGGTGCCTTCAGTTTCCAAAGATGACAACGTGTGGTGTATTTTAACTTAAGCATACTGAATCTAATGTTTAAATCGGATGTATAAAACGTCTTTGAGTAGTCTTGCATGATGATGCTACCCGCAGGTTCGGTGAGATACCCGTAACTCTGGATGGCACACACAGGGTACCGTGCTGAACCTTGTGATCGAGTTATCTCTATAAGTTCCCACCCGAAATCTGGTGCTTGCCACTCATTAGGACGCCAATTTTCAATACCAAGGTACTCAAGTTCTACGTTTTTATTCGTGGTATATAGCTCAACGTTGTCCCGCCAAATAGCTGGGAAAACTCGAACAAAACCACCAGAGTAGGCTGTTCTACCATCGTCAAAATACCCTAAATCGCCCCCAACAGTTTCCACATCGAAGAACTCAATAACGTCAGCCACACCGATGTCTTGGAACGTCTTGACATAGATGCTATCCGTCTTTTTGTTGGGTGAATGCCGCTCCTGCATGGACAGAATATCGTCAGAATCTAATAAAAAGTGGTCTGTCGTAGCATCTGAATACGTAGGAACAGCAACAGGGTGCTTGTACCTAACTCTGATGTTACCTTCTGGCGTGGATTCAACGACACCGCCAACTGCTTCTGCAAGTAATTTCACTGAGTCTAGCGGGTATTGATTCTCCACACCGAAACGATAGGCGGGTAATCCCCAATCAAGAATCTCCCAAGACATATCGCCCGGTGGTGGGATGTAGCCAGAGCGATTTATCGTGCTATCATAAACCAGAAGATTAGCAATTTCGTTCGCTGTCTTCGGTGTGTCTATCGTTATACCGATGATTTGTTTAGACTTTGCCCCCGTAAGCAGGGATGTTCTGGATAAGCCTCTAACAGTGGCGTGGGGGGCGGTTATATCTTTCCTGTCCATGGATCGACTGTCGACCACAAAGTAATAAATCTCGCCCTGAATGTTCACATGGAATTCTTTGTTGGCTAAAAACTTTGGGAAATCAGCGTAGTTAGCCAGCGTAGCTTCACAAGAATAGGTGAAGTTTCCTTCATCCGCAGATACCGTCATGTCTTTTACATAGACTAACTCGGAGTCAATAATGATGATAGGTTCTACAGGAATAATAGCAACACCCGTGACTAAGACAGACAAGTACTGCACGTTTGCACGCTTAAATACCCTGTCTGTATCTTTCACTGAGTAATGCACCGATACCGACTTATACAACCTTGTGTAGTCGTAATAAGACACGGCATGGCTCACCGTGCAGTGGGCTAGTATCATGTACTGTGCGCTGTACCTCGCACTAACGCGAGTCCCCGTGAGGTAAGACAGGGGGTTGCTGGATACTACAGCGTCCCACCGTGAATAGCGAACACCGAACGAAACAGTCAGTCGAGACACCACTGGCCCCCATAGTGCCGCATAACTGGTCACCACAGGACTATACAAAGCGTTCTTCAGCGTCTTCCTACAAGCAACACGGTTGTAGGACGAATACAAAACGTCGCCGCTTTTGTTAACAGGAGAATAGAGCGCCCTATGAACTGTTTTTCTAACAGAAAAGCGGACTAGCGCATTGTAACTTACGGGGGCACTTGCACTTACTCGTTCAGGGTAGCGCACGAACTTTCGCACGGACAGGCGCTTATCGTATATCTGACTGGGGGTTTCTAGGTAATTCCAATCCTCGCTAACGTCCCATAACGTTGCGGGTTCTCCTACAGGAATGAGGATTAAGGAATCAACCGTGCTGGTGGTCATATTAGTACGTCAATTTAAGTCGTAGCGAGCTAGTGATGTTTTCAGGCAAGCCACTTGGCACCTGCCCAGACTTTATCACACGCTTCACCCATATAGGAACGCATTCGCCCGGAAGCAATGTGGACACCACAGCCGCTTCTAACTCAGAGTTGTGAAACGCGAAAGTTATTCCAACCGGAGCCGTGGTTTGATTCGCTATGGTTGGGTTAGCTGTCCCGTCCCTGTCATTAGTAATGATGCCCATCTGGATGTAGTTATCGTTGGCTGTTGAGCCTGTCAGGTAGTCGCAGTTATAGTCTGACCATAGTTTCAGTGTGGTAATGGTTTGTGTGGGGTGTGTGTTAACAAGGAAAAAACACTTGTACTCAATATCCCCAAGAAGCAGCTTGGACGCCGTTGCTTGGTCAAGAAGGGAGTACGCGGAGTAGTTGTACTTTACAACCTCAACGCCATTGTAATAAGGATCGTATAGCAGCCTGTTCGTTGTCACAGCTACAGTACCACCATTAGTCGTGTACAGTGTGTAGACACCAGACGCTGTAGCTAGAACCTCTGCACCGAAATTAACCCCGTCACCTGATGCAGATAGGTAGGTGTATCTGTCAGGGTCTACGGCAGGGTACAGCCCTTGTACCAAAGGAACACCCGTGGGTGAATTTGTTCGTTGCTTTAGCGTTATGTCACTTAAAGAAACCAGACCCCCCAAACCGATAACGCGCACCCCTGTAATTTTTGACATGGGTAAAGCGTTAACTGGGGGTGGTTGTAGTTGTGTAGTCAAAGCGCCCCCAAGACCAGACGCTGACATGTAGCGTCTTAGGTAAGAAGGGGAAAAGTCGAAAGTAAGGGCTACAGTTCCAGCGTAGGTCTTGTTGACCAAAGCCACGATTACAGTAAATACGAAAGCACTGCCGTCTTGGGCTACAGCCACAATATAGGGATAAGGACTGCTGGCGTCCGTCGCGCTAGTGTAGCTTGTTGCTGTGAATTGATACTTCGTATCAGGTAGGTTTATTAGAGCGTTTGGCGGAACAACATACACAGGAGAACCAACCGTGCCGTCGTTTTTAACTATCATGACAGGGGTGCCTAAATCAGCGTCTATCCCTGTTGCTGAATTGCTGGCAACCGCAACATAAATGTCGCCAGTTCCAACATCAACAGTCTGCTTCATCCACGAGTTTCCTATGGAGAAACCGCTTGTTACGAGAGGAACCAACCCTGTTATTGGCGCGGCTACCGATACGCTCCTATTAAACGAAGACCAGTAGGCATTGTCAAACAAAGAGACTCCCGTATCCCTGTTCACCGTGCTGCTGTACACTGTTGCCAGAGGACTTGTTGCTGCGAAATTTATGCTTAGTGTTTCGGTTAACGACTGTTCAATACGCGCCAAAGGTGCAGTAGCAGTTTGGACAAAAGCAGCATAGCCAGAAGCGTTTGGGTTTATGCGCATCAGACAAACGGCACCTGCTCTGCTGTAAGCTATAACGCTGTAGGTATTTAAATTAGATGAGTAGGGCGTTGAAGGAACAGCAAAGACTGAATCTGACGACACTTGGGTTAGCATGTCCCCCGCTGTATCGGAAATCCAAAAGCGTATGGAATTTTCTGTGGGGAGATACGCCGCTTTAAGTTTCGGTGTTTGCGTAAATCCACGTAAAAACAACGGTTCCACAAAAGGCATCGTTGTGAACTCTAAGGCGACTTGACTTCCAGCGAGTAATGTTGGTGCTATAGCCATTACCATTCTTTCTTTAAGTTAGGGCACGATTCTGTGCCCACATTGGGCAGCTTGAATGGGTAAAACCCCCCTGCCGTAGCAAACCCTCCGCCGACACCAGAAGACGTTGTATCGCAATAATACAGGTACTTTCTAGGTTCTGATAAAGCAAGTGCAAAAGCGCCATTAAATAGGTCGTTATGCGTGGTTTTATAGTAGAACGTGGCGTCCCCTTTGCGCCTCCTAGAAAACACAAAGTCCAGTGTTTGCGCCGATGAATACTTTGATGATATGGCATTTTTACGTTTGCCTGTTGTGGGTATTGCCGCTGAAATTACTTGCAACGTGCCTTTAGGCGGCAGCGAATAGCCAGCGGCTGAGCCGTAGGCATCTGACGTTACGAATGAATACACACCCTTCGGCGTTTCTGGCCCCATAGAGTAGCCCCGATTAAGGTACTCTCTCGTTGGAATATCACCGTAGGTTAAAGCGGCTTCTGTTGCAGCACTCCCATCCGTAGCATAGGGAGATGAGTGCAGCCATGTTTTAGGGATGTAGTAATCAGACCCAAAAAAGTTAGCATGAACCCAATTGTAAAGCAGCGCGTACTCTGATATGTCGAGGGTTGTTCCTGACGCGGAAGGCGTCAATATATCTGACTCTAAAACACCACCGTTTAATTCAACAACTTCAGTAGCCCGAAGCTGTGCTGATCCCAAAGAAAACGAATGAAAGTTCTCATTGGCAGAACACGCATAAATCATAGTGTCTGAATTTGAAAAGTCATGCGCAGCCACCACATTGGTAACCGTATCCTTCGTCACTTTTATGTGGAAATCAACACCCGTGGTAACAGACCAATAGGTTTCGCAAGGCTTCGTCCCTTCACCGCTACTTTGGATATTTCTAAAGGCAAGTCTGGTGTAGTTGAGCGCATCACTCTTTAAAAACTCAGCACACTCCATGTCCAAAGGCGCGGCATTTATATTCGGCGGGAGATTCAACGGCTTGCCGTAAGAAGGTAAATCCTCCTGTTTCAATTCAGGGAAGTTACCAAGTATATCCAAGCTGGTACGGCTAACGACGTACTCTGTGTCCACCAACTTATACACGTACATGTCTCTAACAGGCGTATTGCCTGTGGGTAGCCCTGTGGTATCGTCATACTCTGTGTACGTCTCGTAGCCACATAAAAAAGCTTTAAAGTCGTACACTTTCCTCCCAAACGACTCCATGGCTTGCGTCTGTGCATAGACCAATTCGGCGTCCGCTGAAGGGAAAGTAACCAACGTCGCCATGAACCGTTTTGTTCGATCCTCGGGAAGAACGTTGATGTCTAGCGTGTTAGACGCCGCCGCATTCAACGGCAACCTGACACGCATCGTATCTATGTTGGATACCATGTACCCATCTATGGTGCTAATACTCCAATCTTCGTATAGATTGTCGAAGTACAAGGTTCGGTAGTCAGTCTCGGCTGGTGGTGGGGGGTCAGGCGGGTGCGGGAATTCTAGCTTTATCTCTAGCGGAGAAGTGCTTCCGGTGAACATGAACTGAAAATACACCTGCATAAACTTGGTGCGTATAACATCCTCTAGCTCAGAATAAATCAGCAGCTTATTAACCAGAGCCAACTGCATCAGTCTAAAGATTATGTCATAGTTGTGCCAGTAGAAATGGGATAACGGGCCGTCATACGCTTCAGTAAACAATGCTGATTTAGATGAATTTACAAAGTAGAGCGCTTCTAATAAGTAGCCTTGGAAAGCATACAGCGCCTCTGGATAGTGTTCTAACGTGGCAGATGTATCTGGGTTAGTGGCAGTGGGTATGTACAGTAGCTCGCCGTCTATGGTTACGCCGGGGTAGTAGTACGCCCCAAAATAATAAGCTAGCTCATCCTCATCGTGCGAATCCTCAACGTAATCGCTACGACTCAAATTAACAGCTATCTGCGCACTGATAAATTTCAGTAGCGCGGGATCATTTAATAGGTGCCATGCCAATGAGTGCATGGAGACAAACGTAACTTCGCCGGGATCAACTAACCTGTCCCCAGCATAAATTTCGTAATCCGTTATCATTGTGCCTATAGGGACTTTGAGCATCGGCCCCCACGTAGCTGTAGTAAACCCCGTTTTATTAGAACTTACGTCCGCAGGCTTACACGACCAGAAATCTCCTGACACGGTACTGCTTTTTACTTCAAGGGTTGGCAGAACCTTAACAAGTTCGGTATAAAACTCATCAAGGTCACTCCTGCCCTCAGAGAAGAATAACCGGATGTACTCATAAAAATCTTTCTTTGTTGTCGACACGCTAGCACGCGCTGAGAAATCTAGGTTTGTTTCTGTGTTGTTCGTAAAAACTGTGTCCGTAAGTCGGTACCCTGCTAGATCAGTAGTATCACCAGACAACTTTAAGGTCGACCATGCCAGACCATTACCGTTAACTATTTTCTGCCAGTTGTCCGACCACTTTGGGCGCGAATACCCCGACGCCACATAATAATTCCCGCTTGTTGTTGACAGGTCGGCTTTAAGTACAGAAAACGTTGCTACGAAATCTCCTATCGTGTCCCCCGTCAAAACAATGTCTATACCCACTTCAAGCAAAGCGGTAACAGAATCTTTGCAGGGGATAAGGGTACGGTTGTCTTTTGAAAAGTTAACGCCTTCCACAGCCATTGCTGACGCTACACTAGCATTTACTTTATCCTTCAGCACTGTAGGTATGGCGTACCCGTAGGGACAGTCTTTGTGTCTCCACATCGGATAATCATCACCAAGAATACCCTGCATGACTCGTTGATCCGTTTTCAACTTATAGGCTATGGTTGTAGCGCGTGTGCTGTTGTAGTTGAACGACCACACGTAATGCGCTGAATTTAATGGCTTAGACAGGGAAAATCCACTTTCGTACCCCGCCCAATCATCATACGTTGTTGGATTACTTTTAGCCGAATCTCCATCAACGGGTGAATTACCCCACACAAAAACAGGGCGTGCGTTGGCTTTGAACGTGCTTGATTTGTACAGTTTGGAGTTTAGCGCGTAAGCTGTGTCGGCAGATGGAACCTCTAGCCCGTGTGCAGAAAAAGGAAAATCCCAAGACTGCACGTAAGCATCCGGTGCATAGTACTCACGGTCAGAAGTTACGCCATCAACAATGTCACTTAAGGGGATGCCTACGGGGTAAACATAGAAACGGCTAAGAGAGTCTGTCAGCACATAAAATAAACGTGAGCCAAAATTTTCGCTAACGACACGTTGCACACCGCAGCGCCTCCACCATCTAGGCGTAGGTAACTTCGGGACTACGGTTTCTATGTTGTAGCTTGCTTTTGCTGTTGTTGCTGGTAATGCTGTTTGTGTGTACATCGCTGGCCGCGTTCCCCATGAAACAGGAAACTCGTTGGGCGTTCTCGTCGTCAAGATGCTGTGTGCTTTACCTCCCCAATTAAAAATATTAGAAGGCGAATAGCTTACGCAGAAGGCTGTCGGACTGTACGCCCACGACCGCTGACCAAGCTGGTTGGACACCATTGTAGGCACTGTGGCGTTAGCCGTTACATTCGTTGTCGGAGCGTTACCCCACTGCTTTTCTGGCGCAATATGCTTTGTGGAGTTTAGGGGTTTGGCCTTACTTGATTTTGCGGGGTTGTAAAGGGACACACTACCAAAAATAGGATCGTTATCCGTATCCGTGGTTAGGGATAAATAAACATCCTCAACAGTGTAAAACGTATAAAAACTTGTCTCAGGTTTGAAGTACGCCTTAGCTTCATCCCTATCCTTTACGATACCTATGCTTAATGGTTCAGACATCAGGCAACACCAGAACCGGGTGTGGTTGTATCAAGTATCTGGCTGGCATTATGGTAAGCAATACGATTTGCTGCGTAAGATAAGCTGTTCTGGTAGTCCTGCTCGCTCATACCGGGCGGCTTTTTGTTTATTTGATACTGCACTACAAGTTGATCCGCTGGAACTACCGTGCTGCCGATAACAAGAGGCTTCGGTTTTGTGTGGTGAATATTGTCCCCGTCAGCCGTGTTATGTCCTGTTTCAATGACGCTGTTTTTCATTACCCACGAGTCTTCTTTACTCGGCCCCTCAACACCCGGCCCATAAGCATTGGCTTTATCGTAATCAGGGCTGTCCCACTTAGCTGGTCGCAGCCACTCCCCACGGTCAGTCAATATGGTGGGCGTTGTTATGCTATAGGTGTTATACAGGTTGGTTGAACTAGACGGAATAATGGTCGGCGCGGGTATGTCAAACGTAGCCACAGCAGGCGGCAGTTGCAGAGCGGGGTCAAACCTATGAATGCAGTACGCTGTGCCATAAAACGTGGATGACATTCTGTACTCTTTACCAAGCCAAGGATCGAAGGTCACAACTTCTTTACCGAAAGCGGGTGTGTAGGAATACAAATCGTACTCGGCAAAGAAAGGTTCCATCTTTATTGCGGCATGGCACGGATGAGAAGCTATGAAGTTTCCTGATTCTTGGTCGTATGTTATGGATAGCGGTCTGGTGCTGTGGAGAACAGTCTCAGTAAAACTATACAGTATTGCCCAATGCCCTATTTCCAGCCAACCAGATGGGGCTGTAACAGAGTTGTTAAAACGCACCAAGGAACCGGGGATGTAAATCCGTATGTTGGCTTTTATTAGATTCAGCGTCCCATCAGTTACCTCAACAACGTTCCCCGGTGGATACACCTGCACATGGAAAGAATCCCCAACCAGCTTAAGCGGGTATCCGTGGAGTTTTGTTACCGTAGCTGGTATGTTGGCTACTACGGCACGGACTTCTAATGCCATGGTTAGATTGAACCGCCGTCAAGAACGAAAACAGCACGATTAACCGTTGTTGGTGTAGAACCCGCAGGAACAACACGCTTTATCCACAAAGGTACGCTTGCCGCATTGGTCGTAAAGTTAAAAGTATCCCCGTTGGTAAACGTGCCGCCCCAAGCCGTGTTGGGGATTGTGAAGTACGGAAGGCTAACACCAGCGTTGTCGATAGAAAACGTAGAAGTAACGATATTCCCTGTCCCCATAGAACCAAGCGCACTGGATGACACATTGAACGCTGTAGCTGATGTGAATGCGAACGTCCACACAGAGTCTATGGTTGCCTTGTTGTTACACACGATGCTTGAGATGTCCAATGATCCTGTGGCCGACGCATCAACAAGGTCGGATACGTTTGCCACTAAATCTCCAAACTCATGAACACCCGCTACTTTGGTTGTTGCTGCTGTGTACGAACTATTGACCGCAGGGCTGACCGTCATAGTGATAACGCCTGTAGTTCCCGACATGGCCGTTACAGTAACGAAATCCTCATCACCCGCATCAGCTACTGTGGGCTTGTTGGTTACCCGAATAACACCGCCAATATAAAAAGGGTTGGCTATGCCAGCGGGTAGTGTGGCTTTAACTTCTGTTGATCCTGACAGGATGGATTGGCTTAGGGGAAACACACCAAAAATGGGCGATGCGCTAATGCTGCTCTGCGTGTCTGTCGTTGTTCCGGGGACGAATAGAACAGTATCGCTACCCCCCGTATCCTTGTCCATGAACACACGTGCGGCTATCAAAGGATCAATCCCGTTATTATGCAGCTTGTAGAACATCTTGCGCCACTTGGTTGATCCTGTAGTACGTTCTGTATTATCCACGTTGGCGAATAATGCCCCAACCACATCCAACAATTCAACGGTGGTTATCTCCCCGCCATTGGATGACGTGTCTGAAATGTTAGCGGGTTTGAAAAGCTTGATGTCGGCGGGTAGTAGTGCCATGGTGAAACTCCAATGAAAGTAATTGCAAATTTAGATGGTTAACAGCTTTATTTTCCCATAAAACATATCTTCGGTTTCATGCTTGGGGCGATTTATCATGGGGGACAATTCTAACGCAGGGGGTTCGTTGTGCCTGAATATTACATTTAGCGTTTCTAACGTCCCTGCATCATCACCGACTTCAAGCAAGAAGGAAGACCCTACCGTTGACGCCATAACTGCTAGGTCAGTCACCATGTCAAGCGTTAACCAGCCTTGCTCTTGCGTTGACTCCAATGTGACCTTTCGACCCGCTTGCAAAGGCGTGGCAAAAACTACGGCTTTACCCCCCACAGTGCGGCTAACCGTCTGAGCCACCTGATACGACTGAAACCTGTCTGTCCAGTTCAGGCTTGGATTCAACTCCAAACCCCCTAAGCGAATTATAATCACGTCATTGACCTATCTTGCAAGTCTCGCAAAGAATGAACCAAATTGTATATGCTATCACGAGAACCTTGCACTTTTGATGCTTTAGCCTCACCAATCTTTACACTCAACTCAATCATTTCTGATGGAGTCATGGTTTGGCCTGAGTTGGGCAGGTTTTCTGCATTTAGCATATCCGAAGCTGCTCCTGCTAGGCCACCATCAGAAAAACGAGAATAACTCATATCGTTAATTGCATTAAACAAACCTGAACCGTAGTGGGAGACAGCATCTTTGTTAACACGGAATTCCCCGTGTGACACCAGTGCATTGATAAACCCGTCAGGGGTAGCCATCCCGCCCGTGGCACCGCGTATCCCACTGGTAGCATCACCGTATATTTTCTTCTTTCCACCAAGTACTGACTCTGCTGTGCGGTCTAACCTCCCGTTAAGGCCAAATGCGGTCAAGATACGATCAACAACATCACCACCTTCAGCAAATTGAGCGTAGCGTGTGCCTTTAAGCTTGTCCTTATCGTAAGCAGAACTTAAGACTTTGGTTATATTGCTGCTATCTGAAATGAAATCAGTGAGGCTGTTGGAATCACCTTGCGCATAGTTTCGCTTAGCACGCGGAGCATTCCTCAGATTTGGTAGCTCGCCCCTTACACTTTTAACCCTTTCCAGTATGTCCCCGATAGGTAGGCTCGCATGGGTCTGGTGTTTAATGTTCTCTGCCACCATTTCTTTTGTGCGATCCTTGAGCGTGTGTTCTGACGCACGCTTAACCAAGTCCGCTGTAAGTTTCATCCCCCTCGCGCCGTGCACAGCAGACCCGAACACAGGGAGTGCACCCAGTATGCCCATCCCCAAGCCTAATAAATCCCCCTCACCAGCAGCTTTGTGAACGGTTCCCAGTGCTGACCCAAACCCGGTAATCGGGTTTAGCAGTCGTCCAAGCTGCTGTAGCGGGTTCGGGTGAGATTTTTCGAATTCTTCATTATCGTGCGCCCAATACTCACCCGTTCGCTGTGCAATACCACCTTCAGCAAACCTGTCCATAAGGGACAGCATTGGGGGAACTACAATACCGCCTTCAGCATACATACCACCTAGATCACGAGCCGTTACTCGCTCTCCTGTAGATGATGTGGTGTGGCTACTTCCGAAGTTATCATAGTGATTACTTCTCTGGATACGCGCCGATTGATAGTCGTTCCAAATTTCTTCTGCTTCGCTCCGCTTTCTATTAGATTTCAGCTTATTGAACCACTGGTCGGACGCCTTCACTTCGTTGTACCCTGTGGACGAAGATGCGACTGCCGCCATTTTTCCCGAAGAAGCATCATCAGCCAAATCAGAGCTAGTTAACGCCCTTCCAGACTTCACCGCGTCTACTAAAGAAGTATGCCTTGCAGCGCTACCCAAAACGCTAGGAGTCCTCTTTACTGTGGCTTCATCTTTATTGGTATTGACAACACTGGCATTAGATACGGTTTGAGTTACTGACTTAGGTGTTAGTGGCTCAAGTCCATAGGCGGATGCAGCAGCAAGATCGTTTGACCAACCTTTAGAAAGCTGTATTGCCAGCAAAGCCCCGCTTGGATCAGCCGCAGGTGTAGCTGTGGGGTTTGATGCGGGTTGTCCCGCAGTCAGGCGTCTTTGTTTTTCAGCTTCCGCCAGTTTTTCTGGTGTAGTTCCCGTGTTAAATCCGACTAGACCCCCACCGGCATACTTGACAAGAGTAGGATTAACTACATCACCACCAGAAGCGTACAGACCCCCCAAGTCACGCGCAGTTACGCGAGTTCCAGTAGAAGACGTGGTGTGGCTACTGCCGAAATTGTCGTAGTGGTTACTACGTGCGATGCGTGCGGTCTGATACTCATTCCAAATATCTTCGGCTTCGCTGCGCTTGTGCGCAGATTTGAGCGCGTTAAACCAGTTATCTGACGCCTTTACCTCGCTGTACCCTTTAGAAGACGATGGTGCCGCTACGTTTTTATCAGACGGGTCTTTAGCCGCCAAATCAGCGTTGGTTAGCGCCCTTCCAGACTTTACAATATCTTTCAGTTCTAGGTGCCTAGCAACACTTCCTAAAATACCGTGACCGTCAGCTTCTTTAGTTCTTCCTGTGTTTGAGTTGATTGTTTTTGTGGTGGAAGTCGTTGTCGTAGACGACTTCTTAGGTTCGTCTGAAGAAAGGCGATTGAAACGAGTTGTTTCACCACCCCAAGAAGCGCTGTCGCCAACGCCACCACCATCAGCGTAATTAGCAGCAGCAACAGTCCGCGCCATTCTCCTGTCGTCTGATTCTAGGCTCTTACCAAGAAGACCACCTAAGAAGCCGCTGTCGTCAGATTTCGGTTCTGATTCTTTTGGCGTCAGGCTGTTTAGGATGCGGGAAAATAAACCTTCTTTTTTATTAGAATCCCTCGGAACCTGTGAAGCCCAGACCGCTTTCCCGTTGTACAGAACCTGTCCGGGTTCAAGTTTTACGTCACCGCCTTCAGCGTAGTTTGCAACTTTTTGCAGTTCATCCTTATTACCAAGGACGGTTCCCTGTGCATGCGCTGGTTCTACATGTGTGCTCCCTACAGCGGGTTTCTTTTCGTCAGTACTCCCCACTTTGCTAAACAACGAACCAAAGAACCCCTCTTTCTTCTTAGGTTCACTCGGCACTTGAGAAGCCCAAGTAGGTTTTCCTTTGTACATCACCTGACCGGGGAGCAATTCTCCTGAATCACCACCACTATCGAAATGGCTAACCAAACCACCCAGAGAATAATTAGAATACGCTGCGGCTTGCGCAATTTGCGCCCTTCTGGTGGTTTCGGACGACAAGGCGCGGTTTAGCAAGTCTTCATGCTGCGACTCTTTCAGAATAGACTTCTTGACGGTCTTAGAATTCTCTACGTCTTCAGCCGTGTATTTTTGGTGGAACAACCAGCCAGCAATTCCCTCTTTACGCTTCCCTTCAACCACACCACCTTCAGAAAAGCGTAACGCCCTAGAATTAAGAAGACTCAAAAACTCTGTGCCGTAGTGGTCTGTTGCGTCACGCTTAACGACAAACTCACCATGGGATAGCAGTGCTGGTATAGAGTCCGATGTTCCTGTGCCTACACCTTGGATAAGCCCACCATCAGCTTTAGCTATCCTGTCACCAGACTCATCGGTGGACTTTGCTGACCTACTATTACTGCCCTTAACGTTGGCTTCTTCGATGTTTACAGAGAACGTGTGATTATCGAGGGCACCTTGAACCGATTTGTACAGTGCGTCTACGCTTTCGTTGTTCAAAGCTACTTTTATATCAGCCGTGTGATCCGCAGTAACGCCGTTAAGCTGTTTTTGTATGTCAGCAATAGCGGCCTCGTCAAGCTTAGGATTCAGCTTGACTTCAGCGTTTGTGGCAAGTTCGTGCATGCTCTCGGAAAGACGCGACATGGTTTCCGTCACGTTTTGAACCGTAGCCATCTGGCTAGCTTCACCAGCCCTCTCTATTGACCCTTGTTCAGTCTGCACACCCACTAGAGATTGTGTCGCAGCAGCGTGCCTTTCCATAGCCTCGCGTTTAGCTGTAAGCGGGTCAACGGCATCGGAGTTAAGAAGTCCGCTAGCCATGCCTTGTGCACTCTGGAACTGCTTCTCTGCGGCCTTGAAGTCACCCGCTTTGCGCATTTCTTCGCCACGGGACATGGCTTCAGCGTATTCTTTTTTCTGGTCTATGTACTTGTCTGGGGCAGACATGTTAGTACGGTTCATTTCCCGTAGCGTCTTATTCCCCTCAAGGATCGTATCCCGTGCCTGCTTCTCGAAATCAACAGCCGCTTGGGCGTGTTGTTTAGCCTTTGCTAGAGCATCTTCACGCAAGCTATTGAGTTGGCTGAAATAATCCTTGTTCAAAGCAAGCCGTTTAGTGATGCCTTCGGCTTCGATTTGGTTAAGCTGCAACTGCTTGTCGTGGGGTGTAGCATCTCCCTTGTTAACCATCTCTTTCTGCTTGTCTTCACTCTTTTTCAAGGCCGACAAGTTTTCTTCGTACTTAGCGCCTTCGGCACCTAACTTGGCTTGCCCTTGAGCGGCCTCAGCGGAGTAGATATTTTCCTTGAGCGGGTTGAACTTCATTTGCTCGCCAGCAATAACGTCACCATGCCGTTGGTTAACCAGCGTGGTTGCTAGGTCGATTTCCCCTTTGTGAATATCACGCATGCTTTCTACTTTTGCCGTGTAGCCAGCGTAATAAATATCCAACTGCTTACGCAGGGCATCGTAGTAATTCTGCGATACTTTCAGGCGATCTTTAGCCGAATCAGCGTCCAGCGCAAGTGCAGAGATGCCAGCCTTTTCTTCCAGATTGGCTTTAGATTCCTTAGCATTAGTACTCGCTGAGTCTTCTCGTGTTGCAGCTTCTTTTTTGTACTTATCCTCAGACTTCTTTTGTTTTTCCGCGTTTTCTAATACAAAGTTGTACTTATCAAGCTGCGCCTTATCACTGGACGTGCCTTCCAGAGTGAGCGACTTCGTTCCTGTTGTGTCGACCCCTTTGGCGTTGGCTTGGGTAAGTTGTGTTTTTTCTTCCTTTTCTGACGCAGTAAGTTCACTTACAGGCTTAGCGTTCAGTGACTCAAGGCGATTAGTGACATACGCCGCGCTGGCAAATTTCTTGTCGCGTGCTAAAGCATCTTTTAGCTCTGCAACCTTCTTTTCTTGCTCTACTACCTTGGTTTCCGCGTCTTCTTTTGTTTTGGCCGACTCCGTAGCCAAAACTTTGTCTTTTGCTTTCTTCAGTTCTGTAAGTTTCTGTTCAGCCGTATAAATCTCTAGCTCACGCCCTTTACCTTCTTTTACCAGACGTTCTTCTAGTGCTTTTTTCTTTTCTTCTGTGTTACGGATAACATCCTCTACCCCTGACCCTTCTTTCTTCGTGGTAGTAGCAACAGGGGGAGTTGGGGCGGTAGCGGCCTTAACTTCTGGCGTTGCTGGTTTTTTAGCGGCTTCCGGTACTTCTACTTTTCCTTTTTCCTTGGCTTCAACAACACCAGCCACAACCTTATCATCTTTGACGTTATAGCCGTTGACTAGGATGTTAAAGAAGCCTGAGTTCTTCTTTCCCTCTGTGCCATGTGAGTCTTTTGCTTTTTCTGGCGTGCCTTCTATCTCAGCCTTGTGTTCTTCACGATACGCTTTCAGCGACTTTTCGTAAGTCTCTCTTTCGTTGGCAAGCGTGGTTTCTTTCTTGGTGGAATCGCTATCCAAACCTGTCTGCGTTGACACGGTGGATACCGCCTTACGCTTGTCAGCCGTAAGTTTGATGTAAGCCATTGCCCTTTCGTATTTTATTCTTTCAGCCTCTACGTTAATAGACGCCATTACGGTAGACGTTTTATCCCCCTTGAATTCAGCCCCACTAAGGGCACTGGTTTCTAGTTGGAACTGCGCATCGTTGAGTTCTTTGACTTTGGCTATCTGCTTGGCGAAGTACTCTGTTTTCTTGGTTAACTCATCTATCGCCAATTCCCAAGCGTTGAACGCGGCTTTTTCAGCAGACAGGCTTTGTACCGTCGCCCCAAGCCGTTCAAACTCTTTGGTAAGCCCCGCCGCATGGCCTAGCGCTAGGTCAATTTGACCATCAAGGTTACCGTCGAAAGACGTGGCAACTTCCTTGCTGATTTCCCCTGTTTTTACAAGTTCGTCATAGTACGCTTTGGCTTTTTCAGGGCTTGCCTTGAGTTCTTCTTCGCGCTTCTGGCTAGCTTTCAATGGGTTGCCAAAATCAGTGAACCCGCTCTTCAACGCTTCTGCGGCCTTAATGCGCTTGGCAATAATTTCGTCAGGGGTTTCCCCCGATTTATTGGCTTCATCCGTAATGCTTTCTGACGTTGCCTTAAACAAAGCGGCTTCTTTCGGGGACGCCCCCGCCTTTTCTTTGGACGCACCGCCTTTAAGCTGAGTAAGAACATCCAGCTTAGCGGCATTTTCATCTATCAGCTTTTGCCATTCGCGCTGAGCAACAATAATTTCCCCTGTTGTCTTGGCAGAATCAATAAAGTTTTCGTAGGCTTGAGTAACACGCTGAATACTAGCGTCAGCGCCATACATATTCTTTGAAAACGCATCAACCTCAAGACGTGCTTCTTTCAGGTTCGACATCAACCCAATAGACACAGGTGCCCCATAGTTGAAGATGGTCTGATCTTGCCCTGTTTGTTTCCGCGTGTTCTGTAGATCAGTTACATCCAGCCTGTTTTGGTTCTCTATGCCCTTTTGGAAGGCTTCCTTATCCGCCTTGGACGTTATTAGTTTTTTGACACCCGGCGTCAGCTTGTCCTTGTTTTCTTCTTCATACTTTTCTAATGCTTCGTTAGCGGCCTTTGCTTCTTCCTTGGCTGTTCTGATTTGTTCCTTGAGTTCATCCGACTTCTCTTGGTCACCTACGTTGTAGGATGCCTTGAGTTGCTGCACGATCTTCCCTTGTTGGTACTCAAGGTATATTTTCTTTTCTTCGGCGTCCCGCTTGGTTTTGTATAGACCGCTGTATTCCTTGGACTCAGGTAGTTCAAGATGTGCTTCGTCTTTTTGGGATTCAGCATACGCTTTGTTGCGATCCGCAATACGGTTCTTTAGCTGTTCCTTCTTTTCGTTGTCACCAGAGAACCAGCTATGGATGGTGTCTTTAATGTTCATTGCTGTGTGGGCAATAACATCGAAGACCTTACCAATCTTTTCAACACCCCCACCAAAGACAAGCCAATACCCTGCCAAACCTATAATTATCCCCGGAATACCGCCAAGCAGCGACCAGATTCCCTTGATGATTCCGCCGACAACAGTAAATGCCTTTCCTAGCACCCCTACAGCGCCTGTTGCGCTTATTACAGCCGGAGCTATGGTGCTGGCAGCGTTAGCAACGTTAGACGCGCCAGACGCCTCTGCTGTGACTGTAGGTGCTTTTGTTGGGGAGCGTGAGGCTACTACGGGAACAAGGCTCAGTGCGTTATCTACAGGGCGTGGGCGATAGCCTAGTGCCGCACTAGCACGCTGTCCGCTGAAACTGCCCCCATCGTTAACCAATTTACCCGCAGGGTTGTATTGCGTGTATCCAAGATTTCCGTTTGGATTATTCAGTGCGGCATTAACACTAGCCGACATGATATTGACGGGTTGCTTAGGACGCTCTACAGCTTTTACTTTAGCGGCAACATCAACGGGATATACAGTTGGCTGTGTTGGCACTTTAACGGGTGTCTTTTGTGCTACAGACCCTGTAGGCGTCGTTTGCAGTGCTGCTTTATTAGTGTTTTGGACTTCACCGGCAACCATGCTCAGCGGATTCTTTAACGCCGCAGCACGTGAAACAGCCATCCGTTCATACGCTATCGCTGTGGCATTAACTGCCCCAGCCAGACGCCCTGTGGCTGTTGCTTCGCCTGTAATGGCGATTTCAGCTTTCGTGGACGCAGCCGCATGTGCCGTGGTTGCTTTAACCTTGGCTTCGTCCGTAGCAACCTGTTCTTTGTCATGGGCTAACTCACCCTTAGCTTTGCCTCCCCAAGATTTACCTTCAGCGAGATTTCCAAAGCCTTTTTTAGCCGTATCCTTGGCATTAGCAAAGAATGAGACACCAGCCTGAGCCGCTTTAAAGGCAATATAGGCTTTGGCTAGCGTGGTTATTTCTTGCCGGTAGGAAACGAGTGTTTCAAGACCCTTTCTAATATTTCTTGCGACAAGGCCAACACCGTCACTGAATCCCGTAGACCCATGGTGCGCTGCGTTGTATTCTTCGGTCAACGTCCGTAAGTTGCGCAGGAAAATGGTTAGCTCAGTAACCACCTGAGAATACGCAGGGAGCATGGCATGTTGCAGTGTCTCCGCAGCTTCTTCCTGATAACGTGCGAGCGATGACGCTTGTTTCCCCACGTCACCCATCGCAGCTTCATAAATGCCTGACAGCGATGCCGCCCTTTCCAATGTTAGATTCAGAAGGGCTTGTTTCTTCTCAACTTCGGTTAGTGACGATACAGAACGTCCTTGCTGTGCAGCAAATTTTTGTTGTGCTTCTTCGTTGGTCACACTGATACCGCGCCAGCGCAGCATCATAATGGACTGCTCACTAATCGCTTCAGTCAACCCACGGAAAGTGTCGGAAGAATTTTCACCAGAGATAACCGCTAAGTCTTGTGCTGCTCGGGCTAGCTTAGCCGCACCTTCCAAAGCAAGGCCAGACTTGATGAATTCAGTCAAGGATGTTCGTGATGCAGATGCCGTAATGCCAAGCGATTGAACCTTTTTATCGGCGGCATCTACTTCTGACGCCATGTATCCTGCATTAGCACCGACCATGTGAACCACGGTACCAAGACGCTCTACTTCAGCCGCTTCACCCGCCATTTCTTCAAACAGCTTAACGCCTTGCAGAAGCAGGTAGCCTCTGCCTAAAACTTTTATTAGATTCGAAAGTTTTTCAAGGGCTTCGTTGGACGCACCAACACCTTCTTTCAGTTCACCAAAACCCTCTGTAAGCGCATGGACACCACTGGCACCGGGTATGTCATGGACTTTAGGTGCCCCCGGAGAAGCGTGACCTTCTTGTTCGGGGATATGCTGCAACAGCTTGGAAATAAACCCCGCAGGAGCGGCCTGACCCGGAACAGTTGGTTGGGTAGCGGTAGGAACCGATGCTGCTGTGTTCTTCTCTGCGTGGGTTTCGTCTTTCCTATCAACCTTTTGTTGAACTACCGTCTGATGTTCAATCACACTGGACGAATTGGTTGATTCTTTATTTACCAGTCTAGGAACAATCAACCCAGAAGCATCTACCGTGGTGTACTGGTTCCCACGGAAAGGGTGACCAACAGCGTCCCCACCATGACCCACGGCTTTTTGCTCATTTGCCGTAGCTGATGCTTTGTTTACTAACGCCTTATTTGTTGGTGCTGCTATTGCTTTTTCTGTGCTACTGGCTATAGCGTCAAGCTGGCTCTGTACGCTAGACAGTGCAGGGGCTACAGCCCTGCCTATACCTACGAGGGACGACTCTAACCGCGCTACTAAATCAGCAACGCCAGCGATATTCTTCTTTATGCCGTCAAAGGCTCCCCCCAGACCGACTATAGCCGCGTTTATTTTCTTTACTGTGGGGGTGAATCCATCAACTGCCTTAAGCAGTATCTGTACTTCTTGCGTAATTGCCATGAAAAAATCCCTGAGCGGTATCTACGGCAATTCTGACACAAGCAGACCTAACCTAACTTATTTTGACGCAGTATCAATAAATGCTTTATACGCTTTTCCATCTGCGTGGTAGGCAGCACGCATAGAGATAGAGGACTCGCACAGAAACACCTTGTTCCTTAGACGGAACAACTCAGAAAACTTCTGAATCTGCTTAACGCTGTACTCTTTGATGTCAGACAGGGTGTGCCCCGCCGCAATCAGCATATCAACAGCACTGCCCAAAGACTCGTCTACGTCTTCAATCAGGTTGTAGACTCGGGCGCGGCTTCCGGCAGGGTTTCTAATGTTGTATCGGGAGGGGTACTGTCTGGCTCTTGCTCTAGGCTGGGGCTTATTCCGACTTTCTGCAACCCTGCCATCGCCCCGGATAACAAGGACATCAGCTTTTTTGGGTCAGGCACGCTCGCTGCCCATACACCAGCTAGTAGTTCTACTTGAGTGAAGCCGGGAAGATCACGAATATCAGCGATTTGATCTTCGGCGTTGATGCCAAACGCAATAATGTCTGCCGCCATTACGGGTGCCGTAGCTACCAGAGAAACCAAGTTCAAGCTCCCCTCAGCACTATCAGCAAACATGATGATCAAGTCTTGCCTATAGATCGTCAGCAGGTGGATAATCTGCGTTAAAGAAAGCGGATGCAATTCAACATTCACGCCATTGATCGGTATGAAAGTTTTCTCTGGGAATAGATCGGATACTTTGACGCCCATGCGCTTCACCTGTGTTGTGTTATGGGAAAAACGCTAGCTTACCCTTGCGTGAAATTAATTGCAACAACAAACAGCTTGACAAACGTGGTCATTGCTGTATACTGTAGTTATCTAATCAACGGAGTGATACATGAAAATCAAGACAATCCAATACTACACTGACCCCGGACACGGTTGGGGTAAAGTAAAGCGCTCGCTGCTTACCGACTTGGGCATAGCCGACAAGATTTCCAGCTATTCCTATCAACGTGGGGAGCATGTCTACCTTGAAGAAGACTGTGACCTGTCTGCACTTTGCAGGGCGTTGAGCGACAGGAACATCCCTGTCAAGTTCATCAACCACAACGCCAACAAGTCATCCAAGATCAGAAGCTACGAAAGATACAAATGACCAAAGCCCTTTTATTTGAAAATGTCCCCTGCGGTCGTTGCGGGGGGTCAGGACGTTACTCCTACAACCAGATGCACGGTGATCGTTGCTACGGTTGCGGGGGCAAGGGCGTCAAGCTGACCAAACGTGGTCGTGCTGCCCAAGACTACCTTAATGCGCTACGCTCAGTGCGTGCGGATGAAATCAAGGTCGGTGATCTTGTTCTATGTGAAGTGCTTTCATCAGCCAGCTTCAGCAGAGTCGATTCTATTGACATCGGTAACGCCAAAGAACAAGGGGTTTACAGTGGTGATGGTCAATACCAGCAAGTTAAGATCGTCACCAAAAAACTGATCAGCTACTTGTCCCCGAGTAGTAGCGTGCGTAAAGGCTTCACGGGTGAAGAAAAAGACGCCCAAGTAAAGCTGGCGTTGGCCTACCAAGAAACCTTGACCAAAGTAGGGAAACCTAAGAAGTAAGTTTTGGCAAACACTACAGGAGAATTTAAACATGCTACAGTATTCAGACAGAGAAACGGAGTTTTCTAAGACTTGGGTGAAGAACAACCCACAACTGTTCTCGGAAAACATTCTTAGCTTCATGGAACAACATCCGCAGGACTATTGGGATTACGCACTCATCCAAACCAAAGGGTATATCACGGTAAAAGCAACACTCAAAAGTAACTCTTGACAAACGGTGCTATAAAGTATATAGTTACTACATGAACTAACTGCCACGGAGGGCAAAATGGCTTACATGAGCCAAGAGAAAAAGAAGGAAATTGCGGAACAACTGAAAAAGGTCGTCCCGAAAGGTTGGAAGTACAGCTTGGGCGTGAGGCACCACAGTACCCTCGTAATGACTATTCGTTCAGCGCCGGTTGATTTGATTGATGAGCATAACCGTGCGGTGTACGCTAAGAACCCCGGCTATCGAGCCGATAGTCAAAACTACGTCGGGCGGGATAGGCTAGCAGAAGACAACTTCAGCGTTAACGTGTATCACGAACCTATGATGCTGGAAAACAAAGAAGTCTTTCAGAAAATCCTGAAGGTGCTGAATACCGGCAACTATGACAACTCGGATATTCAAACGGATTATTTCGAGTGTGGATTTTACGTCGACCTTAAAGTCGGTGAGTGGGACAAGCCGTTTATTGTGAAGGACTAATCATGGAAAACCTTAAAGAACTGACGATCTACCAACTGGCTCAACTCATCCGCAAGGATTGGGGGGATAAAGTTCATCCTGCGGCTAAACCCTATCTGCAAGCGATGATTGAAATTATCAACATCGAAGACAAGTACGGTTGCGATAGTGCCAAGAGCATCGTCCTCTACTTCCTGAATAACGCGGGGACATGGCGTGGTGAGACAGCTAAAGCTGTCAAAGCCGAACTGAAACGCCGCTGCAAGTAACTGCAAAGCACCAAAAACAAAAGCCCCGTGAAGGGGCTTTTTGGTTGGTGGCAGAACCGAAGGTTAAGCGGTCTTGTTGAACCAGAACAGCGTAACCGACTTGCCCGTGAGGTTCGTCGTGGACTTGATGCTTCCTGTAGCCGTTCCGCCTGTGAGCGTACCAGCGCCCGTCACAGCAACGTTGGTAGCCGCTTCAGTCAGGGTGATCGCATTGCCAGCAGTTCCATCGACAACAGCCGTTACCGTAACGACACCTAGAGCCGACGTAGCCACAACACCCGCATCAACAGCAACCTTGGTGGTTTCGTAAGCATTGATTGCCGCAGCCGCAGCCGTAGCCATCGTGGTGTTGTTGCCAGCCGTGATCAGAACCTGCTTCGGGCCAGTAACCGCAGCCTTGAAGGTGTAAGTTACGCCATTGACAACGAACGTTTCATTAGCAACCGGGTTGCCAGAAATGGTGATCGTGCCGAAAGCCTTGGTGGATTGAATCGTCACGTTGGCCGTATCATCGGCCAGAGCGCCGCCAGCATCCGTAGAGACAACCGCCGAAATAACCGTGTCTTCAGTGCGAAGCGCAGCAACGTTCATCGCCGTACCAGCAGCCGCACCAGCGACAACGGAGATATTCAAGCCTTGGAGTTCTTGAAGAACCTTGGCAAGCGTTCCATCATTAACAACAGAACCCGCTACGCCGAAGTCCTTTCCTACTGTTTGGAGAGACATAATATTTTCCTTTGTTCAGTTGAAAAGAAAGGCCGCAAAGCTATACAGCAGAGCAGCCTATCCTTTTAGGCAGAAGCCGCTAGCTTAGGCCAGCATGCGGGTAGCGAAGTAGCGTGACTTGCCGGACGGTTGTGACAGGTCGGCCAGAACCGTTCCTTCAAGAGCGAAGGCGTTAACCTTGTCGCCAATCAAGTCAAGTTCCTTCAGCGGGTCGGTGCTGAACTTGAACACGTCGATAACAACAGGCTTGTTGGTGTCGGCGCTGTTCAGACCTTCGAAGCGCATCCAAATGGTTTGCATCGGTTCGGTCAGGGCTTCAACTTGGTTCTGAGTAGCAAAGGTGTAATTCACAACGCAATCTTCACCAGCCGTCACACCACCCGTGCCGCCTTCAAGCCACTTGATAGAACCAGCTTCCAGATTCACTTCGTAGTCATCGCCAGCCGTCAATGAAGCAGACGGAGTGACCGTCTTGACAGTAACCGCAGACACTTTGATGTGTTGCAGCGGCATGATGAAGCCCGGATAAGCCTTAACAGCTTCTGCTGTAACCGTTGAGCCAGTCACCGCAGCCGTCTTGCCACGAAGGGCTTGAGCGAGGTTCTTCGCGCTGAAGTTTTCGATGGTCATCATCAGGTTAGCTTTGATTTCCGTGGTCAAACGCAAGTCAATAGCACGTGCGCCTGTGGTCGTTTCCTTGTGCTCAACGGTCGACGTATTAACCGACAACTTGAGTTCGGAGACGTTACCGACTTCGATCAAGCCAGCAGGTTTCGCGTTTGCGCCGGATGTGTCGCGGGGGCCAATCATAACAACGCCTTGACCAGAGTAGTAATTCGATACTGTTTCCCATGCCATGTCAGATACTCCTGAAAAAAATTAATTACCTTGTGCTTCGGTAGGCTCGCTAGGAGCATCGGAAGCGATAGACGCTTTACCCCAAAAAGACTTCTTCTGGGGAGCCACGTAGTCGCTTGTTTCTTTGGCAGGAACGAGAGTAACCTCTTGGGTCACAGATGCTCCTACAACAGCGTCAGCGATGTCGCACGTTACCACCTTAAGATCAACCAACCAGTTATACTGATCTAGGTCTAACTCGATGATAGAACCTACAGGAAGTAGTTTCCCTGCGTGTTCATGCTCTTTTAAAAGTTTAGCTTTCATGGTATGCAATCCTAACAGAAGAAAACGCACCTAATATTTACGCTATAATTAAGCCAGCATAATAGGGGTGCTGAACCGAATGTAATAACCAAAAGCCCCATCAATATCTACAACAGGGGATTCAACAAGGAACTTCCAGAAGTGACCAGACGGGGATCGTGTCTTGAGTATCTTCCCACGAACGGTATCCACCAGTTTTATGGCTTCTGCTTTGTAATCCACATTACCGAAAGATGATCCCCCGACCAACACCAGCACAGCACAGTAGAAATCAGCCGACAAGCCCATAGCTGTTTTTCCGTCCATAGCGTCGGGCTTCGCCCTGATACCTTCGTAGATGATTCCCGCTGCGGGATAAGTGATCTTGGCTGTGCGCTTCAGCATATCCTCTTGCGTGTAGACGAAGAAGGTATTCTGAGTTAACGTAGCGACAGCTTGAATTTTGGTCTGCAAATCAAGAACGCAGTCTGTTGCCGTCGTCATTTTATGTACGCCTTAAATCGAATATCCATAAGACCTTGCAGAGCAACAAAATCGGAGTCGGAAACGCCCAAGAAGTCGCGCCTCTCCATACCCATCAAACCGAACTCATGCTGTGCTGCGTAGGGGACGTTGGTTCCGATTGACCGTGTATTCTCATCCACCCTAACTGTAGCCAGACTGCGGAACAGGTCGCCTGTGTCATATAGTGTGCCCCCCGGTATACCGCGTATCTTTCTACGCAGTGCGGCTTTTGACGGCACCCACTTCTCACCATCGGGGGATACCTGCTGTAAGAAACGGGTGAGATTGCCGTGAAGAATCATGGACGCGGCATCATCCAAAAGCAGTTCTGTGTCGATGGTGAGGTCTACTGCTAGAGGGGGGATAAGCGCCTCAAAGGATAGCATCAGACGCTCCTAATCGGCCTGAAGCACAGCCCTACATCACGCATGTAGGGTTCTAATAATTTCAAAGCGGTCTTCTTACCTTCCTCAAACGCGGGTGTTTGTTGATCCACTTTGTTGTAGGTCTGCTGCTGATTAACAAGAAACGGAACATACGATGTGAACGCTTCCTTTAGCCAGTCGGGCAACTCCGAACTAGAGATAAAACCAGAGTCGTAGGCTACCTTGTAGTATCCATTAGGGTTAACCGTACTTAGGTTGCCCCATTGATCCACACGGGGGGTAATGGACGTGCCTGTGTAATCCCTAGCACCATCCTTGTTGATATACACTACCCCACGTATGAAGTCGGTGTAAAACTCACCCTTGGATTCATCCAGTACATACGTCCCCACACCCGCCAGCAAGTCTTTGTAGGATGATGCCCCTGTAATCACCAAAGGCATAGCTTCCCTGATAAGCGCTCGTTTAAGCCGTAGCCTGTAGAATCCATTGGGCGCGTAGGGATTCAAGTCGGTGTCCAGATTGAAGTAGTCTGTACCTGACCGCTTCAGAAATTTGGTATCCAGCACTTCCTCAAAATACGTTTGCGCAGAGGATAGAACCGATTCGAGGGCAGAAATAACATCGGGGTGATCCATCAAGCTTAAACGCTTGCGGATTGCCTCAACATCTAATAAAAGTTTCATACTGCCCCCGAACGATCAAACTTAAATAGCGACTTTGGCGGGACGACCTACGCGACGGGTGGGTTCAGTTGCCGTATCCGTTTCACCTTGCTCTGCTGTGCTAGCGCTTGGCGTGGGATCATTGATGCTCTTGGCTACGGCTTCAATCGTGGGGACAGGACTCTCAGGAACCGACTCAGCGACTTCAACAGGAATATCCCCCGCCACTTTGGCGAAGTACGGTACTTCGTAATCATCTTTTGCTGCAATAAGCGTAGCTTCTTCAGCAGCGTCGGGAGAGTAAGCTGGCCCTTTGTGATAGATTTTGCCGCTAGCAGAAATAAAGGTTGATGCCCCAACGAGGGTGAGTGCGTATGCCATGTGTAGCTCCTATAAGTACGAACAAGTGTTCGGCTAGGTATAGTAGCGCAACAGGTAAGCTAAAGCAATTTTGCGTTAGGGGGTTGGTGAAATTACTTGCAACGCTTAGGCTTACGTTTTTTATTAGAAAACACCACTTCAGGGGATTCACCGTCTAAGATTTTAACTCTAACCGCTGTTAATGTTTGATTCGTTCTACGCGCAATTTCTGAAAGATTCAACATCTCAACACCGGATTCTGTGGGGAAAGGATAAAACTTAGGGACATCGGGGTTACGATGTGTCGGAGTGGTAACTATTTTCTCATCTGACCAACCCAAAGATTTACGGTGCCATAGCGTCTTCACAGGAATGTTTATTTCTTCTGCCCATTCAATCATGCATTGTGTTTTACCGTCGTAAGTAACTAAGACGTTGCTCTTACGATTACGCGCACGCTCCTTAGCGTTAGTATGGACTTTATCGCCCAAGGCTTTTTCTAGGGGCATTCCTGAGTGGTGTCGCCCAATTAGTGTCGACACGCCCATACCTTTTTCCCTAGCCCACTCAGCAACGTTCTTTGTTTCACCGTTATGCGTGAGCGCAATGCTGGTGCGCCTATTTTGGGCTTGCTGTTTCTTTGTCGCCCACTGACAGTTAGCCGGTTCGTAATTTCCGTTAACGTCAAGGCGCTCTAGGGAAGTTCCCACAGGCTTTATCCCCATATCTACAACGAAGTTATCCGCAGATTCTAGCCATCGCTCGCACACAATGATTCCACGACCACCGTAGCTAAGGTAATTTGCGCTGCTAGGAACCGTGCATCTGTCTCGCATGCTTCGCCAACTTCCAAAAGTGTAAACAATTTGCATAAAATCACCCGTGACTAGCATAGATCATCCTCTTTAAAAAAAACCTAGTCTAGTGTGCTACTGCCGTGTAGTCAATAGTTATTTTCATAATGCACGGACGAAAAAAAAAGCCAGAGAACTAACCCCGGCTTTCTTATAAGTACTTGTGCTACTTAGGTTTTATTACGAACCTATGTTCCTAACTATTGCAGCCGCATTTGTTTCTTCGATTTGAGCGTCTACTCTGGCGGTCAAAACGATGATAAAAACTCTGGCCCGAATATCTTTCGTATATTCGATGTTGATCTTACGCTGCACGCCGAAGATCAGGTTCAGCGGGTTGGTAAGAATAACACGGTTTTCAGGCATCAGCGGCACGGCTTGAACTGGCGAACCGTACATCATCAGCGGGTTGAAGCCTTGCAGAGTCGTGTCACCGAAAGGTGTGTTACGGCTTGCATAGGTGTCACGCAGTTCTGTTTCGTTGTTAACCGAAGCGAAGAAGTTCAGAGCGCCACGGTCACGCAGATACTTCGGCGGGAGCGACTTGAGAGCGTTCTTGAGCAGCGTCTTGCTGATTGTGGCACCGGCAGCATCGACAACGTGAGAATTGATGCGCTTGATATAGCCGTCAAGCAGACCAAGGTAGGCATCGGAGCCAGCCAGCGTCGTATCGCCAAGAAGGATGAGTTCTTCAAGGTCAAGAGCAGCGCGTTCTGCGATCAGTTGAACGATGGTGTCATGCAAACCACCAGCCGGGGATTGAAGCGGAACAGCGATGTTGCCGCCTTCGATGTTGTCTTCAAGAACGTCATACGGAAGGTGGATTTCCGCAATAACTTCTTTGGTGTTCAACGTAATCTGGGAAAGATCAGGCTTAACACGGTCACCATCGGCCAGCGCTGTAGCGGAAACAGCAGCACGCATGATGCGGGAGCCGAAACCGATCTTGTTGATCTTGCGCTGTGGGGAGTTCATGGTCACAACACGGCACACATTGAGAATGGTCGGTTGTTCGATCAGAACACGAATAAACTTGTCTGCTTGCTCAGGGAGAAGCATACCACCGTTGGAAGCCAGATCAGACAGGGCTAAATCGGCTTTGGCGATAAGGTCACGATTGCTAGGCATAAAAAACTCCTAATGATTAAAAAAATTACCGATTTGCCGGACGCTGACGCGCTGACAGGGCTGTTTTCCGCACAGTGCTTTGGAAAGCAGTATCAATGCAGCCACCGTAGCCTTCGGACGAACCATCCGACTTCTGCGTGGTATGCACTGCATCGTCACCAACATCGGATGTGATCATACGACCACGAACGGCGCTGTCAGCAGACTTTGCAACTTTTTCAGCCGCCACAACACGATCCGAAAGAACGTCTTGTGACTGCTTGAGAACTTCAACAGACTGAGCCACCGCAGAGATTTTTTCTGCGATTTCTTCGGACTGCTTGGTGATGTTTTGCTGCATGGTTTCTTGCAAGGAAGCAAGCATGGTTTCCATCTTGGAAACCAACGTAGCCATCGGGTCAGCATCGGCAGCAACTTGGTCGGCTGTCTTGTCGTCCGTGGATTTGTCTTCCTTGGTAACCTTGGCAGGAATTGGGTCGGTTTTACCCTTGTCGATTTCACCGTTGAATGGCGACGGGGCAGGCGTGCCTTTAGCTTCAACGCCGTCCTTACCGCCCGTGTCAATACCTGTGGTGGTTTTGTTCTTGTCCGGGCTTTGCACTTCACCTGTGGTAGAACCAGAAATGATCTTGTGGTCGGCAATGTTGGCTTCAAGTTCCTTGGCAAGTTCGGTCAAACGGGCAGGAACCCATGAGAACAGCTTGGTCAGGTAGCCGTTGTGATCTTTGGTAACCAGTTCCATCTTGGCAACCTTGTCTTGCGGGGTATCCTGCGAAGCGGAGATTTCGCTAATGGCGAGAGCCAGACCTTCTGTGGCGATGTCAGGCGAAGGGATGAAAGAATCTTCCTTCAGCAAGGATTCGTAGATCGTGCCGCCAACGAGGTCGTCGGTGTCCAGCTTGTCCACCAGAACGAGAAGCGAGTCACACATCTTGAGGACGGTGAATTCTTCTGGCATCGTGTCTTCTTGTTTGAAAACCACCGAACCATCGGCTTCTTCAAACTGCTTGGACACCATGAAGCCTGCGTTCTTGAGTCCGTCTTTGACAGCCTCGAAGTTCTCATCTTTCATGGTCACGAAACCAACGATAGTTGGTGCACTCACTTCAGCGGCTTTATCTTGCTTGAGAAGCTTGCTGATGTTGAGATTTGCGAGGTCAATCATATTCGACTCCTGTTTATCATGTTTAACAATGCGGAAAGGAATACGATTGGCACCGCGATTGACAAGCGAGATATAGTTGACTGTTGGGTCACCTAACTTCGTCACGTTCATCTTTATCTGTGGCACCGCACTCACTCCGATATTCGACAATAGCTGCATACTAGCAACAAATTTACTACCTAATAAAAATTGAAACTATTTTGAAATCAGGTAGCAGTAAGAAAAAAGCTTACTTCTTTCCCTTCTTATCCCCCGATGCATCCGGGTTTGCTACGTAGGGCGTTCCCTTGGTGCCCTTTTTGTCATCTGACGTGATAACCAGATGTTTCCCTATGGTAGCCACATGCACCTTAGCGCCTGTTTGTGGATGCTCATAAGTTTTTCCTGTGTAACCGTCAGCTTTCTTGCCCTTAAACCCCGAACTTACCAAATGGGAATCGGCTTGCTCTTTGACGTGTTCCTGATTCCACTCAGGATGAACCGTCATTGAAGCATGACGAACCCCCGTGGTTGAAGCATCGTGGTTGATTGAACACGGGTGTTGAAGGTGGTTGGATAAAGACCGAACCGCTTCTTGTGCCGTATAAATCTGTGGGCTAGGTTGGTTGATGGGAGCGAAGGTCGCTTGCGTTGTTCCGCCTTGTGGCGTAGCCGCGTTGTTAGCCTTATCCACACCCTTGAGCGCCAGAAAGAATTCTTTTTTTACTTCATCAAATGTATTCATTAGAATAGCCTCGTGGAAAGTCCGGTGTGATGTTGAAAGTGCGCTTCCAGTTGATCCGCGTGCATCCCATGAGCGACATGCTTTTCTTTGATGCTCTTTCCATGAACCCCAATCATGTGCACGTCGTAGGTGTCATCGGGCTTCAGGACGGTTTTGACATGCGTGATCCCCTTGGCACGGGGAATCTTGAAGGAAAGGTAGGGATGTCCTTCGGGAGTCTTGCTGGCAGTGAAATTACTTGCACCAGTCATCACCTTAAATCGGTTGCCCCCGTACTGCTTCATTATTGTGTTGGCAACCGCCACATGATCAACACCACCACCATTCGCAGCATATTCCGGGGGGACTCTCCGCTGATTTCCGTAGGATGTGGGGGGCTTGACTTTCTTCTCATCATCGGGAACCTCGTCATACGCTTCAGGAACTTTCTGATTAAAGTTCTCCGGTTGAAGCTGTGCCGAAGGATGCGTATAGGTGGGAGCTTGAATCTGTGAATGCGATGTTCTTTGTCCGGCACGTGCGGCACGTACTTTAGCCGAAGCTTCTCGGGCTTCTCTTGTCCACATCTTGCGGGTTAACATTCGTTCAAACATGGTAGTACCTTCAGTTAGTCCGATGTTCTATACTTTTCTGGTAACTGCTGTGGCGCGTCATCATCATAAAGAATCTTCGATGCGTGGTCGGCTTTAGCTGAAGCACGTATGGCCGCTTTGGTATTTATATCTGAAGGATGGTTTATAGCTCGCTTGTGCAACTTATATGCCGTATCGTGAAGCGGATAAGCATTTGCAGCGCGAGCGCCTATTTCTGTGCCGAAGCTGTGACCCTTTATTTTAAACAGTCTACTAGACTCTTCCATGTGCCTTATAGACTCGGCATAATGATCAATACTAGGCGTAGGCTTTGCATGCTTAACTCCATGCTTCATCCCTTTAACACCATGCTTTTGGACAAGGTAGGGGTCGGACTTTAGTATTTCTGCAAACATTGGTAACTCCTAAGTGTACCGACTAACAGCATCCACATGCCCTGTCTTATGGTTCAGGACAATATGAACCTTGTGCCCCGCTACAGGATTTGATGGAAGTTTATCGGATTTGGGATCACCTGTTAACGGAAGGTACAGCGTGTCCCCGTTGTCAGCTACGTCGGGAAGATACCCTTGCGTGAGCATGTGAGCATTCAACTTAACCGCTCTATCTGAATCGTTTTTCAATTCATTAGATTTGGCTAGCAAACCCTGAGCGACCTCATGGTTCTTTGCAATCGCCACTTTCTGCGCTTGGGGGTTCTTGCGCATGGCATCGAACGCCGCCCAATCCTTCTGCACCATAATTTTTGCAAACATAGTTATCTTTCAGAAGGATGAGTTGCTGAAACCAGACCGACGAACCGCTTGGCTTGCTCCTGTGGAGAAGCCCTTGTCGTTTGCCGACTTGTCACGGAATTCATTAGAACGGCGAGCATGAGTCGAGGCTTCGCTCATGTGTTCTTTGTACTGATTGCTTTCCTTGGCATAACCTTGTGCCGCGCTCTCGTGCGCTTGCTGTGCTTGTCTGTGCAGCTTCATCATGGCAGCATTATCTGAACGAGCAGTGTTGGCCGCATCGGAAGCCGACCACGCAGCTTTTGACGCGCTATCCCGATGCTGCTGATTCCACACTGTCCAATCTTTCTTCACCATCATTTTTGCAAACATATGAGGCTTTCGTTTCTTGGGGTTTATTTGGGATTGCTCAGGTTGCTTACGCCCAACGAACGGGGGATCAGACTCACCCCAACTGGCTTGAGTCCAATCTTCTTTGGCTAGGCGTTCTAATAAAACCATGATCAGCCACTGCTGCCCATTCGAGCTAGGCTATCCATAAAGTGAGCAAACCGTCCTTGCTTCTTAGGGGCTTGTGGCTTCGAATGAACCAACTCTTTCTCTCCGGGATAACTGTGGCGATTCTTATTGGCTTCGTCAATATGACTCTCGGCGCGTTCTTTTGTCGCATCAATAGCCACTTGGGGGGCATTGGGGGCGTGGTGTGCCGAAGGGTTCGGATTCTTGTTGTAGGTCTTGTGGTCAAACTGGTGATTGTCAAGACGTGTACTCTCACCGCCATAGGAGTGTTTGTTGGGTGTAGCAGCAAACCTGAAAGCCATACCCGGTTTTGGATTGGATGCAGGACGTAAATGCGCTCCCGTGTGTTCACCTGTCGGCGTCATCCCACGCTTGGCATCATTCCAAGCTGTCCAATCCTTGTAAATCAACTCAAGGTCTTCTTTCTTCACAAACCCTTTAGGCTGGTAGGCGGGGGTAGATTTAATCGCTGCATAAGTTGCGTCTTTGCTGTCCCCCGTAGCGCACATCGCCTTCTTGGGGTTTTCTTCCGAAGGCTCAATAAGCGCCTTTTGGTGTGCGGCTAGCGCTGTGCGATGAAGGTTTGCAGCGTTCTTATGAAGGTCGCCAGCGCTCTGTCCTTTGAATTCAAAAGAACCGCGATCGTGATACTTTAGCGCCGACTCATGCCCTTGCGCTAAGTGCTTGTGTTTATCGTTCCAGTCTTTCCAATCTTTATGTACAAGGCACGGATTGGAAATCATCACATCATCCTGAATCGCCTTGGCAATCCTTTCCAACGGTGAAAGTAATTGCAATTCGCGGGATTCTTTTTGAGCATTGAACCGCTCGTTAACGGTGTCTAGGATTGACATGGTTTCTTCTTTCTTTACGCCTTCAGGTGTGTGTGAATTACTCCAATAACCACCAAGCGTGCTTTTCGGACTACCTATCCCCACGAAATGCGTACCGTCACCGTGTTCCTTGTTCTTGGCTTTTTTCATCGAAGTGATGTGCTTTGAAGTTCCTTCAGCAATGATCTTCCCCGACTCACGATGCACTAGCTTGTACAGCTTGGACATGGGGATGCCTTTGTGTCGGCCAGAACCCACACCGCCTTTTAATATCGTTTCAAACATTGCGATTCCTTACGAAAGGTTCTTCAGCTTGTAGGATGCGTCGTTGATTTCGGTCTGAATCTCATCCGCCGCGTTCTGCAACTCCGTATCCCGTTGGGGGATGCACTGACGACAAGATGTGAAAAAGGAACTAAGACTGTCAATAAACGAAACAGGGTCGCCAGACTCCAAAGGGTGTGCTGCTGGGTAAACAGGAATAACCCCATACTTACCCATCCAGCTTTCTATTAGAGCGTCAGTCAAGTCAGGAAGGACTTTGTACAGCGCATCCAAAGCCAAGTGCTTGGCAAAGCTGTGGGTTGCCAGATGCAGCTTGTGCGTGATATTTCTGGCTTCCATCAATGTAGATGCGAGCAGGGGGAAAGAGCAAGGGTCGTTATCAGGATCAGCTTTAAGCACCAGCGTTTCTTCTTTGTTGATGATGTCGGAAGGCACGTTGAAACCCTCTACGAACGAGAAGCGATGACTGTGATTGCCGCAGCCCACACCGTCAGAATCCATGGTTACAGTACCCGCCCGAATATCGTGGTAGTGGCCTTTGATGATGTTCGTTCTGCCGCCCATGAACTTGCCTGCGTTATCAAACGTGACAAAAAATTCATGTTCGTGGTCTTCAGATTTTGTGGTTCGTCCATTGACTACCGGGGGAATGTCAATATCAAGCACGTGGGGGGTCTTGCTGACCAAGGCTTCAATGGACACGCCGTTGATTTCACCCTTTTTGATCTTGTCCCAAATGGCGTCGTTGTTGACGTGTATCGCTACAACCCACGAGCCGGGGATGAATGTATCGTCATTCTTTCTGGCAATGAAAGACTCAACAATCGACAGACCCTTGTAGCTGTTGTTGTCATGCTGCACGTCGATCTTGTCCAGCTTCTTGGTTCGCATGAAGTCATGTGCCATGCGCTCAATGGTCGGCGCATCCATGATGTCGCCGTCGCTGTCTGGGGAGTTGGGAGCATAAACTTCGACTTGAACAATCCGTTGCTCGTCGTTTATGGCTTTGAATACTGTGCTTTGATCGGACATGGGAACCCCGCAAAATAGAATTTTTACAAGGGTACTACAGAGGCAGCGTACCTAATAAAAAAGCCCCGTAGGGCTTCTTTCAATACGTGGCGTTAGCCCCTGTGGGGGGAGGGCTTCCCATTTCATTTCCACCAAACGCGGGGGGATTATTTCCCCACTGAGCATCAGAATTGAAATTGTTTGGCTGTCCTTGGGGTGAGTAGCCTGTATCGGGACTATCCCCGTAGCCACTTGGGTCACCGCCACCCATACCGTCGCTCATATCGCCCCCCATACCCAGTTGTTGCTGTTTGGTGGGGTCTTTATCCTCAGAATACTCCATTGACAAGCCTGTAATGGCGTTGAGCGTCTTCACAACTTCCTCACCACCCAATACAGGGGCGGCATACTGCATGGATTGTATTTGAATCTCGTCGTTGGTGAACACGGTTGGGTTGGACGTGAACTTGTACCGTTTAGCCCCCAACGCCTTCAAAATCTTCTTGTTGATGACTTCATCGAATTCAAAACGCTCAGGCTGGAACACCTGCGCCTCTGCGGATTTGAGGGCGCTGATAGACGTTGCCAAGTTGTAATCGTTACTGATTCCTATTAGAACGCCGGGGATACGGAACGATGTTCTGATGTGCTCTTTGGTCTGATCGTCGTACTTCTGGAACATGAAGTCTGTCACGCTTGAACCAAACCGCTCTGTTTTCACTTGAACTGACCCTGCGGAGTCCAAAGAACCTGAAGTAGACGTGACTTCGACAATAGCCGCCCTGTGTTTTTGGGATGCTTTACCTGACAGGAAGTGCTGAAGCTGTTCTTTCACACCACCGACCAGCGCACCGCCTTGGATGAACATGATTGCCGGGGGGATACCGCCTGAATCAAAGAATTCAAGGTTGTATTCTTCGGCTTTTCGTGAGCCAAGTACAGAAGGCAGGTTGTTTATCCAGCGAGGCAAACCATAGTGTGTTCTGAAGTCCTTGTTGACCGTGAAGTGAATAACCTCAGAGCCTAGCAAGGATTGATCTACGTTTTTATCATCAGGCTCAATCCACGCCGCTGTCTTTTTGTTAACTTGGCGAGATGATCCAAAATCACGGTAAAAGACAAGATTTGCCCCCACCTTGTAGCAGAAACGGCGCTCACGCATGGGTAGTGTTGCTGTGATTTCAGTGCCGCCGCGCATCACGGCGACATCCACATTCACGGGGGCGTCCAGCTTAACCAGACGCATCATGACGGATTCTAGGTGACGAAGGAAGACAACTTCGCCTTTGAGATTCCGAATGACTTCCATGTAAGCGTTTCCGGTCGCCTCTAAATCAACACGCAGCTTTCTGCGCAGTGTAACGAAGGACATGCCGGGGAAAGGCTCATCAAAGAAATGCTCAAGCATTTCCTTTTCTTTATCCACTTCGGGGGATGATTCTTCTGTTTCTTTAGGCCCAGCGCCCACAGCCGTTGCAGGATTAGACGGTACAGGAACGGTAGTTGAGGGGTTAGGTTGGGGTGTATTAGCAAAGGCGTCCTGCGGTATATCTGTGGGATTCTTTGCGAACTTTAGCACTTTAGCCACTGCTGTCCCCTCGGAAGCGGGTGCACTGTCCTTTAGGGGTTCAGGCTCTTTAACTTCTGTATCGCCTCCACCAACGTCCCCTGTTTCCTTGTCTTCTTCAGGCTCAAGTAAATCAAACGTGTGACCCGTACCGTCGATGTTGACTTCCATCGTCGTGATACATTGCTGAAGAATGTTGTTTCGGGTAACTAAGGACGCTAGAACAAGGGGATTGAAGGGTGGTTCAATGACTACGTTAGTATTTTTTTTATTAGAAATGTACAGACCCTGAAACTCATCTTCCATGATGAGAACATCAGAAGTCACTACCTGTGTGTCCTTCTTGGACGCTTTTCTAATAAAATGAATCTGTGGGCCGTCACCGTTGTCGTCTACAGATTTTGCGTATTTGATCATGTCTAGCCCCAAGGGATGCTGCAATTACTTGCATTCTACCTTTATTAGAGGCTCATAAACAAACTTTTGTTTGCACGACCGGCACTTCCACCGTGCGGGTGGATTAAGGTACTCCACCAGTTGAACTTGGTTTCGTGTTCCGCACCTTGGGCAGCTTGCACCGTAGGCACACAACCGTTTTCTTCTGTGCAGGTAGGCATGAACGGCATTAGCCGAAGCACTACCGCCATAAAGCAGTTCAAGCGTCATGGGTTTCCTTTGGGGGATGATACTCCCCTTTATCATCCACACAAAATAAAGTATCTGCTTCAGCCAGTGCACGCCAACGATCCCCCAAGTCACATGCGGCCATGAACTGCATGTGCTTACGATCTAATAGACCAATGTTCCGATTACTTTGTAAGGCTTCTAAAAACGTCTTTTTGTCCCTTGTGATAGTCGTCCCAATCATCACCGCCACAATTTCTTTCATGTCACACCTTTAGCTTTTTCCCTATTTCTTAGAGTGCTAGCACGCTTCCTCGCTTTTTGCTCTTCTGTAAGGGTCAATGATTTATTTTCATCCCTGCGTTTAGCGTAGTACGCTAAATGAGAAATCCTCAACTTTTCACGTGTTTCTTCTGAAACTGGTGGGCGTGCCGCCCTAGCCGCGTCAAGCTGCGCTTTTCGTTCGGCTGTGAACTCTAGTTTTTTATGTGACTCACTGATTTTAGCTTTCACAGACGGGCTATGTGCCTTCCCTAAGTTAGCAGCACGTAATTTGGCTTTTGTTTCGTCTGTAGTAACCCTCCCTTTTTGAGCTAAACTAATCTTAGCCCTGACTTCATCAGGCAACTTTTTACCCTTGTTTCTGGCGTGGCAATCTAATAAGTTCTTAAGAGAAACAGCGGAAAAACACTTACGTAGTTTATCCCTTGTGGCCTGAGAAACAGGCTTACGGTACTTTGCCGATTCCCTGAGTTTATTTCGTGTAGCGTCAGAGTGGATTAATCCGTAAGCACCCTCGCCGCCTTCCGTTAAATTTGTTAAAACCTTGCCGCTTACAGTTCGATACTCGGCAATAAGCTGCTTCTCTTTTTTACACGCATCTCCCCAACTCAAACCACTTTGCAATATGTTGACCATGTAGCCATGCTTTGCTACGGTACGGTGCCAATGCGGGTTTCTGGCGTAGACACTCCAAGGGCGACCACGCGCACCGATACCCACATAAAACACAACGTCATCTGTTATCCTACTGTGTGTGTATAACATAACATTGTCTTTTTTAGTTGTCATTTATTCCTACGATTTAGTAAGTTACCCCCTATTATAACTTAAGCTTGGTGAGCGCAGACCACGAGGGGCCAATTTCCACATCACAGGAAAACTTCACCTTCGGTTTCCAATGCACTTGTTCAAAGGGAAGATTCTCCATAATCTCTTTGTACCGCTTCGCGTAATACTCCACGTTGTCTTCGGGAAGATAAAACACCAACGCATCATGACACATCATCACCACCGGGGCTTTCTTTGTCAAGCCTTCACGATGCATAATTGATGTTGCCCACAAAGACATGTCAGACAAGCAGCCTTGCACGGGCGAGTTGACTGCTCTACGCAGTTCCTTGGACGCTACCTGCTTGTCTGAGCTATTCAACAACGGTAAATGCCTAATTCGACCTAGCGGGGAGTGCGTGTAGCCGTACTTCTTGGCGAAGTCCTTGTACCTATCGTGCCATGGGATAAGGTATTTATAAGTTTCGAAAAATAAATCACGGTTAATTGTAGCCTCTTCCAAGGTCATAACGTGCCTGTAGGCTATCTCTGCATAGTCCCTGTAACCCTCTGCGCCCATGCCGTAGCAGTTTGACACAAGAACACCCGAGCAAGTGAATCTTCGGCGGGGGCCAGCGTTCAGAATATCATATACCCTAACTCTTTCAGTTTTAAAGCCAAGGCTTCGTAATTCTTCTGCTTCTTTGCGATTACGTTCTTGCATCGCTCGATAATCTGTTCCCCTGACAACCCCGCGTACACCAGTTCTCTCGTCTTCTCCAAGCTGTAAGGGCTTTTCCATTCTTTCCACGGGGTCACGATCCCCATAAAAGTAAACGTAGGTGTCGTTATCCCCGTAGTCGGCGCATAACCAAGAGTCTCTAGGCGTTGTTGCAACACTCTCCAATTTTTGCACTTCTTGGCGATTGAATCCTTGGCTCGCTGAATTATCTGCCCTCCCGTTAAACCCGCTTTGGCAAACGCTTGTGTTCTTCGGGGATGGTAAGGACTTTTCCAATCCGCCCAAAACATCTTCACGCCTTGATACGTCAGGAAGACGTTGTGATCCAAATTGCGATGGTTCTCTGAACTTGAGACTAATCGAAGATTTTCTGGTGAGTAGTGTCCTTTGTTGTCTATCCTGTCGAACTCCAAACCCTTGTAACTCCCCACAGGGAATGTTTCCAACGCCCAACGAATAAAATGCTCTCGTGATTCGAACAAGCACTTTATTCCCTTCCCTTTGTAGTCTTTTGACTGCTTGTGTGTATCTCTGTTGCAACGCTGCACCATACAGTCGTAACGTGCCCCTAAAACTTGGGCGCGTTTGTCTCCGTGATACTTGTCCCTTCTTGCACATTTCCCACCAAGGGTATGCCCCAAGTATAAGTCCCTTGCTCGAACTTGATGAAAGGTTCCGCACAGAGAGCAATCCATTCGCACTATGTCCGAATAGAACCGTGGAGACTCCCCCTTTGCTAACGTCATCGTACCGAAGGATCGGCTTTCCAGAAACGCTTGCAGTTCTTGCAAGCTTGGCACCTTCTTTAGCGGCTTGCTGCAATTCGATTTTTCTTCCGTCTTCTGTCCAGACGTTATGGTTTGGTGTTGCGCTAACTCCGTCCCATTCAAAGACTTCGAACCACCCTTGATGAATAATACCGTCATGATTAACCCACTCCAATCCGTCCCACAGTTTATGGTGTGCTTCTACGTCTTGGATTTTAATATTGCCATTGCTAGTTAAGCAAACACTATTTGAAGGTAAAGCCAAGCCGAAGTTAGCTCCCTTTGCCGCCTGACGCTTATCCTCGTAAATCTTAGCTAGGGCGGGGTTTTCATTGTCTTTGTAGGACATGAACGTTTCAAAATCAATCTTGGCAAGACCCGCCCCCGTAACCGCATGCAAGTCAAGGTCGTTGGCATAGGCGTTCAACATCACAGGGTCACCGCTTAAATCTGCGGCTATGCGTAATTCCCCTTGCCCGTAGTCGATATTGCACACCACAAATCCGGGTGGGGCAATATACGCCCTGCGTAACGGCTTTGCCCACTTCGTCTTCTTGGGCACTGTATTGTGCACTACCATCCCGTTAGCAATGAATGAATGGCTACCCGCGATAGTTAAATCAAAAGTTTCTTCTGGTGTTATGGCTTCAATGCTTACGATGCAGTCTTTACTGAATCCCCCCACCAAGGCTTGACAGGCATGGTAAGGGCTACTGTCGGGTTCAACCCTCTCCGCAGCCTCGCGGCTAACGTAGCTGGTTTCATGTTCATCTGAACAGCCCACTCGATTAGGTGCTTTCTCTCCCCCATAAATTCGATGTAGACACTGGCCCTGCGATTCCGCGCCTGTTCCGAATCTGTCGCCCACCTGCAATTGTCTAAGCTGTAATTCCCATTCGTATCCAACCTGTCTAATGATTTCTTCTGTGGCTTCTCCCCCATGTCTTTCAGAAATATCTCGAATGACTCTTTCCAAGAAGAACAGACTATGATCCCTCTCCCCCCATAGTCCTTGTAGTCTTTGTCGTTCGGGTTGTAACATCTGGACAGCATGTGCTGCCATGACCAATAGGTAGATGATGTCTTCCCTCTGCGGTTGTGACCATGTGTTGTTAGCCTGTCCCGCCTGTAACAACCACAAGACATGCTCGGAGTCGTTACAGTCAGTGACCCCGCCCGAAGCTCCCGAATGGTTCCACATTCGCACTGGCAGACGTATCTCCGATGGCCGTCCAGAATCGTACCCAAGTCCTGCACGACTGTCCAACGCCCTATTTTCATCCCCGCCACCACGCGCTGCTTCTTCATAGTATCTCCACACCGAAGCCCCAACTTCTAGTTTGTCGGCTTTAACAAACCCAATATCAGTTAACCACGGGTGATTAGTTGTGCATTCAACAGTTGCCCCTGATTTAGTGGTAATCCGCAATAACGGTTGTACACCGTTACGATAAGCACCAATCACGGGCTTCCACTCACCAGTATGGGTTAGTACCGTAAATCCTTCCCCGCGCTCTACGCCCTGAACCACAGAGAGTATAGTGTGTTCTCCCTTTTCGGTCAAGACTGTAGTGCTACCTTCTAAACATTGAAGCGCCGGGTCTGTGATTGAGATGCGGCCTGTGTTGTGCGTTACCACGCCCCCCGACACATGCGAGTAGTTATCCGCCACTGAAACACCAAAGGTAGGCTCAGGCTCTTGGTCTTCAATGCAAACAACGGATGCTTCATAAAAATTATTGGGGTACGTCCATTGCGGGTCTTTATTCCACCGTTTGCCTGTTCTGGCGTCACGCACACTTTCCCTAGCCACACCAAGCATCTTGCCAAGAACACCGTCGCTTAATGTTGACGCACGAATTAGCTGCACAGACTCCCATGTTAGTTTTGCCTGTGATCCGCGTGTCTTATTAAGCCGCCCTTGCTGCGAAGCATCGTCACGATTGGTTTTCCCAGAACCCCAAGCTAGATTTCCAACCGTGTTATCCCAAGCAATGCCGTTCAAGTGCATAACTTCGGTATGTCCTTCGGGGTTTGGTATGAAGGCTAACGCCACTAATCTATGCAGAGAAAAATCTCTGCGGTCTTCTCCCCTGACCTGAGAACCGTTCCGCGCAAATTGAACTTTTAAATGCCCCCACTTACCCTTCTGATGCGCCTTTATAATCTTACCGCTGTAGTGTGACTTGACGCGCCCCCAACTAGACACTGAGTAGCCCCAATCAGGAACGGGCTTCCATACCTCAACGTCTGAATGGACAGTAACGGAGTCCCCGACTTTCAAATCTTCGGCATTAACCCACGCACCATTAGAAAGGTAGGGGTGGTTATTCGTCGTCCGTAGCGACAAACCGTTAGACAGAGTTACCTTTTTAATCGGCTTAATACCGTTGGGTATAAAATCAAAAACAGCTTTCGGTTCCCCTGTGTGAGAGATAACTAAGTCATTGATCTTTACGTCTTCAATAGGCAAGTAACCGCGATTGGTTAGTATTAGCTCACCAGAAGGAAAGCATACAGCACCAGCGTCACGCTCATCGCTTTCCAACGCACCCCGATACAATGAATACCCTGCATGAAAACGGTCGTCATACCGAAGATGCTTCATGAACCCCACAACGTAAGTGCTCAGGGTTTTTGAAATGTCCTTGTACTCTTTCACCACTTTGATGAAGGGTGCAGCAACAGGATTCTTCTCGAACTTCAAGAAGTGTTCCATCGCCGTTGATGGTTTGGGTAGTCCTGTCTTTTTGTCGGGCTTCGGGGTAAACATTACGGGCTTTAACTTCATGCCCAATTTTGAAAAGAAGAAGCACCCCAACATAGCCGCTCGGGACAAGTCCAAGTTGTCTCTGTACTTGGCTTTTATTCTCCCCGGCAGCATGGCTAGGGCACGTACAGCGTTGTTTTTTGTGTCAGCCTGTAGCTCACGCTTGAATTTATTATAATAAACCGTGTCGACCAGAACACCGACTTGCTCAACTTCTTCATACGCCCGTGCGGCAGGGTGCAGGATTTTTATGTAAAAGTTAGCCAACATGGGAAGGTCGTGCACATCACCCACCCCGTCTAAGGTTGCAGGGTAGCGGTAAGTAACTAGCTCGTGCCGCATCTTCTCCGCAGCTTCTAGGCAGACTGTCGTATCGTATCCGCAGTACGGAAGAAGAACATCAGGCGGAACGTCTTGGGGGCGTGCTATGTCGTAGTTCTGGTTTAGCTCTAGTTCATACCCCCCGTAGATCGTGTAAACGTGAGCGTGCGTTTTCAAACTATTAGAACGGTTTTCGTCCAGCAGACTCCCCACCAACAGGGTGTCCATCTTGAAGTTGGTGCAGTGAATCCCCCACTTCTCGTGCAGCCAGTTTAGATCGTACTTTAGGTTCGCCCCCTTCATCGAAACTTGGGGGTGAGTAAGGATGTAGTTGACTTGAAGCCAGATTAGTTCTTCACGGCACGTAGCCGCGCCCTTCGGGTTTCTGGGTTGAAAGTCTTGATCGAAATGGATGACGCGGGATGATTTGGTATCCAGCGAGATTTGAAAGGTGACAATCCATGTGGACTTGTCATACGCAACCAGACCCGTGGTTTCAAGGTCTATTGCTACGTCCACCATAGTCTTTTTTGACGCTACCAAGGCGTCTAGCTGCTCTATCACGCCCGTTAAGTCCTGCACCCACTGGAAATCCAAAGCGGGGGGCTTGACACTCCCTGTAAGCAGCTTTCTTACCGCAAGTTTTATGTCCCCGCACAAGTCAATCGACAGGGAGTAGTCAACTGACCTGATACTGAAGGAATACGAGACGAACAAAGACGCCCCCGATGGGAGCGCCTTTTCTACACCGCGCATTGAACCTATCGTTCGGTTCTTGGGGACGATGCCTTGCTTTTTTAGCTCATCTAGGGGGTGATTTCCTAATGCTATAACTACATCACCCACAGCCGACTCAGGAAGTTCCCCTTCCTTGAATCCGATGTTCCTACACGTTACACCCGTTCCCTTCAACAGAGGCGGCAACATCTTTGACTGGTTGGGGTCTATTCCCTTTGACCACAGTATAAGCTTTCCCATCCACAGCCTTCCATTGAACGTCTTTGGTGGTTTTTTTAAATACAGCTTTGGTGTAAGGCTTTAATAGTTTTCGTGCTATGCCGATGCTAACATCGTGTGCCGCTATCCGCAGCATCCTGACGCCCCCTTTACCCGCGTCAAGAATGCGCAAGTCTAGCAAACAATCCCCGTAAGAGGAAGACTTATCTTCCTTGGTACAACTCAGGTAGACGAACAGCCGCCCTTTAAGATGCACCAGCACCGCTGCACTCCCTTCTGCGACAAAGGAACCTTCTATTTTAGCGCGTACATGCAAGTCAGCGTCTTCACCCGCAGCACTGCTTAGAGGGAGTTTAAACAGCCGTCCACCAGTGAGCAAAGTGCTATTATCACGCGAATGCATGTCCACGGTAATCTGAAGAACATCAGCCAGCGAAGTTATTTCATCGTTGAATTCTTTTCTCATGCTAGCTCCGTGGCTACGCCATTGGACACACAGTACTCCCCCACAAAAACACCAAAATAGGTCACCGTAAAGAAGTACTCACGTGAGTAGGAAATTTCACGCAGCGTCCAAACCAAAGGCTCGCCACTAACCCCGAAGAAAACCCCCCGTGTTTCAAAGCCGTCCCCGATAGCAAGACCGCTGAAATCTTCCTTGGATATGTCCTTTACAAGCTTCACTTGGACACCTTGCTGTAGTCGGGGATGGGGGTAGTAAAGCGGATTCCAGACCCCACAATGAGTGCGCCAATAAAATTCTCAGGCGTGCACTGCTTGCAGTCAAAATGACCGCTGTAGTGCCCCGAATTCTTTTTCGAGAGTCCGTACCCAATCAGCTTATTCGCTACAGTATCGCTTATAGTGCCCTCAAGACGGATAGAAAGCGTGACGCCATGCTTCACGCGAACAGCCATCTTAACCTTGTCATTTGCAGCCACCAGCCGATAAACCGACGAAGGATCAGTCCCTTCCACACGTTGATACAGCACCGTCGCATCGCGGAGTTTAACCACAGGAAGACTGGCGTAGTTATCTTCCAGAGTTACTTCGGGGATAGTTGTCAGTTTTTCCTTCAGCAACTCACCTAAAGTTTTCGCACCTACACTGTCGGTAGTAATGTTTGTGTTGGGGTCGTAATGAATCTTTTTCGGCTTGCTGATGAATGAACTGGGGGAATCAGGGACGAGCACACCAAGGTTATCAATGCTACTGGCCGTATTCACAATCTCGGAAATGAACGTAGAAACGAAATTAGCAACGGCTAAATCTGCCGGTAGAAAAGATACCCCACCGTCTAGCGTACCCACCTTGATCGTGGCTTTTGGGTTCTTGACGGCATTGCCAACGCCAAGGGAACCGAACGAAAGTTCAAGTTTGTACTGACCCTTTTCAAGTCGGATGATGTCCGTGCCAACAGACAAGATAACACAAGAAAACTTAAGTATCTGTAATTGGTCGTTCGGCACGCCCAAACTCTTAAGAATTGAGTAGTCTGTTCCTTTGTTATACATAATCGCCATTTCGCACTCCGTTGCAGTTAATTTGTTAGAAGTATAGTCCGTTTTATTCAGTTTGTCAAGCACAGTGCTATCACTGACACCCTTAGAGTCGCCAGTAAACACCGACGACAGCAACCCGAATTTTTTCAGAACCCCCAAACGTTGCCTTTTACCTTGACCGGGGTTACGCTACATGTCTGTACGTACCCATCCGAGCCGTGACCCTTTGTTGACTTTGCAATAACAGAGTGCCCCTTCTGTAAACCTGACGAAGAAAAGTCTAGCTCCCTGTTCGCATAAAAACCCTTATCCACACCCAACGCGGAGTAATACTTATCTTCGTACTCACCGTACCGTGCCGCTATGGGGTAAGTTTTTGACGGGGCAACCTTGTCGATACCAAAGTGCTTGTTGAGCCAATCAATCTGCTTTTGACTCTCTACCGCTTTTTTGCAGTAGTTTGTTCGCACGTACTCAATGGCGTTTTTGTTGCCCGTCATGTGCATAACCAGAGCAGCCAGCACCGTACCCGTTCTTCCGTGTCCGCCAATGCACCCCAAGTGCACCTTCTTCCCTGATTTCAAGGCGTCTTCAAGATAGCCCAGCAGCTTCCTGAATTCAACGATGTTGTCAGGAACACCGCTGTCTACGATATGGAATTCGAAGGCGATACGACCAGACCACGGATAGATTTTGAACTGTTCCATGCTCCGCTCAAAGCCCACGTAAACATCGGCGTCTTTAACCACGGGGTCTAAACATGACCCACCGTAAATTTTGTAGTCACCTATTGCCAACGCGGGGTGGCTGTGTGCACACTTCGGGAGAGTTGATTTAGTCACGCGCACAGGTGCTTTCGTTTTGCTGGTGCTGAACGTAGCTTTGGCGTCATTGAAAGGTATGACTTTTCCTTTTGATGAGCCAGTACGACTCGCCAAAGCAAGGTCTTTTGCTTTCTTCCAAGAATCCCAATCCATCGGCTTGTTCATGCCGCACTCCGTTCAATCACAGAAGCATACGATTTGGGCGTGACATAAATTTGTTTCTTCGCATACGCCTTAGAATACGCCCCGTGTGCTGCTACCTGTTTAGCTTTTTCACTTGGATAATCACCCAAAGCGCCTAGCGCCTCTACCTTGAACCAATCAACATAAAGCGGGTCTGGGCAAGGCAAACAGGCATCAATAGCCGACAAAGCATCATGCAGAGCGTGCGTACAGTTACCAAGTTCACCGTTAGCTACGTACTCCCTAATCTGCCCCGAGCGCTGCACGTCAAGAATCTTCAGCAACTCTTTTGTGTAGTGGTCGTAGAGCATGCCCTTGTTGAACATCGGGCCGTTGTTGTGTGCAAGCGACCACGACAAGTCATTCATCAATTCCAGAGAAATTTCACCGAAAACGACTTTCCTCAGAACTTCAGCGATTTCAGCCCACGGCTTCCCACCAAAGTTGTTTGGGTTGCCCCACTTCTTGAACACGTCAACAATCCCCGCCACGTACTCGCCCAAAGACACACCGCTGAGCGTAGACGCGCAGCCATCTTTCATGTAATCCGCCGCTGTACTTGACGAGGCGTTACTTTTTAGCCCCTTGATGAACTCAGTGATCTTGTACTGCGGGTCAAGCTTAGCAATACAGTGTGAAGGGGCGTGCCTAGCTTCGCGTGTAATAATGGTAAGGATGTAGTAGAACAGGCGAGCAGAACTTTCAGACGCTTTTTTCAGATACAACCGAGCCAAGGCGTCCGCTTCTTCGGACAGATTTTCTTTTTTGTCGAATTGTGAACCCAGACGGCCAAAAGCGTCGTTGAGAAGATAGAAAAGAATCGCTTCTTCTTCAACACCGACTGACGTATTCGCCTTGAGGTATTTTGAGAGTTGCTGTGCCGTAGACACCAGTGGAGTCCCACTAACGTCTTGCTGCTTGAATAGCAACGCCTTTTTGTAATGCTCTAAATTCATAATCACTCCGTTGATTCAGTATTGCTTGAGGATACTACACTGCCATAAGTTTGTCAATAGAACAATGCAATTACTTTCGCCACTTCCAACGTCACCTTGGTTTTTAGGCTAGGGCTATAGTCCGTCACTAGCGCTTGTTGTTCTTTCGTTTCAATGGCGTGGCTCTTGTAGTTGTCTCGCACGTATTGAACGGCTTTTTCTTCGCCAAGCAGAGTCATCAGCGCACCAAAGAACAGGCCAGTCCGACCAATACCCCCCATGCACCCGACATACATCGGTTTTTTGCGTGCGATTGGGATAAGCGCTTGCCTGATCCCGCGATCCAAATCTTCTTTATCCGGCACAGAAAAATCTTCTGTGGGGATGTCGATATTGCAAGGATGATTAATCTCTTTTGCCATCTTCACGCCGAAAAAACCATCAGGCTTGACACGGTAAGGGCCACCCACAATCCTGCGGGGTGATCCACCAAAAGAGAAATCAAAATTTTGTACAGCAGACATTTATCGCCCTTTCGTCTTGCACTCTTGGCAAGGTATAGTGTTTCGTATTTCATTTGTCCCGTGGCACTTACGACAGTTCTTGTCTTTACCACAACAGTCACAATCGTCTATCACGAGAATCCGTTTTGTGTCATTGCAGAATGCACAACGCACATATTGTTTATGAGTATATACCTGTGGTTCTGGTTTGTCAAGCACTTCAACGTGCGGCTTGTGCCTAACTACACCCCGCAAGTACCCACGACCTTCTGTACGCACGTCTGTACGCCCATCAATCCGTTTTCTTCGCGGTGTGTGCGGAGTAACAACCGTTGGTGTGGTGGGTGCGGCCTCAACCGGCGAAGGCTTACTGGTACTGTAGCGTACTGTCAACTCGTTTGTCTCGATTGTTGTCGCGTAGGATGACGACAGAACGTGGGGCGCTGATAAGTATGTGGGCTTGTGTTCTGGTCTTCTCGTGGTCAGGAAGCCCAACGCCTACATAAACATCGGGGATGACCTCAATGTAATCCACCGCATCAAGCACGAACTCAGTGCCCCTCACAGACACCACCATCTCATCTTTACGAGGGGATATATACACGACAGTCAACGGAGTGTCCCCAAGGTAAATCACCCTACCCTCAGACACCCCCAAAGATAATCCTTTACCCATATTAACGCCCCATCAATCGTTTAGCTGTGTCCGTGGTGATCCAAGTGCTGCCGCCGACGATGCCGCGCTTGTAGTCGGTTATTTCAACAAGACCCTTGTATCTGAGAATAGTAAGTTGTGATGCCACATCCGAACTGGTCTGTGCAACTTCCGCGCTTTGGTTAACCAGTTCAGTAACATGCTTGGTGCTTGCGGGTTCAATGGCAAATAACGCGCCCAAGGCACACAAAAGTTTTGTTCCGCGTCTTGGTAGAGTGACTTCTTCTTCGATGTCAATATGGTCAGTCTGACTACCATCCGCATACTTCGATTGAACCAGTTTTAGAAAACCACAAAAGCATTTTAGAAAAACGCCCGTGTGGTCTTCGATATACCGCGCAGAAACGCTACAGCACTTAGGACACTCCATGTCAATCCCCCCGCAGAACTCCACGGGGTTAAATTGTACGAAGTTATTTGAATTGTAAATAGTCATGTTAATCAAGCACTCAGAAGGGACTTCAAAACAACGTCTTCAGAAGCAACCAACTTCTGATAAGAAACAACTGAAGGAACGCTATCCCCTGCAATCACTAGCTCCGTGAGGGGTTCGCCAGAAAAGCCTTTCAATTCAAGCACTTTACCCACGGCATCCTTTTTATTCGCCAAACCGTCGCCAAACTTCACGGTTCCTTTGGCGAAAAGCAAATCTTCGACAGAATTGACTTCTTCGATCAAAGAAAAACCAACATCCGTCAGCTTGCTTTTTAGCTTGTGGGTTACGCTAAAAAAGCCAAGATCAATCGCCACAGGCTTCGTCGGCTTAGCTTCAGCCAGACTGTCCAGCTTGCTTCTTGACACCTTTTTGTAGTCGAACAGTTCAAACAACTCAAACAGCGGCTTGTCATATTCAACAACCGATTCGACTGACGTAGCGATAGAAATGATCCCTTCAAAGTCGTTAGCAACATGCTTCAGATGGTCGGGGTTCTTATCAAACTCACGTGTGTCAAGATAGCCGTAAGTACCCGATGTAACCAGCGGCACGAAAGAAACTTCACCGTGTACCCACGCAGATAACGTACTCAGTTCGGTATTGCTATCAGCCGCAATTATCGGAACATCGCTACCAACCCAAATGTTGCCCGTATCACCCTCAATCGTGATCTTGGTTTCACCTTCCGCGATGTAAGCACCGTTCAACGCCCAATAGTCGCCCCCCGAAACAGTCTTTCCCTGAGTCAAGTCAAGGCAACCGACCACGCAAACCTTGTCCATCCCGCGAGCCACCACCGCAGCGTGTGAGGATGATCCCCCTGTTTGGGTAAGAATCCCCACAGCCGCATTCATCCCTGCGATGTCATCAGGAGTGGTTTCCTTGGACAGCAGAATAACACTTTTTGTCTTCGCCAGTTCAACAGCTTTTTCCGATGAGAACACCGCCACGCCCGTAGCAAAACCCGTTGACGCAGCCAGTCCTTTACCCGTAGGGGCAATAGAAAACGAAGGATCAATCACAGGGCGACTTGCCATGAGGTATTGATCATACGAAATACGCGAGAATGCCGTCTTACGATCAATCACGCCCTCAAACACCAAGTCAACCGCCACCTTAACCGCAGCTTTTGCCGTGCGCTTGGCATTACGAGTTTGCAGGATAAACAGTTCACCGTCTTGAATAGTGAATTCAATATCTTGCATGTCGGCAAACGACTTTTCAAGCTTGTCAGCCGTTAGAATCAACTGTGCGAAGCTGTCAGTATTCCATTCAAGCATCGACTCTATCGGCAAAGGTGTACGCACACCAGAAACCACGTCTTCGCCCTGAGCGTTAACAAGGTACTCACCAACCGCCTTATTTTCGCCTGTAGCGGGGTTACGAGAAAAGAGAACACCCGTAGCTGACTTGTCGTTCATGTTACCGAAAACCATTGCCTGAATAATACAAGCAGTCCCCAAGTCATGCGGAATCTTGTTCAGGTTACGATAGGTAATCGCACGGTCGGTATTCCACGAACCGTAAACCGCCTTGATTGCCCGACGCAATTGCATTTTGAACGTCTGTGGGAAGTCTGGCGTGATGCCAAGGAAAAGTTCGCAGATTACTTTAAGGGATTGAACCGACAGTTCGGCGTCCGTAGAAACTTTCTCTACTTCTTTAACGTCATCCAGAATCGCTTCGTACTTGCTGGAAGAAATATTGAACACCACCGAACCGAACATCTGAATCAGACGACGATACGAGTCCCAAGCCGCACGTTCACCGATGCGCTTTTCCCACGCTTTAATCGTGGTTGAAGTCAGGCCAACGTTTAGGATTGTTTCGCACATGCCGGGGCAGCTAACCTTAGCGCCCGAACGAACAGAGAAAAGTGGCAGATAGCCAAACTTCTTTTCGATTTCATCAATGTAAGTATAGGCTTGCAGGGCAAGTGCCGCAGTGGACTCCGTACCCGCGTTGATACCCGCACAAAGCGTAGTGGGGAGAATGATTGCCGGGGGGACATTGATCCCCAGACCAGCCATTTTCAAAAGGTTAAGCCCTTTACCCCCAAGAACGTCGATAGACGCTTCCGAAGGGGAACCAAAACCTACAGGGTAAAATTCAGCACTCATAAACACTCCGTTGTTTTGTTGCAAGTAATTTCAATAGCCCAAGTATAGCGCCCTGTTCTTGTTTTGTCAAGCTATATCAAGTGCATCGTGCACAGCTATCAGGAACCCCACAGAATCCACATCGGGGATCACGCCGTTTAGCAGTTCATCGCGTGTGCCCTCTAGCTCTTGGCGATCTATTTCTTCAAGGGGAGACTCCAATACAGACATCACCTTGCCTAGCAAGGATTCTACCTCACCTGCTTCCATATCTATCCTGTGTATGCCTGAAAAATTCAGCTAAGTATATGCCCATGCGTTGTTTTGTTCCACTGTTGTCATAGGTCGCGTCAACTTCAAACTCTTGTGTTTCGCTGGCATGGGATGATCCGGGAACGTCTTCTTCCTGCGGTCGGGTGACCCGTAGCAGTACACCATTGTTGTTACGTATCCAATTCGCTTCGTCGGGGAAACGCACGTCATCAAACACCACCGTCATGTGTTCTCTGACCTTCCCTACGGCAAGTTTTGCTCTACGTACCCAGAAATCTTGTCCGAAGTTTTGACGCATACATTCGGTTCCTAGCTTCTGTAGCATTTCCCGCCTTGTAATCCCCCAATAGGGATCAACTGCGCTTTTTCCTTGCGAGAAGTCTTCTGGCTTCAATCCAAAGAGGGAACACGCAGCCTCTTTCAACGGTGTGGCAAAGGATAGCTTGCACACGAAAAACTGGCGAACCAGTTCATCAGCCGCAGTCGTCTTTCCCGCCCCCATTGCCCCCGCAATACCAATAATTATCCGCTTTGCCATACTAGAAACCCCTCAGTGCACAATATTAGAAGCTTACTACGAAGAGACACTACATTTGTTAGTTGCTTGGCACGCGGGACAAGCCAATAGCTCTTTTCCGTCTTTTTTAAGATACTCCCACTCCACCCCTCTCGGCGGGAGTACAACAGGGTCGCTGTACGGGGATGTTTCTTCGCTCGTGGACTCAACAAAGCCGCATACTTCGCACACCCATACATTTGTTTGATACACCGACATGCTTTATTTCCTAGCGCTAGTGTAGGCTTTTGCCGATTCTTTCATCCTGTCAAAAGATTCCCCATCACGGCACACCACAAAACTGGAATACCGCTGTACGGCTTTCGTCATGCGAATGTTGCCTATGCCAATGTAAGTAGAATCAGACAGGATGATCAGCGAACTGGGTTGGGCTTCACCCAACTTGTGCGACTCTACACCATGCAGGACTGTGTTGGAGTACACCTTCACGCGCTTTCCGAAAGCCGCCTTGTCTTCTAATAATTTGATGAAGGCTGGTTCTTCCACCACGGACGAAATAACTTCAATACGAATGCGTGTAGACGCCACTAACTGATACACCGCACGCAGAGCATCCTGCCCTGTATAAACACGACACTCATCACCCTCGAACAAAGGCGTGTTGTTTTGCAAATCCAATGTGATTGGGTCTGCCTTAACCAGACTACTGAAGATCAGCAGCAATAGAAGCCATGTACGCATCATACCCCTCGTCTTTCTTAATTATGTTAGCCACAGTGCCTTCGCTCACACGGCACACCCTAGCAATCTCAGCTTGCTTCATTTCCGAACCGTAGTACCAACGATTGACGAAAAAGCACAGTTCTTCGCGTGTTCCATATCGCCCCGTTGTTTTTATCATAGCCCCACAAACCTCATGTTGCACAGGGAACTACAAAAAGCGTAGTTGCTGTCAAAGCGTGCTTCAGCTTCTTTCATTTTCTTACCGCACTCAGCGCACTTGACAACACCATCAAAAGGAACGTACTCACCCAAGCCCTTTGATGGAAACTGGTTTTTGGTGGGATCATAAATCTCACCGTTCGGCCTAACCGTCCACCAGTGCGGTTCGTTTGTATTCCAGATGGGGCAGAAGTAGTGCCCACGAACCAAAGTCAAAGAAGGATCAGCCACACACGCAGCATCGCAAAGCTGTTTGCACTTCCCACGATACTTAATGTAGTCCGATGCGGTTATTTCTGTATGTATTGACATAGTGATTACCCACGAGAGTAGGCTACGGCTGGCAGCGCTTCGTGAGTCCACGTACCCCAAAACAAATCCCCGCGCAGTATAAAATCAGGGGCGTCAAGATTATCACCACAAGCCACCGATGCGTAGTGGAAACCACGAAACACGGGGTTAAATTTTGCAGGGCTGGTTGGGTACGCCGTTGTTGTGTACGGTGTCATATTTATACCTATGTATAGTCGAATATAGTTACAACTTAGTATAACTGTGTATAGGCTATTATCACACGATACGCACAGTTTGTCAAGAGTTAGGCAAGTAAATCCACTCTCGCCCTGCGGCTAACCATAAATCCATAGACGCACTGTGAGGGTACTGCTCAGCAAAAACGATGCGCTTACACCCTGTCCCCAACAATGACTTAACGCAGCGAATACAAGGGGATGCAGTAACGTAAGCTGTGTATATTTTCCTTACGTTTTTACAATACAGCAAGGCGTTATCCTCTGCATGAAGGGCTTCACAGCCATCCAAGTTCGTACCTGAAGGGGCAAATGCCGCAGAACAGGCATGGGGATAAACCGCACCTATCTCGTGGCTAACTGTGTCGCAGTTAGGCAAACCCGCAGCTTTCCCATTGTACCCTGTCGACATGATTCTGTTATGCTTGGTTACGATGACACAACCCACCTTACGCCGCAGACAACTCCCCCGTGCAGCTACGTCTTTGGCAATCTGCATAAAATACTCATCCCACGAGGGTCTAGTTTCCATTTTTAATCCTTTTGTCTCGTTGAACAAACAACTCAGTGATCCCATCTATAGCCGCGTTGTAGTCATCAACCCACTTCGCTGAATCAACCTTCCTCCACGGCTTAGCCGCACGTTTAACAGCACACCACGCATAGCCCGCTGTCTTCGGCCACTTCTTCACCGCTTCGATATACAAGTCCAAGTCTTCTGCGGCTAAGTTCTCCGCATCAGCCCCCGGCACAAAAATATCGTTGCAATTAATTGCAGGATAGGCACCGTCGTCCCACGTTTCTTTTATGCTGTTGTAGCTGGTCAGGAAAATCTGATCTTCCACCAGCAACCAGAAAATCTTGCGTGCCGTTTCAAGTTCTGTGGTCAATACGTTCAACTCAGACATCTACTTTTCTCTCAAACGTGTTTAAAAGTTCGTGCTTCAAAATAGCCGCACCATCATCCAGCGTAGCCTCGTCAGCCATGGCGTATTCCTTCCATAGCATTGATAACTGCTCGCCCACTTCGTTAATCAAGTCAGATCGTTTCTTGGTGTAGGCACACATATTTAGCCGGGGCACTTCTAATACAAAATACGAATCATCATCAAAAGCGATGTTGCACATGAAAGGCGCTCTTGCTTTGAAGATTTCGTTCTTGTGCCTTATTACCCAAAAGAAGAACGGTGTTGTCGTATTACCCAAAACACTGCCCTATGGTCTGCTTGCCAATGACTATCTTCAAGTCTGTAGGTATGTTCCCGAACTGTGCAGATAGCTCCCCACATTTCAGTTGAGCGAAGCCGTTGACACCCCTTGGGTGGGCAATCACGTCCAAGTCGCTTTTACACCATCTAGGGTCTAGCTCGGAAGATAGCGACCAATACCGCAACCCGATGCTATTTTCCATCAAGCAGACTTTGCAAAGTTAACCTGAGCTATTTTATCGCCATACTCTATCACGCTGGTAAGTCCCCCCAACGTCCATAACCCAATGATAATCTCACCCGAACCCTGCACCACCACAACGGGTGTTGGGCTAGAAAGATTCTTGTACTTCAGGTTAGGAACGACGGTAACCAGTGCCAGAACACCCGACTCAACTATAAGACCGATGTTTGTTCTAAACCACTGCGTTGTAGACCCTATGGGGACGATATTCCCGTGGTTGAATTCACACCCGATGACACCCACCGCGTACAAAGGGAGAGGATTAATTACCCGCCCATCAGGGTAGAACGATTTAACCGTGGAATCATGATAAACAATGGTTGCCATGTGCACTCCGTGCAAGTAATTTCAACAGAACAGAAGTTTCCCACGATAAAGTTCGTCAGGGATTTGTTTTATGTGCCGTGCATAGCCCCTAAAAAAATTCTGCTGCAACTCGGCATTTTCCCAAAACGGAAGAAACTCCCGATAAGGGTTTTTGAAGTCGATATACACCTGCTGCTGAAGGTGGGGGCTATAGAGTAGTTGCAGGATCATGACAATCTGATCCCGCGTCAGATTATTGAGCGACCACATGGTTACTTGATACGACCTTCTGGCCCACCAATCTTGTGTATTGGCTTTGCTGCTCTGGACTGATCCCGCGTGCGGTAGAAATAGACTCGATCTTCTTTGCCCACACGAATATTGGTTTTCCATCCCGAAGGCGTCTTCTCAATACGTGCGGGGGGTTTCAGTTTGCCTGTGGGCTTGTTGATTACCTGCGGGTCAATCGGCGGGGGATCATCGGGGGACAAGTTCAAAGAGTCATATAGGGGTTTCATTACGGCATAAGGCAAATCTGTCATCACCACGCCGTATCTCGTCCTAGTGGTGACAACTACATCCCCATCAGAATAGATTTCAACCAGACCCGAAGGCACGTTGGCTTTTCCTACGATGCTTAATTTCATGATGCTTCCTATGATATTTACTATGGTTTGAGTATAACCAAGAACCTGAAAAACACAAAGCGCACTACGACGCTTTCAGAATCTTCGCAAAATCCATTTTGGTGATGTTGGCGTCTTTGGGGTCAAACTTACCGTTGTTTCCAACAGCAGACTTTATTTGTTCGGGATTAAAAGCAACTATCTCATCATACTTGGAGTCAGCAGTATTGCCGTGGATAAAGATTCCGTCAAAGCCCTTCTCAGCTAGATTAACCGACTCCAAATCATTCTGTTCTTCTGTGTTTTCGTTGTAGCGGTCAATATCAGCAGATGTTGCTATGTACGGCTTCTTTATACTAAGATACACAGGCATGACGTTAGCCCCGGAACCACCACCCCGCGTAAACCTGTCTGCAAACTCAGGGTTGTTAGAAAAGAAAAACCCCATCCAATGCGTTTTTGACCCGCCAGTTTTCTGTGGTGCCTTATAGCTAAACTCAGTGAAGTCAGAATTCGTTCCGTGATACATCACCCGTGGTTTCCCTTCTTTATCTACTACCTTACTCCTTTTGAACCACGCCTTGAATTCTTTTGTTTCTGTTTGCCCTGTATGGTCTATCCACTGATTGCCGTGGAAAGCATGACCGTCCTTATCCCCTTTCAGTAGCTGTGAAAAATCACGTTTTAAGGTACGCCCAACTAAACTAACTTTCCTGTCTGTGGGGATGGCGCGCCACTTTCCATCCCCCGCTTTATAATGAACGGCAGTTAATTGCACTTCTTTCCACTTCTTTGTATTGATGTAGGAATTACCCATCCCGAAGCTAGGTGGGTTGTCTTCTGAGTCCCAACCAACAGGCTGTTTTCCTTCCAAGACAACAGAAACAGAGAAAGAGACACGCTTCTGTCCGTCAGCAAAACGGCTCTCTACTTCTTTGCGGTTTTCCCCATCAATACCTTCCTCTGTATAAGCAAACTCTTTTGAATCATCTAAACCAGCACCGTCTTGGTGGGAGTACCAGTAGTTTCCTACGCGCTTGGTGTCGACCATACCTAAAACGTCTTCGGCTGTGGCCGTTCCGTCTTTTATCTTATGGTAAAGGCCGATGTTAGCTTCCACGTTAGCCTCTATGCCTCTGGATATGGTGTGTCCTGATTTACTCGCGTCAACAGGGCTTAAGTCAGACCACTGATTCCCACGGAAAGGATGGCCTACCTTATCACCCTTCTGTGTAGCACCGACTTGAGCCAGCGTCTTTGAAAACACCTTGGGGAAGCTAAACATCAAGTCCAATGCTTTTCTAACGGGGATCGACATGCGGTTGATGTTAACCTTACCGTCTGGATTCAATTCCAAGTTCCTAGCCCAACGGTTCGTACCGTCCAGAACATAATTATCCTTTGACACGGTTATCGGCTTACTCAAAGCTTCGGGGGTCAGTTGTTTCGCTTGTTCCACATTAAAGTGCTTCTGTGTGGGCTTCAAAGAAGAAAGGTGTACCTGTTCTGGTGTAATGGTGATACCTTTCTTCTTAGCGAATTCAGTGAACTCAGGAAAGTCTGAGGATTGAATCTGCGGCATGTCTTTTCGATCAATGCCAAGAGAATCTGAAAAATTACCCTTTTCATCCCACAGCGGTTTTTTATTAGAAAACGCCTTGTCTATGGCCGTAGCAATACGATGTGTATTATCTCCATCCTTCGCTGCTTCTGCTAATATGTCCTTTACAGGGACTTCTTTTATTAGTTTCGAAGTGAACCCCGCACCGTCGCTAGGGAAGCTGTAGCCTGTGCCGAAGAAATACTGATCCCGCCCGACTTGGGGGTTAGTTCCTTTTTCTTCTGGGTTTCCCTTGAAACCAATATGCTCGTACTCCCCTGTATCTTTGGTGAGCGTGACTTCATGGGAGTAAATCTTCTCGTCCTTGATTTCGCCTTCTTCTTTCCAGTTCAGTATATGGGCTTCGATCCCGAACGCATTGCCCCCGTTGACACCTTTCAGTTCGGGGGACGTTCCAACACGATAAACAATAAATTTGGTTCCTGCTTTAAGAACAGGATTTTTCTGTACGGCATCCCATCCTTCGGCACTGACGTTAGCCTTGGCAAAACGTCCACCCTTACTGGAACCTGCGGGTTCATGGTAAGGGTCGGATTTCATTATCCGTGAGAACGTCGTGCCCATGTTACCGAATGGGTTTGCGATTGACTTCGTGGGGAACTACTTTTTGATTGTGCCGCTTCCAGAACGGAATCTGTTCAGGGATGGATTCCCCTGTGGCCGGGTCAGCTTCATAGCAATACTGCCAGTGTCCTGATGCGAACGTGGCGATCAGGATGTTGACCTTTTCATCCACATCAAAGAAGCTCAAGCAGCCGTGATCTACCGTGGCAAGGTCAGCGTAAATCCATATCTGCTCACCTTTGGTGAACACGCTGTAGTAAATTTTATTCATGAAGTCTCCAATGAGTATTAGGCGTCGATTGACGCTATCGAATCATACCCCGTAAGGGTATCTCCTAATACTATCACGCTTTCATGGAGAACGGGCTAGGAACCCGCATGGACAAAGGACTTGGGGGTGTTTTCTGCTTTTTGCTCTTGGGGGATTTTACCTCGGGTGGTGTTAGGGAAAACTCATTATAACAGGGCACAGGAGCGGCCACATAGCCCCCACAGTCACGTTCTAGCACGGGAGACTTAGATACCCATGCGGGTTCATCAGCGCAGCCTACAAAGCCTTGTATGTTGCTTGGTCGTTTCTTTGAACAAGACGAGCATTTAACCATACACGCCAAGTTCTATAGCGATCTGCTCAGTCTTCATGCTTCTGACGATTTGATAGGCGGGGGCGGATGAGTATAGTCGAATACACGCATCCAATTCTTCTCTGAAGTTTTTTATTAGATCGTCGGGGATCGGTGTCCCCACACGAAGCCACTTACCCATCTTGCGGATTGCAAGTAATTTCAAATCGCCCCTCATGTCGTGGGCTAATCGCTCGAAAGCAGAGCACCAACTCTCCATTGCCGCCTCTACTTCTAGGTACTCACCTTCCCAATCAAGGAAGACGACATCAGCACCGACATGGAAAACAGCGTCGTCAAGAATCTGCCGATAGAAATACTCCATCGGAAAAACAAAAGCGCTAAGCCGCTTCTTTGAAACTGGCTTGTTCTGATCCTGAATCCGTGGCTTGTATTGCTTGCGGGGTTTTTTGTTTTTCGCCATCTTGATAATGTAAAAAGCCACGTAAAAGCGGGGCAAGGTACTTTGTCACCACATAGTAATCGTGGGTATTAGGCTTCTCAAACAAGTGGTGTGACCCTGTGCTGGTCATCACGCTTAACACCTTGAATTCACCCTTGCCCTCAATGAATCGTATTCCTTGGTGGGAAAGCCAGTCTTTAAAAGCAGGAAGGTCAGACTTCAGTAGCTTTGACATAAAACCCTCTTAACAGTGGATGATATGCCATTTTACCTGTTCTTGGCTTCCTGTTCACTACTGCCTTGGTTTGTTCTCGTTGAGAACGTCAGCTATCTTCTTGAAGGTTGCATCATCAAGATGGATAGCATACCCCATAAAATCTTCCAGATGTTCTGGGTTGCCGTAGCATGCCACGCCATCTTCATAGCGTGTAAACATCGCGTCCAGAAGGTCAAGCAGTTCTATTTCGAGCGGAGTGTAACTATACGGTGTGGTCAATCTTAGCTCCCAAAGGATTCACACCTTCCTCTGGATACTCATCAAGGTAGGCCACAAACCGATAGTGCTCAACTTCGCCGTCGTCGTTCGCCACACCCACTTCAGGGCATGGGATGATCGTCATTTCAGTTTCGAATTCATCGGTGTAATCAAGGTCTTTGACAACCAAGCCAACTGACTCAGCAAGGTCTTTAATTTCCTTTCCATTAAGGGTAATCATGACGTGCCACCCGAAGTATCAGGCAAGTCTCTCCCCGCTCTCGAAAACACGCCGCGTCGAAACTCTTGGCAGAGACTTTCAAGAGTGGCTGAATCCAACTCGGCTAAAGGGATGGATTCCTTTACAGAAAAGCCTTCCTGCTTAAGCCGTGGGCGTCCAACCGTGTACACGGACGTAGGAACATCAAAAGGTTGCAGTTCAACCTCAATAGAGATTTTCATTTATAGCTCCCCGTGGGCAGTGGTTACTGATTTCGTTATCCCTGCTTGCGTCAGTTCAACCACCCGCTGAGCAATGATTTCGTTGTGCGCCGATGCTTTCGCTGCGGCACGTATAACACCAGTAAAAGCCCCCCGATACTGTGACGCCAGCGTGTCTGAAATTTCTTTCCGCAGTGCTATGGAGATGTCATTTTCCAGCTTGGCATTGAATTCAGGTGATGCGAACACTTTAGCCAGACCAGCATCAATAACCTTGACAATCTTAGGTTCCGCCTTCTTGATAGCGGTTTCTACGACCGTCTTTATCTGCGCACCCGTACCATACCTGTCCTTGAGCATGGAAGTCAACGCCCCTTGTATCCCGTCTTCTATCCACCGCTTAATCTGATCATCTGTGATTGTGATTGCCATTATAGCTCCCCGTGTACGGCTAAGTTGATAATGCTGTTCTCGCCCATGCGATTGTATTCGATAGCGAACTGGAAAGCCTTTTCATCATAGGCTAACGTTTGCCCTGTTGACCTACGCAATTCATTTTCAGACACCATCCCCGCAATTTCAGCGTTGAGGCTTGCCGCCCGTGCATTGAGTATAGCGGCTCGTAGTTCTTCAGTTTGTATTGTCATTTTCTTCTTCCCACTTCAAACGCAGCACGCAAAACGGCGTGTGCTTCATCACCAAGGTCAGGGTCAGCGTCATCACCTTCTTCATGCCAGAATTCTTGGATCAAAGTTCTGTCGGGAAGACGCTTCCATACGCACTGGTCAGGAAAATCAATGTTCAAGCGCAAGGTTTTGATCAACTCGTAGCGATCCCCCAAGTTCTTCAGCGGATTCCATACATCCCCATTGATCAGCATCATACCGTCGACGGGGAACTTTTTGTTCTCCTGTACGTAGATATAATCCATGGCAATCGCAGCCGCTTCTAATAGTTCACGATCCGTCACTTGCAATCCTTTCTTATTGTGGGCATCAATGTCGGTATTGCTTGGTCTGCAAGGTGTATAAGGTACAAACTCGTAGCGTCTTCCAGCGTCATCAGCCGCTAGGCGTAGTGCATCTTCCGCGCTTATGATTTGCCAGTCCCCCCATGTATTCGGGCCATTCTCGTGACCATCAGGAAATCCAAGGTTGTAGACTCGCCACAACCATTGATCATACAGTGGCGTAGTTTCACGATCCGTCATCATCACTCCATAGTTTATGGACGTACACACGCAAGCCCCTACGTCTGGCACTATCAATCATCCCCTTGGTGCCTTTGCTGTCCCCATCCCACAATGCAATCAGGGCTTCAGCGTGCTTTGACATTTCATCATTCCTGATATGCCCTGCCCTTTTTCCATAGCGTTCCCAATTCGCAGGGAACTGCTCGCACGGAACACCGAACTCCATCGCCCATGCTTCGCCCATCTGATCCACACCACGGGCAGTTCCGCTGATGACTACCGTGGGCGTCCAGCCACATAGCTTCAACGCCCGTAGCAGTTCCCTCTTGTCGTAGCATCCACGGCTACCCGCGATGATTGTTCTCATGCCTTGTTTTCGAGTTGAGCCAGTTTTGAAATGGAATCCAGCCCCAGACGATGTGCTGTCATTTGGCTGTAGGACTCGACTTCTATTTTTGCGTCACTGGTCGCCTTTTCAAGAGCCACTTCAGCCGCCTTAACCGAATACTCAAGGTTCCCCGGCAGGTTTTTCACGTGGCAGTTAAGAGAAAACAACCGCTCTTTCAGCGCCTTTTTGGGGATCGTTCCTGATTCAACCAAAACATTGATTGCGGCCAGTTCTTCAGTGATCTTCTGGATTTGTTCCGCAGAAGAACGCCCAATTTCGTCACGGTGTAAATCCGCTTTGGATTGGATATGTTCAATGGCGGGGATAACCTCAAGACCAGCCTTCGGGGGAGCAGCGTACAGCAAGGTAATCGGTGTGCCTGATCCATTGCCTTGCGACGTAATGAACTGTGCAAATTGAGCGTGTGACATTTCAAACTCACACAAAATGTCTTTACCGAAAACCCAATCACGCCCTAAGTCACGCCGCAGTTCTGCACGCTGCACTTGAATTCGCATCGCCGCGTTATGCCCGATGTCTGATCCGAACAAGGTTGTACTGCCCCCTGTTGTTTGAGACAGCGTAACCAGACCGTAGGCCGGGTGAGAATACACATCCCCACTGTGCATCGAAGTGTCAGGCGTAATCTTAGGTTTTTCGTATTTTCGTGTCATGTGTATTCCTTAAATAGTATGGACGACCAGCTTAGATACACGGTTGTTATCGGAGTGTGGCTTGTACTCGCACATCTCCCCGTCCCAAAATTCGTTGGCGATAGCCGCTTCAGCGTCTTGTTCAAAGACGATAGACCCGCCCGTGCGATGACTGACCACCTTGATAAACTCAGGGAAACCGCCCGAAAGGAAATTACTTGCAAGCGTCAACACGCCTGTTTCCTTGTAGTAAGTACAATCCTTTAGACTGACTTGTTGCAGATGATCCATATAACCTCCGTGTTAGAAACTACATGCTACAACAATCAGAACGGTTTGTCAAGGCGTGCCACCCATTTTAGGCAAACAGCCGTGCACGATACGGGAAAGTAAATGTCGGGGTTCCTTCCGCACCTGTTGCGCTCCGTCAGGCTCACCCTGTCAGGGTCTGCTATGAAATACGTACAGTCAGAGCACTGTGGAGTTTTTTCCTTGTAGCCGTTCTTCACCTTCAAGTGTTCCAACACGTTCAAAGAGACACCTTCAAGACTTATTGACATAGCTTTCTCCAACCTTCAGGTAAAGTACAGTTCTTGGGGGATTTTTTGAACATCGGTGCGATTTGTTCGTCGGAATACCCGGCCACTCAGGCTAAAAATTTAACTTGTGCGGCCAGTTATTTGTTTTTATGAAGTCGTCCCTTGCAATAGCTGCTTCAAGTTCTGTATCAAACGTCCCGACGTAGTACGCTACACCACTACGCTTTATGGAAGCCTCCCACTTACTTCCTCTTAAAGATACACCTAAGTATTTTGAAGACGTGTTCGCTGCTTTTCTTTGGTTTGCGGCTTGAGTGTTCCAATCAGACCACTTGCAGTTATCAGGTTCGTAATTACCTTCTACATGTATTCTATCAATTGTTAGTTCATCTGTGTATCCCGCTTTAATCGCCCACTCTCTAAAAACAGCAAAATTGTCCCAAGTGTGCGCGTAAGTAATGCCCAACGCACCATAATTCTTATAGTCTGTTGCTTTTGTGTCGGTGCAGCGTCTTCGCATGTTTATCCACGTTTGATATAGCCTTGTTTTTTTACCCCCGTGTGTGGTTACTGCATCCCTGTTGGCGCAACCGCAGGATGTTGTTATTCCCGTCCTTAAGGACGACGCTCGCACTTTTGTTAAGTTTCCACAGACGCATAAGCACTCCCATTTAAGGTGCCTGTCTGTTTTAGCTGCCGGTGCTACTACCGTAAGCCTTCCGAATGTTTTTCCTATCATGCGTAGGTGCCCCAATAATTTTTAGAATCGCCTAAGTAGGTTCTCCAAAACTCGTCAAAAAAGCAGTTTTCTGATGCGCTAGAAAATAGGGGCGCTACCGCGCTATCACATAAATTTGCGAGTCCGCAGCCTACCCGCGTGACATTAAACTCAAGGTCGGGGTTAGCTTTGGCATACTCAACAAAGCCGTCCACGTACTGCTTGATAACGGTCAGGGGGAGCGTCCTCAGTCGTCCGTCTTTAGTGGGGATAGCATAGGCATTACCTGTTCTACCCACGCCAACGCCGTATACAGCCCCGTAGTTAAGCTTGGCGTAGAGTGCTGCACCCTTACCATGACGGCCATCAAAATTGCTCCCGAATACAAAGCACCTACTTGTCATTGCATTTAAACCTCTGTTTTGATGTATTTATTGGCGTCATAATGGAATCTTCTAGCGTCATACCTGTCCTACGACGTTCTTTTACTAAACCGTACCTGATCCCTTTTATACGGCACCACTCGCCAATTGAGTGTGTCTCATCACCCATCACTACACGGGCTGTGTGTGATTGATTCTGTGCTTGTTCTAGCTTAGTTGCCCACCTACAATTACTAGGCTCGTAGCCTTTAGCGTTGTCATTACGTTCAATCGTGTGCTTATGCGGTCGCTCTCCCATGTCTGCCAAGAAATTAGTGAACCCATCATCACCAGACCATCTATCGCACACTTTAACATGGGCGTACCGTGGGTTAACTATAACCCGTTGGTGCATCGCTTGCCATGAACGATAGGCACCTGATTGGGCACCACGAATAGCATTAGAATGCTTAGTGTTCTTGGCAGCAACAAGTTCAGACCTATAACAACCACACGATGTTATGTTTAAAAACCTAACCCAATTGACGGTAGCCTCAATCACAGTCCCGCAAGAGCATAGAAACACGGCTTGACGACGGTTTTTATACGAAGGTAGTTCATACTGGTACGTTAGCCTAGTGTTGGGAATCAAATCCCCCTTTTTATAGATAATGCGTGCTGGCATGTGCAAACTAATCCGTGTTTGGAAACCTAGCTACTATACACCCAAAGACAAATAAGAAGCAACGGCTAATTGCTCCCGAACACAAAAATTCTGTCTGACACCGAGTTTTCAATAGCACACGATAGCGCTTTAACGTCATCAGCGTCCATCAGTTTTTAAACTCCGGTTTTTCTGTAGGATTCTTGGCGTCTTTCCATAGCGTAACGTAGTTCGGTTGTAGTACAGAACCGTCATCCTTGAGCACGCAATTTGTTACGCTAAACGGCCACCATCTCTCGGCATTCCACATGCCCCACACATCTTTTCGGGCAATGGCTAAGGTAATGTCGCTATCGTAGTCTTTCAACCAAACCAGCCGACCACGCGACAGGAAGCACCACACACGTTTTATTAGATTCATAATCAGTCATACCCACTCGAATATTTGTCTTCGTCCCCAACATCGTCCCCGATAGGGTTAGGGAAGCCGTACTTCACTGCTGTAGCCTTGAACAATGGAAGACCGTACTGAGCGTAGTCCTCGAAGCCTTCAAGCCCTTCTTCGAGAATCCAGTTCCACATTTCAACGACTTCGTACATCAAGCCAGCACTGATCCCCCGCTTGTTGAGCGCCTTTTCAAAACCGAACTCAACGTCATCCTTCAACTGTGCAAGGACATTTTCCCGCGTGAAATCAAGTGCAACGTGCTTGCCGACGAATTCAGGTTTCAGTTCCAGACCGAACGAAGCCAGTTCAAACTCGGGGATGAACTGACACAGACGCGCCATGTCCCGACCACCCAGCGTTTCTGACTTGTACTGCAATCTGATTTGTTCAAGTGTTTTCATTCGTTTTATTCCTTCCCTGTTTCCCTTGATACGGTAACGTCCGCAAGCGTAGCATCACGCCAACTGGTGTAAGGCACATTAACTATGTCTTCCGTATAAACTTCTTCGACCTCAAGAATCAGTACGGTCTTCTTGAAAATGAAGCCTTCTTTACCCACGCGAAAGCGTGTGCG